GAAGTATATTCCTCTACCACTTATAGTCAATTCATTAGGGTTGGTAGTTCCTGTTTGGACTGCACCTTGGTTCATAATTGTATTACCTGTAGCTGGGAAGTTGTAAGGTAATACAATTAAATTAAATGAATATCCTGTTACAGGTTCAGGTGTTACTGAAGGTGTTGGCGTATTAGTTGGTGTTTGAGTTGGCGTATTAGTTGCGGTATTGGTTGGTGTTACTGTAGGTGTATTTGTTGCAGTATTGGTTGGTGTTACTGTAGGTGTATTTGTTATTGTATTAGTTGGTGTTTGAGTTGGCGTATTAGTTGCGGTATTGGTTGGTGTTTGAGTTGGCGTATTAGTTGCGGTATTGGTTGGCGTTGGTGTTGGAGTTTCTGTTGATGATGGTGTGTTTGTTGCAGTATTAGTTGGTGTTTGAGTTGGCGTATTAGTTGCGGTATTGGTTGGCGTTTGAGTTGGAGTGTTAGTTGCGGTATTGGTTGGTGTGTTTGTTGGTGTGTTTGTTGCTGTATTAGTTGGTGTGGAAGTAGGTGTGGAAGTTTGAGTTTGAGTTGGTGTTGGAGTAGGAGTTACATCCAAAAATCTTGTATACGTTGAGTTATAACTATCTAAAATATCAGATGATGACAATGCTTCACTATAAATTTTTACAATCGCTAAATCACCATCAATTAAGTTTCCTGATGATAGAGTTTCATCCCATCTTCTCATTAATCTGTTATTACCACCTGAAATTGGGTTTGCTGAGATGTTAATAGTTCCTCCTGATGCTTGACCATTAATGTATTGACGAAGTGATGTTCCATCATAAGTCCCAACGACTTGATACCAAACGTTTGTCTGAGGTACAAATCCTGTTGTATTATACCAAATGTTATCATAGAAACCTACGGAAAGATTATAATCGTTAGGTGAGTTATTGGTACCTATACTAAAATTAACTGCAGTACTTGAGTTATATTGGTTGGAAACAATCGAAGATACTTTTCCTGTTAAAGAACTTGTTAGTCTAAACCAAGCCTCAACTGTAAATTGACTTAAGTTACCTAAATCATTAAATGTTCCATATTCTAATGACACATCGTCAAACTGTAATACACCATCATAACTTGATGAATATGTTGGTGAATTTACTAATGTAGCGTTGTTACCATAACCACTTATATCATACCAAGTTGACCCTGTTCCTGAATATGAACTTGGATTACCTGAATCAAGACTTATAAGTAGAGTGCTCGCATAAGATGTCCAATATCCATTATTATTTAACCAAGTTTTCGCGTCATTACCATTTGTAAAGTTTTGTGGGTCATTGTCTTTGTTTGCGATATAATTTGCCAACTCAAGAAATGAACTTTCAGATTTAATTGGTGATTTGAAAAATCCAACATAACAAGGAATACTCAATGGGTTTGGATGATTTCCTGCGGGTACCGGATAAGCCACAGCATAATGTAAATCTAAGTCAGGTGTTGCCCAAAATGTATAACCATCAGGATATGCTCCGTAGTCTTGTGCAGTATCTGCAATTGATAAATCTCCGATTTGAGTAGTTCCAGGTATTGGTATACCTGAGTTATTGTAAGCTATTGGTATTATAGTTGGCATACTTGCGATTGTTTTTTATTAAATATTTTATACACTAATAATTGGTTGTGATACAATTTAATCTTGTCCCAATTAACTTACTTTAACATATCCGTAATCAACTATTTGTGGTGTACCACTGTTATTGGTTATACCAAATGTAAAGGTATTTGTATTTGAAACCGCTGGAGATGAGGTACTAATACTTCCCGCAGTTCCGACTATCTGACTTGGTATTGATGTTAAAACCAAAGCATTTCCATCAAGATAATACCAACCATACTGAACACCTATTACAGGTACATTATTGTTTGATAGTGTTACTGTTGCATTCCAATTAACAATACCGCTTGGAATATTTCCATTCACCCACATAACATATGATTGACCCTGAGGAACTGTAAAACTAACAGTATTTGTACCTGCAGATAAGGTCCAACTTCCTATTACGGGTGATATCGCATTTTGCGAATACCCGTTAAATAATGTTTCTTTGGTTACTTTAAATGATTCTGTGTTCCCACTATTGTTCATAACAAGAAAAGCACCATTTGTGTTTCCTGTGTATGTCGGTAAATTTGCTATTTGTACGTTTGCCATTTCTATAAATATTAGTTTTAATGTTGATATTCTATTCCACTACCATCTTGAGCGGTTAATATGTCACCACTTTGAATTAAAATAAAGAATGGTTCGGTTGGCGTTGGTGTTGGAGTTGGAGTTAAAGTATTAGTTGGTGTCACAGTTGGTGTGCTCGTTGTTGTTGGTGTTACTGTAGGGGTTGATGTATTAGTTGGTGTTGGGGTTATTTCCGCAAATCTTGGCGCTAAATAATTGTATTGTTGTGTTATTTCAGTAAGATTTAATTGTCTGTTATAGAAATACATGTTGGCAACATGACCCCAAGGTTGTACAACGATATCATTATTACCCCATCCCCAGTGTCTAGTTCCACCAGCACCCTCATTGATTGTACTTCCCACCTGTGAACCATTTATGTAGAATTTTTGAGATGAGTTAGTCCCGACTACGGCAAACTGAACCCAAACACCTGCCGAAGATGAAACATCATATCCTGAACTTACAAATCCTGTTGCCCAATATCCTAATGTGTTTGTTCCATTAGGTATAGTAATTGGTGTGATTTTAGGAGGACCCTTTGTATAAAGTACTGTTCTAAACCCAGCATTACTAGGTATCAATCTTGCCCAAGTAATATATGTGTATCCTGAATTTGGTAATAAAGGTCCTGTTAAGTTGTAATCAACTCTATTATTTCCTGTTGTACAATCAAAACATTTTATACCATTAAGAACTGTGTATGTTGCACCAATTAATGTGTGGTCATATCCACCTGTAATATCAAAAACAGTTGTTCCTGTTCCTGGATAACTTGAGCTTTCATATGCGTCAAGTTGAATAACCAAACCTGAAGTTACAATACTTGGTGTTGTAGATGGTGTTGGTGTGTTAGTATTTGTTGGAGTTAATGTAATGGTTGGTGTAGGAGTTGGTGTTCCTGTTTCAGTATTAGTTGGTGTTACTGTAGGTGTATTTGTTATTGTATTAGTTGGTGTTTGAGTTGGCGTATTAGTTGCGGTATTGGTTGGCGTTGGTGTTGGAGTTTCTGTTGATGATGGTGTGTTAGTTGCGGTATTGGTTGGTGTTTGAGTTGGCGTATTAGTTGCGGTATTAGTTGGTGTGTTTGTTGCTGTATTAGTTGGCGTGTTTGTTACGGTATTAGTTGGTGTTTGCGTTGGTGTGGAAGTAGGTGTGGAAGTTTGAGTTGGTGTTGGAGTAGGTGTTGATAACGGTAAAACATATGATGTCCAATAACCGTTACTATTTAACCAAGTTTTTGCGTCATCTGTCGTGGCAAATGTTTGAGGTGTACCATTTTCTCTTGAGATTACTTGTGATAATTGAATAAACGCTAAATCTGTAAAAACATCCGTTCTCCAAAAAGTAACGTCACCAAATGGGGGATTAATACCTGGTTCAGTTGGTTGGTCATTTGCAGGATTATCCGTAGCAATTACATAACCCAAATCTTCATCAGGTCCCATCCACCATCTTACACCACCATAGTTTTGTGAAAAATCTCTATCATTTTGAGCAATGGATAAATTACCAATTTGTTCTGTCCCTGATATTGTTGAGCCTGTATTATATGCAAAAGGTCTTGTAGTCGGCATACGTTTTTAAGTATAAATAGTCCTTGTGAATAATGTTGTTTGAGATTTTATTTGACCAAAACTTTAATTTTATGTATGTTTGAAAAAAATACTTCATACGATGGCTAGAATTAAAGATTTTAAAGAGAACGGACCTGATTGGTTAAATATGAGTTTGTTAGACTTCATAACAAATATGGATAACACCAAAACCAAAAAGTATGTCCCAATGATGATTAATGTTTTTGGGAAAATGATGACCAAAAATTACGGTAAAAATGAGATTAAAGAAATCCGAGAAGAGTTATTAATTGGAAGGAAAATTGTCAAACCTGAACAAATAAATAATTTATCTGATATTGCAGTCGTATTATATTGGAGATTTCTGGATTTATTTTCACACGCTGATGTAAGAATGGTTGTTGATTTTATGGAGCAATGTGAAAGATATAATCCAAAAGGATTGGACACCACACACATCACTGATATTGAGGAGCTCAATTCATATCTGTCATTACTTTCATTGAAAGATGAAAAAAAAGAGTTTGAGAAACAAATTGTTCGAGAATTTGAAAATGACACTTGGTTGGTAATTAGACCTTTAACTTGGGAGTCATCTTGTAAGTATGGAGCATCAACCAAATGGTGTACCGCAGCATCTTCAGAAGCTGAACATTTTTACAGATATGGTAAAAAAGGTTCATTACTTTATATTATCAATAAAAACACAGGATACAAAGTTGCTTGGTTTTATGATAAAGACGTTAGAGATAGAGGTGAGGTGATTTCATCATTTTGGAACTCAGCAGATAATAGAGTTGATTTTACCGACACTCAGTTAGATTTGGATATTTTTATGTGGATAAAAAGTAAGATTGATAACAATCAAATTATCACCAATTTAGAATCTAATTCTGAAGTCTTCAATGAAGGGTTTAATCGAATAGTAAAAATTGAGAAACAACCATATGAGGGAGAAATAATGGAGGAAGTACCAATGGTTAATGTGGATTTACGTGATATCCCTGAAATCTCAATGGAAAATATTCTTGAAAGAGTAAGGGGTTTGAGAAACACCGATGAAATGGTAATTCCCGACGCTGCCTGGAACAATGAAGCTTTACCTGAAGAAATTGAGTATGCTCCATATGAAGAACAGTAAAAACACGTTTTTTTAATAAAAAAAAAAGTTTTTTTGATTTTTACAAAATATGTATTATCTTTGTAAAGTCATTTAGGTCTCATAGTTAAACGGCTATAATGCAGCCCTGTCACGGCTGAGTTCGGGGTTCGATTCCCCGTGGGACCGCAACATAGCGGGGTGGACTGGAGAAGGTTCCAGCTCAGTCTCATAAGCTGAATCACGTGGGTTCGAATCCCACCCCCGCAACAAAGAACCTTGAAAAGGGCCCTTCCTGAAAGATTGGCACGCTGGGCCCGGGTTCTCTTTTCGGGCTGTTAGCTCAGTTGGCTAGAGCACCTGCCTTGCACGCAGGGGGTCGGGAGTTCGAGTCTCCCACGGTCCACAACTTATCTTAATTTGGCCCGGTCGTCTATCGGTCAGGACACGTCCCTTTCACGGACGAGAGCGGGGTTCGATTCCCCGTCGGGCTACAAATCATATCTTCAGGTACCCGTACAGCGGTGGAGAAGGGCTAAGTTAGATACAATTCCTCGGAGCTGGGAGTAGAATGCCTGTACGATGTGATTATTAAAAACTACAAATATGAAACACCGTATCTATCTTGATGATGTTAGAACTCCTGTGAGTCCGAATAATGAGTGGGTTAATGGAATCCCTGAATGGACTGTTGTTCGTTCTTATGATGAGTTTGTCCAAACAATTAACAAAATTGGTTTAGAAAACATCGAACTTATTTCTTTGGACCACGATTTAGGTGATAGTGCAATGAGTGAGTGGTTATATGGTGTAACAAAAAACTACGCAATCAATTACGACAATATCACTGAAAAAACTGGTATGGATTGTACAAAGTGGTTGGTTAACCAATGGTTGGACGGAAAACCTGTTGTTGATGTGGTTGTTCACTCGGCAAATGCTGTTGGTTCGGCAAATATGATGGGGTACATTAATAATTATAGACATCTAAACCGTCTCCCACAAAATTGTGTGAGAGTTCAATGGGAACATACAGTATGAAAAAAGAAGAATGGAACCCTGAAGATTGGCAAGGTAAAACAAAAGACCAAGTTGAATTTAGTCTAGCAATGGCTTTTTTGGGACTATTGGTGATTGGAATTGTTGCCGTATTTTTGGTATTAACACAACCATAATGAAACGTAACGACATTAGAAACGAAGGTCCTTGGGTGATTATTGACCCCAAGGACTATTCTATTTTACAAAAAGGTCTTTTTTGTGATTTAGTAGGCAAACAAAGTGGCCATCTTATGACAGAATCATTGTACCTTCAAATATTAGATGAAAGAGACCAATAATACTATTTAATAGTATGAAGTATATTATCACCGAAAGTCAGTACAACTTAATTAATGAAGCTTTAGGGGTTCCTGAATCTATTTTGGAAGCCGCCGAAGAAGTTTATGGAATGATTTTAAACGACTTAAAAAGTATTCGTCAAAAAAAAGATGAATACGAATTTTATGGTGACATTGATATAACATTAGGTTATAAACAAAAAATATATCTTGATAGTTATAAACTCATCGTTGAGGTTAACGAGATTGATGAATTCAAAGAGGACCCGAAAATCGCCTCTATGGGTATGTCACAAACTTTTAGATTTGATAGAGACATTAAGTTAAAAACTATTAAACCATCATCAAAAGCAACATTTACTTTAACTTATATTGTAAACTCTGAATGGGAACCGCAACAATTAGCCCAAGAGTTTGAATCTGATAGAGATGAATATATCGGGTCAATTGCTCACGAATTAAAACACAAATACGATAAACAAGTTAGTCGAAAGGGTTTAATTGGGCACGATGCTGAATATAATGCTATCGGTGATATGCCACCATTTAGGATTGATGTACTTGACGAAAAATTTATACACTTTTTATATTTTACTACCGTTGCTGAAAATTTGGTTAGACCTAGTGAAGTCGCATCTAACATAAGAACGAAAAATATTACAAAATCACAGTTTTTAGACTTTTTGAAAAAGGATAAGACATTCCAAAAATTACAGGAAATTAAAAATTTCACGTATGAAGATTTAGTCTCAGGGATTAAAGATAATATGGAAAGAGTTGATTTTTTTATATCTGAAATTATGGAAGAGGACCCTACCACAATGACTGATGATGAAAAAGTTGAAAAAGTTTTACGTTTATTCTTTATAAACTTATCAAATAGAAAACTTGAAAAGTTTAACAGATACGTAGATGGACCAATGGGTTCAGACCCTCTATTATCTATGTTAGCATCAATGCTTGGACAATCTTTAGGGGATTCTGAGGAACTTGATAAAATCAAAGAAAACTTTCAAAAATTTGTTCTTAGATTTGAAAACAACCCAATCAAATTTTTTAAATACGAAATCAAAAAGTTTAATATGATTGCCGATAAAATGATTAGAAAAATTGCCAAACTTTATGATATGGCGAAAGATGATGGACAAACAAACGAATCCATTATCAATTGGGAACTTCACCGTTTATTGATGGAGAAAAAATACGGACCATTCAAAATCCACAAAGAAATTATTTACAAGAAAAAATAGGAATTACTACAAGATTGTATTATCTTTGTTCTATGAAAGTAATATTCCTAGATAACGATGGTGTAATTTGTCTTGCAAACAATTGGGGTGGTAGGATGAAGAAACAAAAAAAATGGGGTGGTAGAAAAATGTCTATGACCAATAGAGAAATTCCTATTCAATATCGATTTGACGATTTTGATGATAAAGCAATTAAAGTCCTAAATTCTATTTTAGAAGAGACTGGTGCTGAAATAGTTGTATCTTCAGATTGGAGATTTCACGCCACGTTGGAGGAACTTGGTGAATACTACCTATCTCAAGGTATCCTAAAAGCTCCAATTGCAACAACACCAAGAACTGAAGATATCGCACCTGAAAAATGGAACATACTACGATTCCGTGCCGATTTAGAATTGGAACGTTCAATTGAAATCCAACATTATTTAGAAACTCATCCTGAAATTACTCATTGGGTGTCAATTGATGATTTGGATATGTCTGTAGATTTTTTATCAAATCATTTTACACATAAAGATGGTCTTGACGAAAAACCTGGTTTAACTAATTTCGTACATACACCACAACAATACGAGGGTATTAAACAATCAGGAGTAAAAGAGAAAGTTTTAAAATTCTTACAATAATGAAATACGTTTCTTACACTTTAGTTGCCTTGGCATATCTCGCACTTGTCGGATATGTTGTTTATTTAACACAAAGTCCTTGGTGGATTTTAATGTCTTTATTTGTCGGAGCATTACCAACAAATCAAAATGATAAGGAGGAAGAAGAATGAAAACAATTGCGTTTTTGATTGTTATCTCATTGGTTTCTGTGGGAAAAGAATATAACTCATATATGTGTAAAACAGATGAGGGTTTAAAAGGCGTTGTATACTCTAAAGGTGAATATAAAAAGGGTGATACAATTTGGTTAAACAATTCTAATTTTAAATAAAATGGCTAAATATAAATTATTGGTTAATGGTTTTGGTATGGAGGCATCTGCCCATAACCTAACTTCTGAAGAAGTTGAAATTATTCTTAATGCTAAAGAAGAAGGTAATCACGAAGAACTCAGTGAGATGTATTCAATGATACCTGACTTAATTGAGAATTATGACCACTATGATACTAACTGGTGGGTGGCATCTCGACCATATGTTAACGATAGACTTATGTTTGTTTTGATTGACGAAAATGGAAATGTTATATGGGAAAAAGGGTGGGAAGAACTCACAGACATATACGATTTACAAGACAAATATGGTGAAATACCAAATTTAGAAGAAGTTGGTCAGGTTATCGACGCATACCCTCACGAAGGTCACGAAAACATTCTTTGTTTGATTGAGGATGTTAAAGGGACAATTTGTAATTATCATATTGAGTCTGATGAGGTACCTAAATTTGAAGACTTTGGCTTTACTGCTCAGAGTTTAGAATCACCAATTTTTGATTATGAGGTTATGGATAAAATGTTTTACAAGAACCAAGAACTTGAAAAAGACTTTGAGGATGAATGGTTTACTGGTAAATCATTAGAAATTCATCTATTTACTCTTGACGATTTGGAGTCAGGTGTTTATGATGATGAAGAGTAATCTTTGGTGGGTTACCCAAGTTGGTGAAGGGGTCAGTTTGCTAAACTGATAGGTCGGGTAACCGGCGCGAGGGTTCGAGCCCCTCACCCACCGCATAAAAAAAGGGACCTAAGTCCCTTTTTTTTATTTCATTAATTTTTTCATTATTTCCATTTCTTCTTTAAGACTTTTACCTCTGGTTTTTGCACCTGATTTAGTTGATGCGTATCCTATTCTTTTTAAATAATCCATTTTTGGTTTAGAATCTTTACTACGTGTTGTTGCAAGACCACCCTGATGTACTTTAACAGGTTTGCCTGTTTCTGAGTCTATAGCGTATCTACTGGTTAAAGGGTTTAAATTTTGAAATAGGTTATAAAAAGAGTCTGCAAACGTTTCACCTGTACTTCCAGAATCATCTTGAAATATTTTTAATCCTTTTGATTTTACAGAATCTGTAGGTTTTTCATCGTCTATTTCTTCAGGCTCAGTTTTAGGTGAGCTAATAATGTCTTTATTAATTTTGTCACCTTTATAGTTAAAATAACTTAAATAAACAGTATCTGAGGATTCACCTAATTTATCGCCAACGTATACATTTTCACCTGTAGATTTATAAGTTTTTTCTAAATTACAGTATTCTACATAGTATGTACTATTATTCATCCTAAACCTGATTACTAATGAATCATCACAGTTTTTCTTTATAAGTGTGTTAGGAACTATTTTTCCCTGATGTTTAGATTTAACCAAACCTACACCAGAAACTCTTTCACTATCATCAAACTGCTCTTTTATACCTGCATTTACCGATGCTCTATTAAGAGTAGATTTAAGTGTGTCAGCCATTTTAAATATTGCTTCAAAATCACCAGTTTTTTTCTCCTGATTGGAAACACCCTGTGCAATTTTTTTCAATTCTTCCTCTCTTTCAGGTGTAATTTCAAAATTATCGTCACTTTCTTTAGATGATTCGCCAGTTGTGTTTGAAACGTGTACGTGATTAAAATGATTACCACCTGAATTAGTTTGCCAAAAAACTGCCTTTGGGTTTTGGGGTCCTTCAGCATTTCTCGTATAACCCATACTTTCAAGAGCGGCGACTAATTTATCTCCACCTGATTTAAATTTAGGGTTACCATTAGTTGCATTAGTCGCTCCACCTGAACCAACACCATCAATCATCGCAATATCGACGGCTTGATTAGTATTATGTCTACTTAAGGTGCCGGATTTAGTTCTCATATTGTGACCTGAATTAGCAGTTGTGATAGTTACTTTTACACCAGCCTTTTTAGCTGCTCTACTAATATCTTTAAGAAGCGCACGATTTATTTTATCAGACTTTGTTGAATCATTATCTGTTGTGATGTTATCAAATCCAACTGAAGAAACAGTAACAAAGTCTTCATTAATTTTCATTAATGATTTCATTGAATTTATTTCTTCTCTTAAAACTCGTTTCATATTGTTATAAATAGTTTAAAGCATAAAAAAAGGGACACGAGGTCCCTTTTAAGTCCGTGTTACCTCTGTAATTACTTAGCAGGTGCAACTTCAACTTCAGGAGTAACTGTTGAATCAACTACAGTGCTGTCAACAACAACTTCAGTTGTGTCAACTGAAGATGGTTCAACGGCAGGAGTCGCCTCGTTACCACAAGAAGCCAAAAGAACTAAAGAAAACAATAAAAATACTACTTTTTTCATTTTGGTTTTTAAATTTGGTTTACTCTGTGTTTTAATTCAGATTGAGCGAGAGACGAGATTCGAACTCGCGACCCCAACCTTGGCAAGGTTGTGCTCTACCAACTGAGCTACTCTCGCTTGTGTGGTGGAAGGGACCTCCATCACAAGACTTATGGTTTCGAGTTCTTTAAAGACAATCTCTGAATGTCATCCGCCAGCGTGTCCTTCACCATAAAGCCGGATTCCCTTATGGAGCGGGAGACGAGACTCGAACTCGCGACTTTCAGCTTGGAAGGCTGAAGCTCTACCAACTGAGCTACTCCCGCTTTTTTATCTAAAGTGAATTACATCACCGTGGACATTATCCCATTCACATTTCCACGGATTATCTTTATTTTCATCTTTAGATATATCTTTACGACCTTTTAGTTTACCCTCAGCAACAATACGAAAATCGTTTTCAGTGGTTTTCACCTTTTTATCAGTTGTTTTTGGATTCTTGTTTGTCATAATGATTTTTTTTTTGAGCCTCCAGACGGACTCGAACCGCCAACCCCCTGATTACAAGTCAGGTGCTCTACCGATTAAAGCTATAGAGGCTTGTGTTACAGAAATATAACAAAGATAATTATTCTGTCAAATGATTTTCTTCGAATTCCAAATCAATTAAATCGATTTCATTATTCTTCCATTTTTTCCATATTTCAAAGTCACGTAGCTTATCCAAAGCTTCTTCTGATACAAGAACAAAACCTTCGGGATTTACCCCTTGGTATCGTTTCTTTCGGATTTCTTTTGAATCTAAATACAAGTCTGTCATTTTGTACACCCGACAGGATTCGAACCTGTGACCCACTGCTTAGAAGGCAGTTGCTCTATCCATCTGAGCTACGGGTGCATATTGTTTTTAACTCTACAAATATACGACTGATTTTCTTATTTCCAAAACAATTGAATGCAAATTATTAAGAAACATAAAAAAAGTAATACACCTGTTTTTAATGATAAGGGTTCTTTAAGGTAAACCCAAGCCATAATAGTAAATACTATTACTCCAAGAGTAAAACCTAAAATTCGATTTGGCCAAGTTTGACCGTCACACAGTGCAACCATCTTACGAGACCCTAATATAACCAAATATCCAAGTGGTAGTCCAAAGAGTGCCATAAGAAATGGGTGGTCTTTAATCCATTTGTTCCAAAGATGACCTTGGAGTTGGTAGAATACGAATATTTGAGAAATTAAATAAACAAAGAATATAAAGATAGCGTCTTGTAGTTTCGTCATAGAGTTGTTTGAGTTTTTGGTTTCACCCATTTTTGTTTGTAATCAATTGTGGATGATGCGTATCGTGCGTAACCATTAACTTGTGGATAACCTGTATTGTAATATCCAAGAGCCAAATCCCATCGCCCATACATACCGTGTAATTTTTTGAGCATCTTACAAGAAATGTCGATATTAAGTTTCAGATTATTTTTTAATTCGGTCTCTTTAACTCGTCTACCCGCATATGAATGCGAGTATCTTGTAATGATTTGCATCGGTCCCACTGCTCCGGCATAAGACCTTTGATGTGGGTTGTAGTTGACGTGAAAAGGACCACAATAACGTGTCTCCAAATAAGCGACATTGTATAAGATATGTTTGGGGATACCGTATTCTTCGGACTTGTCCTCAAGTAGATTATACATATACAATGACGTTGGCAAAGTGGACTCATACCCCATTTCTTCAATACCATTAGGTTGATAAACGAATTTATTCTTGGCTAATTGGTATCCTACTGTTAACACCATAATGGTGATTAGGAGATAAACTGTTGTAATGGTCCTTTTTACTGTCATAACATTTTTTTTAAACAAAGATTAAATACCCCACCGCAATACCTGCTAACAGGTGGAGAATTCGGTTATACCAAACACTCATCATTTCTCTACAGGTTTTGGTGTTTGGTGTTGTCCCCACATATTTCGTGCTTTGATATCAAAGAACTTGGTCACCAATTCAGCGTCCAATACAATGTAGGTACCTCTACGATTTTCAATAATGATGCCATTATTGTTTTCGTCGATTGCCAACGTGTGGTCAATTGCCTTATAAATTTTAGGTTTACCAATCTTGTTGAAATCACGTAATGCGTTGTAATAGTATCCAATGGTAAAGCATCCCACCATACCCAGGATAATGAAAAAGTAGTTAACAACGATTCTAAGACCACTTTTCACTTTTGTCCAAAATTCTTTTAATAGTTCCATAGTTCAAAGTTAAAGATTTAAAATGGATTTGTCAAACAAAAAAAAAATCTTGGGATGATGTCCCAAGATTTCTTAGCGGAGGCTCAGGGATTCGAACCCCGGTTACAGTTTCCCGTAAAGCAGTTTTCAAGACTGCCGCATTCGACCGCTCTGCCAAACCTCCGATTATGATTACTAATATAATTATACTTCACCATTCATCAATAGTTCTCTTTCTAAATAATCACAAAAATAATTTACACAAGTTTCAGGTCTAATGTCATACACCATACAACTTCTTAAGTGTCTATTATAGTTGATACAATATTTGTTTTCTGTTGAGAAATCTACTTTAAATGCTGGATAACTACGGAAATCTTGCCAAACAGGTCTATCAGGAAATACCTTAGACCCCGTTTCATAGTTATAAAAAACCTCATCAAACTTTACTTCACGACCAAGTTTTTTAGAAAGGTTTTTTAGAAATGTTTGATAGTCTTCTATTGGACCCATAATGTAGTTCCTATCTTCCAAAGAACAACAACTGGCGTGATGGTCATCTCGACCCCAACATTTAAAACTACAAACTTGACAATGATTACCCACAGGTAAAATATAAAAAAAAGAGATATGGGAGTCAACTAAAACTCCCACATCTAACTTGGTGGAGGTGGGGGGAGTCGAACCCCCGTCTTGCTCGCCCTAACCATTAGGGACTACACGTTTAGGTCAAGGTTTTTCATACCTTCCGAAATATCTGAGTTCTCACACCGCTCAGCGACGGTGACAGTTCTTACGGGGAACCATACCCGTTTTGTTCCTTTTTGGATAGAAACCACACCTTAAAGGACTTCTGTTGCTAGGTTAATGTCCATCGACCCCGTGTTGTGTATACCTCTTAGGCTACAGCAACTTTTTCTTCTCTCATAAGACCGAGAGCAGAAAGTTTAGCAAAAGTATTGCCAGTTAAAAATCGCCTCCGTAGATTATAGTGATAGGAAACTTCTCACTACGTGCCCCCGATGCCCAGCAACGCCAATCAATACCAAGGCACCCCCATATTTCAAAGAACAATACAAATATAAGTATTTATTAGTATATGCCAAAGTTTGACAAGAAAATATTTGAATCTTTTAACGATACAATCGTTCTATATTACAATATGGAAGCACTATGTAATAACTTCCAAGATAACACAAATTGGTGTCAGAACGATGAAACTGTAGAAGATTTGGAAAAATCTTTTTCCCTTGGAGGTGCTTATGTTATCAATGAAAGTGGGAAGTATTATTTATTAACTCGTACTGAGAGTGACTACAAAATTGTTGATTCTAAATCTTCAGAGGTTAATTTGAAAAATTTCACAACAAATGGTACATTGGAAGACTTTATTGAGACTCTTACAAAACCAGGTCCATTCTTCCCAATTGCGTTAAGAAAATACATCTATGGTAGAGTCGATGCTGATTATTTAGATAGATTTCCAAAAGTTTCTGAAGTAATAGAAAGAGGTAGTAGAAAGGGTGAAACAAAAATTGTCTTCAAATTAAGCGAGAATGATTATGAAAATATGTTTAACTTGGTTGAGGATGACATTTATATTATTAATGCTGTTACATCAAGTTATGGTGGTTATGATGGTTTTCAGTTTGTTGATGAATGGAGTACACGAGAAAATTTTTCAGAGGGATATTGGTATCAAAGTCAATATAATGATGAAAACAAAGAAAAAATGAAGAAAATATTTTCTTTGTTGCATCCTGATTGGAATGAGGAAGATATCAGTATTGATAACTCTAGTAACGAAGAAGTTTTGGCAAAACTGTATAGAGACTTCAATAAACTTGTTCCGGGTATTTTGGGTGATATGATGGATAGTGCCAATTATTATGCCAATGAGGAAGTAAGAGATGGTGTTAGAGAAAGTGTTTATAAAGAGTTAAACAATGTTTTCTCAAAAAATGGTTTTAGTTGGGACTCGAGAGATAACGAATTAACCGCAACAGTTGCCGTTCTTTATACTTGGGCAGTCCAACTTAATATGGAATCTGCAACACCAAAACAATTATTGGAAGGGATTTTTAATGAAGTTGGTGGTATAAATGGAGGTTGGTACGAAGAGTATTGGAACTACCAAGGAGATTTTGATAGTCACGGTTTTAATGTTGATTTGGGACGAAACCTTGATAAGATACTTGAGAAGTTTGAGGAAGATTATCAAATTGAAGAATGGTCCAGAATATCCAAAGAAATTTTTAGTAAGTTTAAACAGGGGTATAGTCTTCCGTTCCCAAATTACCCTGATTTAAGATTGGTTGTTGATAGTGTCAACCCTGAAACTTTAAAAGTTGAGTTTAAAGTCCAAAAAGGATTACAACAGAGAAATTTTTCAATGGACTATGAAAAATTTAATGATTTTATTTACAATAAAAAGTTATTTAACTTTGAAAATCTGTTAGGTTTTTAGTATATTTGTATACAAATAATATACAATGACAATCAACACAAACCTACTTAAGGAAGTTCTATCAGTTCCCACAGTATCAAGACACGAAGGTATTATGGTAGAATACCTCACAAACTACCTAACCAACAAAGGTTACAACTTTCAGGTTGATGAACATATGAACGTTTATGTTACAAAACAGACTTCTGAAGTTGTTGAATATTTTCCTTGTGTTGTTGCTCATACGGACACGGTCCACTCATTGACAAATATTAATGTTCGTGAAGAAATGAAAGAAAATGCTCAAGGTGAAATGAAACTTTCCTTGAAAGCTTATGACGACCACGGAAATCCAACAGGTATTGGTGGTGATGACAAGGCGGGTGTTTTTGCCTGTTTGACTTTATTGGAAGAACTACCTGACTTGAAAGTTGCGTTTTTTGTTAGTGAGGAAATTGGTTGTATTGGTTCATCTCACGCTGACCCTGAGTTCTTCAAAAATGTCGGATATGCGATTCAGTTTGATGCACCTGAGAACTGGATGGTTACAGAATATTGTTTTGGTGAAAGATTGTTTGACCGAAACTCTGATTTCTTCAAGTCTTGTGATGTTGTATTGAAAGAGTCTATGACAGACGATATGAAGTACCAACGACACCCATTTACTGATGTATACGCTTTGAGAAAGAAATTTGATTTCTCTTGTATTAACCTATCAATTGGTTATTATGACTACCACTCAAAATATGAATATGTTGTAATTGAAGATGTCGAGAACGGTATTAACATTGGTAAAAAAATTATCGAATCAATTGGTAACAATTATCACCACACTAACAGAGTAGATAAAAACTCACATCAGTTTTTACTTTTCTAAAACAAAAAAGAGGACATTAGTCCTCTTTTTTTATTCCCTTTGGTTCAAGTGGTGGGTCTAATAAAAATCTTTTATTAACCCAATTTCTTAATTCGTTTTCTACAAAAAACTCTGGCACTGGTTCATCGTCTGGCATTCTGTTAGCAATTTCTGCAATATGACGAGCAAATTTAACTTTACTCTCATCGTCCATTAAGCTCATTAAACCATCTGATATAAAAAATATTTTACTAAATGGGTCTGAAAGAGGAAGGTCACCCTCAACTGCATCCATAAGTCTTAAAATTGTTTTACCCCACCAAGTCTTGTAATTTTGGGTTTCAGTTAATGAAGGTTTAATAATTTTATTTGCAGCTCTCATAATTGCAGCACCAAATCCCGCAACCGCTAATTGTGGTAAAAACCAAGGTAATAATCTTAATGTTGCTTTAAACCCACCCTCGCCAATATGTTTACCCAATCGTTCCTTTATTGCCGATTCGATAATAGTTCTTAATTGACCAAATGTTATAGGTCCTTGAGCATCACAAAATTTCTTAGCATCACAAATACTACGTACAACTCTATCTGAAGGTTCAACTTCAATACCTATTTTTTTAAGGTCGATTTGTTCTTGTAAAATTTGTTTAATTCTATCACGCATATAATATAAATATAAAAGGGAGGACTTTCATCCCCCCTTTTGTTACTTACCAATTTTTACTGTCTCATCTTGGACGGTAAGATTGATTTTTTTACCTTCCTTGATTTTACCTGTCAGGACCATCTCAGAGATAAAATCTTCGACCTTATCTTGAATAGCCCTTTTGATAGGACGTGCTCCATATATTTCATCAAACCCAACTTTTGAGATAAATTCAATCAACGAAGGACTATATGTAATTTGATAATTCATATCAGTCAAACGAGTCACCAATTTATCCAATTCAAGTTTGGTGATTTTATCGATATTTTCTTTCGATAAAGTTTGGAACACGATGGTGTCATCTACACGGTTCAAAAACTCAGGTGAGAAGAAAGTTTTGAGTTCTTTCATCAACATCTGTTTTTTGGCTTCTTCGTTTGAGTATTTGTTTGATGAGAAACCAATACCTGAACCAAAATCAGACAATTTTTTAACACCCAAGTTTGTGGTCATAATAATCAAGGTATTCTTGAAGTTAATCTTACGACCCAATGAATCAGTAACGTGACCATCATCAAGGATTTGAAGTAGGATTGAGAAGATGTCTCGGTGAGCCTTTTCAACCTCATCAAATAGGATTACTGAGTATGGTTTGTTTTTGACTTGTTCTGTCAACATACCACCTTCATCATAACCAACGTATCCTGGAGGTGCTCCGACCAATCGAGATACCGTGTGTTTTTCTTGATACTCGGACATATCCACACGAATCATCGAATCTTCTGAACCAAACATTTCTTTGGCGATTTGTTTAGCCAAGTGAGTTTTACCAACACCAGTAGAACCCAAGAAAATAAATGAACCAATTGGACGATTAGGGTCTTTGATACCAATTCGGTTTCTACGGATTGATTTAACAATCTTTTCTACCGCCTCATCCTGACCGATTACCTTAGACTTAATAACACTATCCATATTGATAAGTGCGTTAGTGTCATCGATTGTCATTTTGTTTACAGGAATTTTTGTCATAGACGAAACCACATCATAAACATTATCAACAGTAATCGAGGTACGATTGGTTGATGACTCCTCTTCAAACTTTTTCTTTTCAGATTCAAGTTTTGCCAAGATTTTACGTTCCTTGTCACGTAATTCGGCTGCTTGTTCAAAGTTTTGACGTTTTACAACATCAAGTTTTTGTTGTTTGATTTCAGCCGCTTTACGTTTCAGGTCCTCAATTGCTTCAGGTATTTTAACCTCAGTTTGAGCACGAGCCCCAACCTCATCCAGAATATCAAAGGCTTTGTCAGGGAATTGACGGTCTGTGATGTAACGGTCAGCCAACTTTACACACAATTCAATTACCTCATCTGAATAGGTTACCTTATGGTAAGACTCATACTTATCCTTGACATTGTTAAGGATAATTACAGTTTCTGCAGGTGTTGATGCGTCAACCATAATTTTTTGAAAACGACGTTCCAACGCCCCATCTTTCTCAAACGACTTACGATACTCATCCAAAGTAGTCGCTCCGATACATTGGAGTTCTCCACGAGCAAGAGCTGGTTTAAAGATGTTGGAACCATCAAGAGAACCTGATGAGTTACCTGAACCAATCAACGTATGAATCTCATCAATGAACACGATGATATTCGGGTTGTTTTGAAGTTCTTCCAAGATAACCTTTAGTCGTTCTTCAAACTGACCACGATACTTGGTTCCTGCAACCACAGATGTCAAATCCAAAGTAACAATTCGTTTATCCAACAAATTCTTTGGACACTCACCTTTGTGAATCAACATTGCCAATCCTTCGACAATCGCGGTTTTACCACAACCAGGTTCCCCCAAGATAATTGGGTTGTTTTTCTTCCTACGTGATAAAACTTGTGCAATTCGTAGAATCTCTTGTTCACGACCAACAACAGGGTCAAGTTTACCATCTTCAGCTAACTTAATAAGGTCTCTACTGAAATTGTCCAACACAGGTGTTGAAGAATCAGAAGATTTACGTTGGCTTAGAGGTTTTTCGTCATCATCCATTAATCCATTCATAGTTTTCTATTTTTTTACAAAGGTATAACAATTTTCATACAAATCCAAACAACTGAAAAATTGTCAGTTAAGTTTTTTGTGATACTGACAAAATGTCATATATTTCCATTTGGCATTCAAATTGACTATTGTCTCTACAAAAATAAACATTTATATTTAATAAAAAAAATACTATGAGAAGATTTAATTTTGACGACCTAAACGAAATGTTTGAATCAATGTTCGGTGGAGACCCTTTTAAAGACTTTAAAAAAGATTTTAAAACGGGTAAAGATGAAGAAGGTGAATGGACCAGTGAAAGTTACACATCACCAGATGGTACTTGGAAATCAACCGTAATTTATAAGTCCTACTTTGGAAGTGACAAAGATGGTCTTAAATCTAAATTGAGAAAACCAAAACAATCTGAGAATAAAGTTGAAAGACTAAAAGCAGAACTCGAAAGAGCGGTTGAGACTGAAGATTTCTTATTGGCAATTAAACTTCGTGATATGATTAAATCAATTGAAGAGAATAAAGACAAGGTAGAAGAACTACAGTCTAAATTGAAATCGGCAATCGAAACACAAGATTTTGAATCAGCGATTGAGATACGAAACGAGTTGAGAAAATATGAATAATTTGAAGACCCCCGACTAAGTTGGGGGTTTTTTATATTTATCTTATATGGAAAAGATAGTGAACAAATATCTTGATGGTTCTTTTAACTATTCATCACTTTTTGATGCCTATATTAGAATTAGAAAAGAATTAAAAAGACTTGGTTATACAGAGGAAACCGCGGCTAAGGTTTCGAATATGACCGTAGAATTATTTAAAGCTCACGATGAGTTTAATTATTATTTACATATGTTAAAGAAGGAATTGTCTGATATGTTTAATTTGGAAGAAAATGATTTAAATTTAATTATCCACAAAAGATTGGAGAAGATAAATGAGTTATTCCCTTTAAACGATGGCAATTAAAAGAGAAATTATAGACGGAACAAAAATACTCAACGAGATTGAGTCAAGTAATATTACAAGAACAGAATATGATACTGCAACCAAAAAAATGATTGCAGAGTTCAAAAATGGCGTGAGATACGAATATGAAGATGTACCACACGCAACATACACAAAATTCAGAATGTCCGAATCACAGGGTAAATTCTTCAATTCTGAGATATCAAAAAAATTCAAGTATAAGAAAGTAGAATAACTATCTATTTATTAATAATGGAGAAAGTTAACGACATTATTGATAGTTTTTCACTTAGAGAAACCTTAAACCCTAAAGTTTGGGAAAATCCTGAGGAAGCTAAAGATGCAAAAATGAAGTCAAAAGTAAAAAGGGCTTTATTAAAAATTGCGGATGCTTTTATCGATAGTCTTGGTGATGATATTAAAGTTGAAGATATTATATTAACAGGTTCGTTGGCAAATTATAACTGGTCAAAATTTTCAGACTTTGATTTACACGTTGTAATTGATTTCTCACAATTCAAAAAACAAGAAGATTTACACAAAGAATTGTTTAACCTTAAAAAACAACTTTTTAATGAAAAACACGACATCGTAATTTTTGGTTACGAGGTTGAGTTGTACGCCCAAGATGCCAAAGAAGCTCATTATTCTTCAGGTGTTTATTCAATTTCAGATGATAAATGGTTAAATGTTCCCGAAAGAGAAAATTCAAAAATAGATAGAGATTTATTGGAAACAAAAATTCTTTCTTGGAAACAGAAACTTCAAAATTTGATTCTCCAAATTAAAAAGGATGGTGTTGAAAAAACTGAATCTAAAATTTTGGCTCTTAAGGATAAATTGAAAGAATATAGAACTTCAGGTTTGGAGAAAGAAGGTGAATACTCGTATGAGAATTTGGTTTTCAAATATCTAAGAAGGTCAGGTCTTATTGAAAAATTGTATGATACTATCAACAATCAAATGGATAAAGAACTTTCCGTTGAAGTAAAAAATATCGACTAATTATTGCAGGTCCAAGTATTTAGAAAATTATTCTACCCAAATGTATATTTATTAAGAAAAATTAAATGTCAATATTAATTACTATACTTGAAGTTGGAGCCGACGTTGTAATGTCTGGTGGAGGTACTGCTAACACTTCATCATTAACATCAGGTGTTACTTTAACTTTAGGGTCAACAATTTACCCATCTGAGGACAGGGTTTCTTTATTAAGCACCGGTATTACCCAAGTAAGAGCGTGGACTGGTTTGGCGTTACAAAACTATGATATGGGTGCTGGTAGTTTTACAAATTCATTTAATAGGTCAGGTAGTGGTCTTAGTTTTGGTGTTGGTGAATGTTGTACGCCAAGAACAGCAACCTTATATCTTGATGAATCATATGTTTCTGGAAATGAAATAGGACCAACAATTGCAACTTTTACTAATAAAAGTTTTGCAACTTTGGGAATAAATACTGGTTCATATACTTGGACTTGGGGTTCAGGACCAACCGCAGATTCAATTACTGTACAAGTTGGGCCTTTGCCAACCCCAACACCTACTGCAACACCAACACAAACACCAACAAATACTTCTACAACAACACCAACTCCAACATCTACTGACCCATATACAGGTACGACCGCAACTCCAACATCAACCCCAACTAATACACCTACAAATACAGCAACACAGACTAACACTCCTACAAATACTGCGACAGTAACTCCAACTAATACTGCGACAGTAACTCCAACTAATACTGCAACAGTAACTCCAACTAACACACCTACCATAACATCAACTAATACTCCGACTGTCACATCAACTAACACACCAACTACTACCGCAACAAATACACCGACAGGAACACCAGCGGTCACACCAACTAATACACCAACAATAACTTCAACAAATACTCCTACGGTTACAAATACACCAACACCTTCAATTACACCTTCAATTACACCAAGTGAAAGTCCTGAAGCTTTAGTGAAATATTTTGTACAGGAATGTACGTCATCTAGTACGTATACATTAGCATTAAACGACTCAAGTTTAGCGACAGGAAAAATTTATAAACTAAATGTTGTAGGTTCAGGTGAATTATGTTTAACAATTATTGGTGGTTCATCATCAAGTCTTTATAACTTGGCAACAGTTGTAACAGGTCCTTGGCAAAATTGTATCGAGTGTTTAACAAATGCCACTCCAACACCTACACCAACAAATACCAAAACTCCTACACCTACACCGTCTAACACTACAACAACAACTCCAACTCCAACTAAAACACCAACACAGACCGCAACTCAAACAGTAACACCTTCAAATACACCATCAACAACACCGGCACAAACTTCAACACCAACTCCAACAAAAACTCCAACTAACACACCTACTAAAACACCAACACCAACACCATCAATTACAGCATCTAACACACCTACACCAACTGTTACAAATAGTAACACACCCACACCATCAACAACTGCTGACGTAACACCGTCACCAACAACAACAAACACCGCAACTCCAACACCAACTCCAACTCCATTTGGTTTTGGTTTAGATGTTAACGACCAATATGCGTATACTGCGGATATTTTAGGAAGCTTTAGTGGTGGTACTTGGGAGTCACCGCCATTCCCCGACCAACCTCCTCACCCAGTTGATTGGAACCCACAAAATAAAAAGGGTGTTGTTATAGATTTAAGTGCTATTAGAATCGGAGGATTCGATGGAATTAACAGCTAAAAATGAAAATTAAATAAATAAAACTATGTCAAAACTAAAACCTATCGGTAGTGAAAAGTTACAAGGAACTGATAAAATAAAAAGAATTATGGAGATTGCTAAATACAATACTCCTAACAGTACCTTGACTGAATCAACACAAGATTATTCTATTAACTTAGTTGATGGAATGACTTATCACATTGTTAAAGAAAAACAAGGTTATATTATTAAAAAAGGACTAACTGAGTCTACGTCTGATTATATTGAGCCAATGAAGAATAGAAAATATTATTCTTCATATTCACAAGCTTTGAAAAGACTAAACTTAGTTATCAAAGAAGTTAACACTTTAAATGGTAATGATGAAGGTACTGAATTGTTTGGTGAACAAAAAAAGTTTGTTTTCAAAACTAAAAAGGCTGAGGTAGATGTACCGGCAGCTCCTTCAGTTCCTGCTGAACCACCTATGGTTCCTGAACCAGCTTTACCAGCAGCACCTGCTGACGATGTTCCAATGGATGATATGCCCGCAGATGATATGGCGGGAGAAGATTTACCACCAATGGATGATGAAATGGAGGTTGACGCTGAGATGGATGTTGAAGAGCCTGCTGACGACGAGGAGGTTACATTCAAGACAATCCAAAAATTAACTGGTAAGTTAACTCAAAAAATGAGAACTTTTGATAACGCTGAAGGTATGACTTCTGAAGACATCAAATACGTTATCAATATGGTTTTATCTGCAGTTGATTTAACAGAACTAAGTGAAGAAGACTTGGAAGACATTATGTCCAAACTTGAGGGTGCCGAAGAAGAAGGTGCTGATATGGGTATGGAAGATGAAATTGATGTTGAAGAACCTGCAATGGGGGATGATATGGAAGGTGAGGTAGAAATTGAAGAACCTACAGAATCATATTCATTTGAAAATGCGATGTCTGAATCTAAAATTGACAAAGTTTTAAGTAAGTATTTTGAAGTTTCTGACTCTGAAGTTAAACAATCTAAATTGATGTATGAGTCAAGAAAGAATGAGGTTAAGACTAACGCCAAAAAAAGTGTTACTCAAATCGAAAGATTGTCTGAAACTATCGAACAAGAACTTTCAGCTAAGAAATTTTTAGAAGAAAATAATTTTTATAATTTTATAGGAAAAACAAACAAGAATAACTTGGTGTTTGAATATAAAAATAAACAAGTTAGAATATCTGAAGAAGGTCTATTGTTATGAGTTATCTAATTTATGTGAATGGACTTGGTCCTGACTATAAAGGTGATAATTTATACGAGTTTATTTTTTCTGATACTTTAAACGTTGAGGGAGATTCTTGGGATAGTTCACCAGCAAATGGTTATCCCTCTCCACCAAACTTAGAGTTTATCAAAAAAGTAGGTGTTCTTAAAGGTACTGATACAAAATTTGAACTAATCCAAAACTCAGATTATTTCTCAATGCACGATTCAGTTGACGGAGTAATTGCATTGGCTTGGGAAGTAGATTATTTGGGTGATACAAGATTAGTTTTTTCTTTTGGTGAAGAAGAGACTTCAGTAAAAGATAAACTTTATGAAAAAGATTTAATTCTTGCATTTGAAAAAGAATTTGTTTATGAAAACTAATAAAAAAGCTCTCAAGTTAATTGAAATGGGACTTAGTCCTAAAACAGTTCTTAATTTACAAGAATCTGAAATTACTACATTATTTAAAAAATTCGGGTTATCTGAACAGGGACTTGTTGTTGTTAAAAAGGGTACTGACCCTACAGAAATCAAAAAGATGACCTCGCAAGGAATCAATGTTAAAGTTGAAACTGAAATGACTGAAGACGAAGAGGACCCTATGGATTTTGAAAAAGGTGCAAGGACTCAAGACCCACATCAAGTAGGGCCATCTACCGATGACGGATATAATGATTATGGCGACGGAATGCCAACCGAAAGTCAAATGACTGAAGGAAATAAAAAAACAAAAGATAACGCTTGGGCTATTTGTACATCACAATTAGGGAAACAATTTAAAACAACTGAAAGAAGTGAGTGGAGTGCAAAACAAAAGAACAAGTATGAAAGGTGTGTTAAAGATGTAAAACAATCTTTGAAAGAAGGAAAAGACCCTTACATTTCTTTAATTGAAAAAGAAATTGTATCTTTGGTGGAGAGAAATCTACAACCAAAAATGACAAAAGGAGATTTTATGAAAATGTTATCTGAACAACCAACAACCGCACCTACAAAACCGGATGTTAAACCTGGTGTTAAACCTGGTACAAAACCAAGAACAAGACCTGCTCACCCAGGAAAAAACCCTAATCCGGGTGAAAATCCTGCACCTAAAGCATCTGACAAAGAGAAAGCTAAAGAGGATGTTATCCAAGTAATTATGAAACTTTTGAAAAATGGCAAATAAGAGAATTAAAGAACAGATTGATTATGGGAATTACCCTGAAAGAATGGACCCAAGTCTTGAAAGAAAACTTGGTGACCCTGAAAGTCCATATGCAAAAAATCCTGCATTAAGACGTTCTGAAAAAGACGTTCAAAAACTCGTTACTAACCGTTTTAAACAAGTTGTTGATAAATTACGTACAGTTACAGGTAAAGATACTTTGGTAACTCCACGTAACTTATTTCAAATGTTACAAGCAGAGTCATTTAGAATGGTTCCTCAAGTTTGGAGAATAGAACAACAACATATTGATGAGTTAAAAAACTTAGCCCTACAAGCGTGTCTTGAGGAGTCTGAAATGCCAATGGATTGGTTTAACTTCGATTTACACTTAGGTGAACAAATCAATGTGAATAACTTCCGTATGGAGGCCGAAGAAATTGATGATGAGGTTGAAGAAGAAATTGAGCAAAAATTAGAAATGTCTTCTTTCGATGCAGATGTAATGACTGATGAAGAATTACTTGAACTTGAAACTCACAAAAGAAACATCATCAATGCTGTTATTCAAGGGGCGGCTAAAAAAGGTCACTATATTTTCCAAAAACCATCTGTAAGAAGAGCACTTAACGCTATCAACCCACAACTATACGATGCATATTTGTTAATTATGTCTGTAAATGACTTTAACTACTTTACAGATGAAAGAGCTATCGAAATGATGAGTCAAACAGGACAAGGTGTTGGTGGAAAAGTTGAATTACAAGATAATAGTGATGATGATGGTGGTGGAGATGAAGGTGGTGAAGAAAAACCTGATACTACAATCTCGGCTTGGGGTATGTTATTCCCAATCCTTTGTCACGAAATTTTAAAAGGTCTTGAAGAAGCTAAAGGTCGTTATGGATTACCACAAGACCCTGTTATGAGAGAAAAAGTTTTGGGTCAAACTGATACACTTCCTATGGAGGCGTGGTCATTAAGAATTGGTCCTCAAGTTATTGAAAAGATAAGATTTTCACTCCCTGATGAAGTATTTGAGGAGGAGAATAAAGGTATCATAAACTGGTTCCAAATGGAACTTTACAAACTTCCTGCTGACGAATTCCTTAGACTTATTGGAGATGTAATTTCAGAGGATAAAGACAGAAATAAGAAAGCCACTGATAAATTCCGTGATTTGATGAACACTGCCTTCAAAGTAAAAGAAGAATACGAAAGTTACGATGAAAATGAAGATGGTGGTTCAGATGACAATGACGATGATGATTTTGATGATTTCTTAGCAGGACTTGGCTTAAGCCGTCCTAAATAATGAGTTTAACAAAAGAACAAGTTTTAATAGAGTATAAGAAGTGTATGAAAAGCACTCCTTATGCTCTTAAAACATATCTACAAACATACGATAACACAGTATCAAAGTATGTTCCCTTAGAATTATTTAAAGACCAAGTAACACTTGTTAACGATTACGAAATGTATAATGAAAACATTGCATTGAAGTATCGTCAGGCGGGTGTATCTACGGTTACTGCAGGTTGGGCAAGTAAACGATTAGCGTTTGCTCGAAAAGAAAAACCTGAAAAGATTCTTATTATTGCCAATAAATTAGAAACATCTGTAGAATTTGCTAATAAAATTAGAGCTTTTACGGAACAATGGCCGAACTGGGTTGGTATTGGGTTCTCAGGTGAAAAAAACTCTGCCAGACACTTTAAATTAACTAATGGATGTGAAGTTAAGGCGGTTGCCACATCTAAAGATGCCTTACGTGGTTATACCCCCACGATATTAATATTTGACGAGGCGGCGTTTATTGAAGCTGACAGTGATTTCTGGGCGGCTTGTATGGCCTCACTATCTACGGGTGGTAAAGTTGTTGTAATATCAACACCTAACGGATACGACCCGATTTACTACGAAATTTACGACCAAGCACAAAGAGGTATGAACGACTTCAAAATCACGCCAATGTATTGGTTCCGTGACCCTCGTTATACCAAAGATTTGTATATGGTTAAATGTGAGGATATTGTTCATTATTTGTTAAATAAGGAAGAATACCCCAAAGACGTTGTAAGACAATTACCCGATGAAAATCCATACGACAGAGATATTGAACTAATTCAAACATATATGGAACAAGGATATAAACCTTGTTCAAGTTGGTTTGAGAGTATGGTTAAAAAACTCAAGTACGACAAACGAAAAGTTGCTCAGGAATTGGAATGTAATTTCTTGGGTTCAGGTGATAACGTATTTGATTCTTTATTAACCCAAAAAATTTCTGAGAATGATGTAAAAGAACCAACAGCCAAATTAATGGGTAACCAACTTTGGATATGGAAAGAACCTGAAAATAATCACAAATATGTGATGGGTGTTGATGTATCAAGGGGAGATTCAGAAGACTTCTCGTGTATTGAAATCATTGATTTTGACTCAAGAGAACAGGTTTTAGAATTTGTTGGTAAAATACCACCCGATGTATTAGCAGAGATTGCGTACAAGTGGGGAACAATGTATAATGCTTTATGTATTGTTGACTTAACGGGGGGTATGGGTGTTGCGACATCAAGAAGATTACAAGAATTAGGGTATAAAAATTTCTATTATGATGGTGTTGACTTAACCAACAAATGGAAATATGACCCTAAACAAAATGAAAAAATACCTGGTATTAATTTTAATTCAAAAAGAGTTCAAATCATTGCATCATTTGAGGAGGCAATTAGACACGACTTTAAAGTCAGGTCAAGTAGATTATTAGGTGAAATGGGAACATTTGTATACATAAATGGTAGACCTGACCACCAAAGAGGACATCACGATGATTGTATTATGTCAATTTCAATGGCGTTGTATGCTGCTGAAGCGGCGTTCCCTTCATTGACTAAGGTGGTTAATCACACTAAAGCAATGATTGATTCTTGGTCCACAACTGTAAATGAACATAAAGATAGTTCACAATATTTTAATCCGTCAATACCACAATTTCCGAATCAACAACAACATAGTAGGAATTATGAACCCTCTAAAAATGATTATGAGAAATATAAATGGCTGTTTGGTTCTCGATAGTATTTATATTCAGACTAGTTTGAATAATTTTATAGAGTATGGCAGAAAATAAGCAATTTACAGTTTGGCAAAGATTAGGTAGAGCCTTAGGTCCTGACGCGTTAATGAATCAGGATTTTCCTGTATTTAAGTTTGATAAAAAAGAACTTTTAAGAACTACCGATAAAGCCGAATATGAAAAGGAAAAACTCCAAGCAAGACAAACCGCTTACTTGGCAGGACAATTTGCTAAGGTAGAGAATAATTTATACACTCAAGCAGTATACTACCAACCAAATAGATTATCATCTTATTATGACTATGAGTCTATGGAGTATACTCCAGAAATTTCTGCAGCCTTAGACATTTACGCTGAAGAATCTACAACACCTAATGAAGATGGTTTTGTATTACAGATTTATTCAGAATCAAAAAGGATTAAATCTGTATTAGCGGATTTATTCAATAATAACTTAGATATTAACACTAACTTACCTATGTGGACTAGAAACACTTGTAAGTATGGTGACAATTTTGTTTATCTAAGATTGGACCCTGAAAAGGGTGTTGTTGGTTGTGTTCAGTTACCAAACATTGAAGTTGAAAGGGTTGAAAGTGGACTTATGGATGGTTCAGTATCTCCAAACATAGGTAACGATTACACTAAAAATAAAGGATTGAAATTCTATTGGAAAGAAAAGAATATGGAATTCCAACCTTGGGAAATTGCTCACTTTAGATTATTGGGTGATGACCGTAAATTGCCGTATGGTACATCTATGTTGGAAAAGTCCCGTAGAATTTGGAAACAACTTCTATTATCGGAGGACGCGATGTTGATATACCGTACTTCAAGAGCCCCTGAACGTAGGGTCTTCAAAGTATATGTCGGAAATATGAACGACGATGATGTTGAGGCTTACGTACAACGTGTTGCCAACAAGTTTAAAAGAGAACAAATTGTTGATTCTAAAACAGGTAACGTAGATATGAGATTTAACCAAATGGCGGTTGACCAAGATTATTTTATTCCTGTAAGAGACCCTGCAGCGCCAAGTCCAATTGACACATTACCTGGTGCACAGAACTTATCTGAAATTGCAGATATTGAATATATTCAAAAGAAACTTGTTACAGCACTTCGTATACCAAAAGCATTTTTAGGATTTGAAGAAACCGTAGGTGATGGTAAAAGCTTGGCACTGATGGATATCAGATTTGCAAGAACCATTAATAGAATTCAAAAATCTATGGTTCAAGAAATGAATAAAATTGCAATTATTCACTTGTTCCTTTTAGGTTTTGAAGAAGAGATATCTAATTTTGAATTGGGATTAACAAACCCATCAACACAAGCAGACCTTCTTAAGATTGACATTTGGAAAGAAAAAATGTTATTGTATAAAGATATGGTTACTGACCCAGGAAATGGTATTCAACCAACCTCATCAACTTGGGCCAAAAAACATATATTCCAATGGTCTGATGAAGAAATTAGAGTTGACCTACTACAACAAAGACTTGAAAAGGCTGTGGGTGAAGAGCTTAAAAATACACCAACAGTTATTTCTAAAACAGGTATCTTTGATACAATTGATAAACTTTATGGTAACAAACAAGGTAATCTACCAGCAACAGGTCAAGAACCCGCAGGCGAGACTACAACGCCACCTCCAGGTGAAGATATATTCGCAGGTGGAGGCGGTGGTTTTGAGACCGCGCCAGAAGCGGGTGGAGAGGTTCCTCCACCACCGGCACCTGAAGCTGGCGCGCCAGAGTTAGCGCCAGAATCCAAAATGGATAGAGATATGAATATCCTTTTAGAGAGTGATATGTATGGTAACAAATTTTTAGATTTAGGTGTTGGACAACAAAGTTTAGGAAAAATGGGTGAAGAACTTGATAAGTTGCTGAATTCGTAATATTTATATGAAAACCCCTAAAAATGACATTTGGACAAATAAAATCGGCAATTGAAAAGAGTCTTGTAGAATCCTACAAGAACCAATCAGACTTTAAAAAAACTTTAAGAGAATTCAAACACAATATTCTTGAAAATAAATCATTTTCAAAATTATATTCTATCTACGATGACCTTTATAAACCACAAGGATTATCTAAAGAAGATGCTGAGTTATTCTTAAATGAAGGTATTGAGATTGTTAGACATTTGGTTACCAAAACTCAGTTACCAAATGGGGTTGGGGTATCTGAAAACGTATATTCAGATTTGGATAATTTAGTTTATTTCAAAAACGTAAATCTATCTGAAAGAGTATTGTCCAAAAAACGTATCATAGAAACTTTAATGAAGAACAAAACTAACGTGAGTGAAACTGTAAAAATTCCATTAAAGTCTATGGTCAATATTGCCAATCAAACAGTTCAATCATATTTGGAAACATTAGACGAATCTACAAAAGTAGAAGTCTTTCATTTAATGGCAACATCTAAAGATGATTTAGAAAAAGAATTCCAAACAATTAAAGAATCTACAATAGAGAGACTAGTTGTCATTTCAGAAAAAGAATCTGAAAAAGATATGAAGACTAAGTTAAATGAAACTATTGAAAAGATTAAATCTGAAAATTTTGATTTAATGAATTATATCAGATTAAAACAATTAAAGGATTCTATTCACCAAGAGTCCTAAGATATTGTTTGTGTTTTGCAGATTCTTTCTGACTTCTCTTAACTACAGATTTCTTTTTAAATTCTTTCAATTCAACTAATCTTTGCATTTGTTTTGTTCTAATAACTTTGGATTTCAAAGTCTTTAGTGCCTTTTCAATATTTGAGTCTACTTTTACTATTAACATACAATATTAAATATATTTGTTTTGTTGATAATTTTTTAGTATATTTTAAAAAAATAAACGAGACAATAATAGTTGACCTTAATGAAGAAGGGCAAAACAATTACTCTAAATCAATACGACAGTATTAAAAGCTTTTACGGGACAGTTGACGCTAAAGAACTAAAATCAATTTATTTGAATATTCAAACTTGGGTAACCCCAATAAATGAAGATGATAATTGGAATAGGATAGTGTCCATTATGTCAAGAGAGGTAAAACATTCAGTTTTACATTCAATAAACACAGAATTATTCAAACAACATTTTATTGTAGATTTAGACTTACGAACAAGTGGTATTAGATACAATAAAAAATCATTTATGAATCTTGAAATAAATCTTTTCACCAAACAAGACGGTGATTTCAAATGTAATGAAATTAAAGATTCAGTCAAAAAAATCCTTAAAAGAGTCTATAAGGATAACATTTTAAACAACAATCATTTTAACTTTTCCTCCACCAAAAACTCAGATTTACTCCAAACAATCTATTAATGTATATTTATTTGAAAAAGAATAGATGAAAAATTATTCAGTACTTGGAGCAGGCCAAACAGGAAAAGGAATTCTTATTGAAATGGATGCGGGATATATCTCCCCAACTGACCGTCTCAATGAAGCTATAATGAGGGAACAAAAAGAACTTGATTATAGAAATCCTTTTGAGTTTTACGCCGTTTTACAAAAATATGGTGTACCAAATAGAAATGGTAGAGTTTATCCTGAAAGGATTTTAAAAAGAGAAGCTGAGAGATATAAGACAGCAATTAAGAAAGGTTTATCAACATCTGAATTAAATCACCCTGAATCATCACTTATCGATTTAGATAGAGTTGCGCATATTATTACTGATATATGGTGGGACAATAATATTTTGATGGGTAAGCTAAAATTATTGACATCACCAGGTTTCCACGAAAGAGGTATCGTATCTACAAAAGGAGATATTGCTGCCAATCTAATGAGACAAGGTGTTACTATGGGTGTTTCATCTCGTGGTGTCGGCTCTCTTAAAAAAGTTGGTGAACAAAATGAAGTTCAAGACGATTTTGAATTAATTTGTTTTGACTTGGTATCTTCACCATCTACACCAGGTGCTTACTTATTCAGTAATCCTGAAGATAGAAATAACTACGAAGAAAACTTAGAAGAAGAAAGAAAGATGAAAGACTCAGATTCTTTGGGTAAGTCTGTTGACTTAATGAAAAAATTAAACGATTATTTAACAAGATAAAAAACTTACAATTATGGATGAAAAATATTTTGTTGCAAAAATCGTTTATGAACTCCCCGATGAAAACTCAGGAAGAATTAAAAAAATTAGAGAAGAGAAATTAGTGAGGGGATTTTCAGTTACAGATGTCGAAGCTAAAGTAACAGGGAAATACCAAGGCTTTCAACACGATTGGAGAATCGTTTCAGTATCTGAAAGTAAAATAGACGAAGTAATAGATTAAAAACAAAAAAAAATAAAGTGGTCAAATCGACCACTTTTTTTTTGCTTTAAATTCTTTAATGGGACAAAAATTAAATTTTTTGTTTTATTGCAGTATTTATAGTAAAAAAATATATGTCCGAAAATAAAAATTTGGTTCAAGAGGCTTTAATTCAAATGAAAAACGTCGAAGACGTTATAGCCGAAAACGCAAAAGGAATACTTGCTTCAACTATGAAGGAAGAAATCAGTCAGTTAGTAAAAGAATCTCTCAACGAGCAAGAAGATGAGGAGATTGAATTAGATGCGGAGTTTGACACTGATGAAGTGGAAGATGAAGCTGATAACCTTGAGGATATGGATTCTGAAGAATCTGAAGACGAAATGGAATTCGGTGACGAAGACGAAATGGAGTTTGAAGATGACGAAGAAACTATTGACCTTACTAACGCTTCAGCAGAAGACATCTTAACAATCTTTAAACGTATGTCTGATGAGGATGGAATCATTGTTCAAAAAGACGGTGATGAAATCTCAATCAAAGACAGCGGTGATGACGTTGAGTATCTTGTTAAAATGAATGAACAAGAAGAAGACGAAGAACTTGACGAACAATACGATGAAGAAGAAGATTATTTCGGATTTGACGGAATTGGTGAAGAAGATGAAATGATGGAACAGGATGTTGAAGATTCTGATTTGGATGCAGTTTTAGACGCACTTTATAACGAACAAGAAGAAGTAGATGAAGAAGATGAAGTAGTCTATGAAATTGTTATGGATGAAGAAGATATGGATATGTCTGAAATGGACGATATGGATATGTCTGAAATGTATGAAGAAGATGAAGACAATGAAGGTTACAACCTTGAGGAAGCTAAAATGACTGTTAAACCTAAAGGCGTTGGAATGGGAAATCCTAAATTTAAATACGGTAGTTCATTACCTAAAAAAGGATTCTCTGACGACAAGAAAGAAGGACCTAAAACTATGGGTACTGGTAAAGCAAAATTTGAGTTTAAAGAGGGTCAAGGATACGATGACAAGGAAGACGAAAGAGAAGGTATGAAGCACGGTAAAATTGCTAAGAAAGACCTTAAGTCAACTAAGTCTCGTAGAGATGATGCTCACTTCGAAACTCGTAAGAAAAAAGAAGAAACCAAAGAAGCTGCTAGAACTTATGGTATGGGTTCAAAAGAAGGTAGAGGTTTAAGAAAAGGAATTACAAACAATCGTAACTATACTTATGAATCTGTTGAAACTGAAATGAATGTACTTAGAGAGAAAAACGAAGAGTATAGAAAAGCATTGAATGTTTTCAGAGAAAAACTTAATGAAGTTGCGGTTTTTAATTCTAACCTAGCTTACGCTACAAGATTGTTCACGGAACATTCTACTACCAAGAAAGAAAAAATAAATATCTTGAGAAGATTTGATTCTGTTGAATCACTAAAAGAATCAAAACAACTCTACAAGACTGTTAAAGATGAATTGAGTAAAGTTGAGGGTAAGAGTATCAACGAAAGTGTTGAAACTAAACTTAACAACCAAATGAGCTCAGGCTCTTCAACAAGTCTAATTGAATCTAAGACATACGAAAATCCACAATTCTTAAGAATTAAAGATTTGATGGCGAAGATGTAAAAATAAAAATAAACTAAAAACAAAATCCAAATACTAAAATGGGAGCATTATTAGAATCAGGTCTTGTTGGTAACATTGGTCTTAAGCACCTTAAAGTTATCAAAGAAGATACAATCAACAAATGGGACAAATTAGGGTTCCTTGAAGGTCTTAAAGGCCACCTAAAAGAGAACGTTGCTCAGTTATATGAAAACCAAGCATCATATCTCATTAACGAAGCTGCATCAACTGCTGACTCAGGTTCATTTGAAACAGTTGTTTTCCCAATCGTAAGAAGAGTTTTCTCTAAACTTTTGGCTAACGACATCGTTTCAGTACAAGCTATGAACCTTCCTATCGGTAAATTGTTCTACTTCGTACCTAACATTCAGTCTTACGAAACTGAAACATCAACATTTGGTGAACACTGGGCACCTTATGGTTCACCTAACGCGGCTGCTAACCAACAACCAAATAGTGGTTATGATTACAACGCAACTAAAGACCTTTACGATAGATTCTACGAAGGTAACGAACCAGCTCTTGACCCTCCAGGTCTTTACGACTACTCAAAAGGTAGCTTCTCGTCAATCACAGCTGGTAACTCTACTGTAGTATGGGTTGGTGATGAGTTAGTTGCTTCAGGTTATGGTTTAGATAACTACAGAAAAGTTCTTTTGGTTATGACAGGATTTGCTTCAGCAGGTGCTGGTCAATTAATCGGACCTAACGGTCAACCAATGGATACTGAAGAATTCTTATCTGACTTGACTATTAGAGGTAAGGCTGGTAACTACACAACAGCTGCTAACGTAAACAATAACTACTTATTCAGAGTTGTTACTCAAAGATATGGTAAAGGTATTGTTGAGTACGGTTCAGACGTAACTCTTGAGTTCCCTAACTCTAGAACTGACGGTGGTACATATTACAACGTATGTGACGCAGAAGGTAAAATCTACTTGGAAGTTGACCTTCAGGTTCCTGTTTGTATCTCTTGTGGAGATGCTAACTCAATCGATGGTTACACAGGTTCAACATTCTACTCTTCATTGTCAGCAGCTTCACAAGCATTCTCTACAACTTATAGAATCTACAAGAATCTTGAATTTGAAGATAGAATCGGTGAAGTTTCTTTCGACCTTCAGTCAGTGACTGTATCGGTTACAGAAAGAAAATTAAGAGCACAATGGTCACCTGAAATGGCTCAAGACGTAGCGGCATTCCACAACATCGACGCTGAAGCTGAATTAACAGCTTTATTGTCTGAGCAAGTTGCGGCTGAAATCGACCGTGAAATCTTAAGAGACCTTAGAAAAGGTGCGGCTTGGAACTTACGTTGGGACTACAACGGATGGAAGAGATTAGGTTCAAGTGCAGTTCCTTACACACAAAAGGACTGGAACCAAACTCTTATCACAGCAATCAACCAAATCTCAGCTCAAATCCACAAATCTACTTTAAGAGGTGGAGCTAACTGGATTGTAGTATCTTCTGAGGTATCTGCTATCTTTGATGACTTGGAATACTTCCACGTATCAAATGCGGCTCCTGAGCAAGACCAATACAATATGGGTATTGAGAGAGTTGGTACATTGGCTGGTAGATATCAAGTTTACCGTGACCCTTACTTCCCAGCAAACCAAGTGTTGTTAGGACATAAAGGAACATCGTTACTTGACACAGGTTACATTTACGCACCGTATGTACCTCTACAATTAACACCAACAATGTATAACCCATTCAACTTCACACCAATCAAAGGTATTATGACAAGATACGCTAAGAAAATGGTGAACAACAGATTCTATGGTAGAATCACAGTTGATGGTGTTAGAACATTCGACTTGAGAGAATTGAGATAATCAAACTCAAATCTAACAGAAAGGGGACCAATGGTCCCCTTTTTTTTTTATCCTAACTTATGTGTTTTCCGTAAAGATTTAAGTAGTATTTCGGTTTCGGGTAATGTAAAGATACCCGCGTATAACGCCTTTTCACAGGCAAACTTCATCATAATGTATGCCTGCTCTTCATCCAAATTATCAATTAAATCATTTAATTGTTCATTGGTTCTGTATAAAACATTACCAAACAATTCCCCAATAGGTTCTGTATTTTCGAAATTATCTTCCATAGTGATATTTATAATAATAAGATATTTTTTATGAAATTACAAGCGGGAAGAGATTCTAATTACGAAAAAATGTTAAACGAAGATTTAGCGGTTTGGTTTGGTACTAAGAAAAAACCAAAAGGTTCTAAGCAACCTAAAGGTCCTTGGGTTAATATTTGTAGAAAAAAAGAAGGTGGAGGTCATCCACCTTGTGGTAGACCTGATGCTGACCCTAAAGGATATCCAAAATGTCGTGCGGCGGGAGTAGCGTCTAAAATGACAGATGCACAGAAAAAAGCTGCCTGTGCACAAAAAAGACGTGCGGAAAAAAAGGACCCAAAAGTTGGTAAGGGTAATAAACCAACTATGGTGTCCTATAAGACTAAAAAAAATGAAAGTCTTAGAAATACTATTTTAAATGTTCTTAAGGAGTCTTTAAAGAATCGACAGGGTTAACAATACTATCATTACTTTCTTTAAAGGAATCTTTGACTTGTGGGACAACTTGCGGAATAACTTTAGGTGTTTGTTTTTGAATTTTGACAGTATTATTACTATCATTTTTTAATGGTTTTTTAGATTCATCATCAAAAACATAAGGTTTTTCCTCAATAGTTTTAGTGATAGGTTTTCTACCACCTTTACCAAAATAAAGTAATACGTTATACGTAAGTAGAATAACTATTGATGAGATAAATAGATATCCAATCAAACCATATACAAATAAACTTTTAAACTGTTTCATTTTATATTCTTATAAATTGTTTGGAGTGAATGACGAATATTTGCAGTTATCTCCTTTTCAAATTCCTCTCTACGGCTTTCAACTTCATTATCAAACAATGAAGTTAACTGATTCCAAGATTTGTCTTCTAAAAATACTACGTAAGAGTATACGTGATTTATTACTTTGATACTTCGACCTTCTAAAATTACAAAGATACCTGAGGCATCGTTTTTAATATATCTTTTAGACGATATTGGGGTTAGTAATAACAAACTTTCAGGTTTTGCTATTAGTCTTTTACAAATATTAATAGCATCTCTCTCATATTCAGATTTCTCTTGTGGTGGTGTAGAAACCCGAATTGCTTTAATTGCACTCTTTTGGATGAAACGTTTTAGTTTGTGTAGTAATGTACTCATAGTCTCGTTTATTGACTACAAATATAATGAAAGTTTTTGAATAAAAAAATTAACAGTAGGTTCCTGAACATCTTTTTTTACCGTCAAGTCCAGGTTGTTTTCCCTTACAGACTTGGACCGCGTATCCATTAGCGTATGCTGAAGGGTAAACATCAAATTTTGATTTGGCAGCAGCTTTACCACGAGCACATAACTTAGTCCCTGTCTTTTTACGACCTTCGTTAACATATTCATACTCGTCGTATTCCATATCTTCCCCCTCACCATTGATTTCATTCATCATAAAATCAAAAACTTGGTCTAAATTGTTTTTGGATTCTGTTATATGGTCATCAGCCCAGTCGTGTCCATTGTTAAGAATTTCTGTGATAGTGTCTTCGTCTAGCTCCAAAAGAAGCTCACATTGTCTTTTCATTTGTTCTAAATTAGAAAAGAACATATATCTGTTACTTCTCATATCCTTATCTTCACCTAAAACTTTTTTTATTAGGTTAGTTAGTTCTGTTTCTGAAAGTCTTACTGTTTTCATTTTTTGTTTACTATTTGGAATTGTAATGTGTCTTTATAAATATCTTTCTCACCACTTGTGTTTACCCTTATGTCCACAAAATATTCATTTGGTATTTTGTCTCTCATATCAAAGATGAAATAATATTCGTTAGGGGTTCTATTTACAGGAGTCCAATCTTGGACGATAACCTCAGTGGTACCTTCTTTTACGTAAACTCTATAGTAAACATCAATGTCCATCAATAAAGTCTGTGACGACCAAAGTTTTTTGGCGATTACACCAATTTTTCTAATTTCAGTATTAAGTATTTTTTCATTTTGTAAAATACCATAATAACTAAACCCAAATTTTTCAGGTTCTTTGGATAGGGTTCCTATCTGAATTCCTGACGTATAAGGTCTTAAAACAAATTCATTGGTTATGTTTGGAATGGGTTGTCCATTAATTGTTAAGTTAGACCACACATCATAGAACATACAAGGTGTTGTGTATGCTGAAAAGGCGTTAGGAACCGTGACTTCATAAATACCCTTTGTAATCAAACAAGTTGACAATCCTGTAACAACTAAATCTCCTGCAGAGTCCTCAATAGATACTGTTGGTAAATTATCTAAGTTTACAAAATCACCGTTTTGATAAACATATAAGTATAACTTATTTGTCTGATTTTGTAAGAATAAATTTCTATCATCCTTAATCAAATCATTATAGGTTGTTTGAAGATATGGTTGGTAGAATGTTTGTGTGTATTTTGAAAAGAACGCAACACTATAACTCTCAGTTAAACCTGTAATATTCTCAATATCAGGGACATAAGCAATTCCCCATCCTGTGACACCTGTCAACGTACCATTTAAAATACTGTTGATTTCATTAGTCATATCAAAACTTGCATCTTCATTACCCAATTCAAAGTGTTGTACGTCAACGATTGTTAACGCAGAGTAGTTACACCCCGTCAAACTTGTTAAAGTGTTTCTATTGTCATATAAACCAGGTACTGACCAATTCTTAAGTGTACTTCTTTGATACCAGTTTGTTGGTCTTGTTGAAAAGGCTGAGTTATTGTTTTGTTGGATGACAGATAATTGACCACTAACACCATTCTTAGTTAATGCGTAATCATTATAATCAAACCCAACACCTTCATCCCATACTTGAGGTTCACCTGTACTTCCTGAGTATTTTGGTATTCTAAAAAGAATTAAATCAAATGATGTTGCTCTTTTTCTACCATTTGTCATATTGGTATTAATCAAGTCATCTTCAAACGATGAAGTATTAACCATATTTAAAACGTGAGTCATACCTGTGGTACAACCTGTTGATATAACACCTGAAGCAATTTGTTCTTCAAGATAAGTTAAATCAAGGTCAAATAAAAAACGTGTAAAACCAAAGTTGGGTACAATTAAATCCGAAGCACCAAAGTTTAATTCAGCAACTGGGTTACGAGCAGTATTGGTATAAAGATTTGATATTATAGTATCGTTCTTTGAGAAATATGACCTTAAGATAGACATTTAAATAAGTATTTTATTATAAATATCAATTCAGTCGAATATTCTGGTTAAGAACTTTGGATGGAGCTTCATTATTTGCTGTAAGAACTGCAGAAACAGTAGAACCGTCTTCTGTAACAACACAAGGTGGTTCACCAGGATAAGCGTGAGTATGTGAAATTAAGAACCTAACAATTTGATTCAAAAACTCTAATAACTCTTCACCCCTAACTAAACTTGAGGTATTTGGGTCAATCTCAGTAACAAACTTAGTTTCATCAATACCATAGAGACTATTATCAAAATTGATTTTCTTTTTACCCGGTATTTGAGAGGTTTGAGACAATAGATAAATTTTGTTCCCCCCTAATGCCGCGAATGTTGATGGTAATCCTGTAGTTTTAAAACCTTCAACAACATTTTTGATTAATTTAATAGGAACACCAACTTTAGACTGTTCGTATATTAAACCATAACCACCAACTGAGTTGTTTTGATTCAACTTAATCTTTTGATATATGGTTGATAAAGTTCTTTGAGTCTGAAAATTACCGGCACTCATTTGAGTATAGAAAAATGGTGCGGGTCTAAAGTAGATTGGAAATCTTTGTTCTAAAACACCAAACAATTCAACACCACTTGCGGTTTTTCTTTTAGAGTTACAAGTTTGAATGAATAAGTTAATAAAATCAATCACTTGTTGTGTTCCTTCTAAATTGGTAAACTTTTCTTGGGCAACAAGAACCTTTAAATCCTCAATATTTGAATCAACCTTTAATGCCTTTGCTAACGTTCTTTCTGAAGGGACTAATTTGTAAAGTCGACAAACACCATTATAAATCGGGTTTGGTAATGAGTTTTCGGGGTTATTAATAATATACTCAATAAGATACTTAACTTGGGGGTTAGATTCCTTAATCTCGAAGAATGTTTTTTGAGCCTCTTTAATCTTTGATGTGTCAAATTTTGATAGTTGTAAAAAGGCTCTGTTTTTATTACCGACAGGGTCTTTATCACCAACTAATTCTCCTTTGTATTTCCCGGCTCTAAGTAATAATTCGTTTTCTTTTAAAACTAAATCTGTTGACCCTCTACCCATAACTGCAACATCTCCTGGGTCGGGGAATACTCCATTTGGGTCAGGATTCTTAAAACTACCATCCGTGTTTCTAATAAACTTTGACCCATTTAATCTGATACCTCTAATATCTCCATATCTTTCAGATTGAGCGTAATTTTCTAAAACAATATTTTGAATTCTTGAGAAAGGACCTTGTATGTAGTACGCGTTTAAAAACTGAGAGTCATCAGTATCGTGGTAGTAAATTTGTAGAAGTTCATCTACTTTTGGAACGGACCAAATGTATATTGGTAATAAACTGTTAAAAACAAATGGGTCTTTTTCTGACCAAGCATCCGTTACAACATTAAAATCTTCTACAGATTGTCTAATCGCTTCCGTATCATCTGTTAAAATTTGTGCACGTACACGACCAAGATTTAAAGGGTCTTGATTGTCAACAACTTTAGCGTAATACCATAACCTTGCCATTATCCGTTTCTTTTCTTGTGTTCTTTTAACATAACGTCATAAAGTTGCTCAACTCTATCTAAGTAGTATGTCATATTAATAATGTTTTTTTTAGTATCTTCAAACTCTGTTGCAAGTTTGTCCATATTAGTTTCTAAAGACTTATTGGATAATTTATCAACGTCTTTAGAACTTTCAATCATAATTTTAAATTCTTCTTCTGTCATCGAGATTTTCCAATTGGTAGTCCTGTTATTACACTAATACCAATATCAACAACACCATTTTTAGCGTCCTCAACGCTTAAACCTTTTTGTGTTGCAATTTGGTAAAATGTCATTTTATTTGGTTGACCATCTGGTGTTGGTCCTGTTCGTAATCCATATCCCTGCATAGATTCTATAGCATTTATTGCCGCCCTTTCAGGTGAGAAACCTGGTAACGCATCCGCAAAAGCTAGAAGTGCTTTATTAATTCCTGTACCTGGTAACTTTTTATTAATCAGTTTTAATATTTTTTGAATCGCACCAACTAATGATTTACATTCTCGGTAATTAACAACTGTTTGAACAATAAATTCGCCCGCTTCTAACAATGATTGAATAATCAAAACTCTTTTATCTTTAGTTGTTCGATATATGTCTTTGAGTATTAACTTAACTATTCTAAGTAGATTCTTTTTTAGTTCCTCAAATAATATTTCTAAGAATTTTTCGGCAACTGCGGCAACAACTCCGAACACAAATTTTTTAAATTTTCTTGCAAAATCAACACCACTTGCAACTTGTGAACTTACAATATCATTGATTGTATTTGCAGACGCGATTGATGAGTTTCCTGAAATTACAATACTGTTTCCTGATTGAATAATTTCATTTGCAAACCCTAAAATTTGATTTTCTAGTACAGATTTAAATGTAAAAAGAGGGAGTAAAACTTTTGGTGTAAAAATTGACGCTAATAACGCAACAGGAAGTTTCTGTAAAATATTTTGTAACCAAGCCTCATTTAACCCTACTCCTGGAAAAGTATTTTCCCAATTGTCTACAATTGAATCTAAAATACCTTCAAGTAAATCAACTTGTTCATTAACACTTAAGTCATCATTTATTTGAGTTAATTGTTCTAAAATAACCTGATTGTTTACAGGAACATTGATATTATTACATTCTACGAATGTCACGACACCATTTAAGGCGTCATTAACAAACTGATTAATATTGTTATTATCTACCTCATTAAATTCAAAAAACTCATCACCAATATTATCGTATTCAGATATTTTTGATGTTCCTGCAACATCAATTTCTTTAGGACCCGACTCACATAAACCAAAAATCCTATTTAAAATTAATATAAATTTAGATTGCTCCTCAACCTGAGTTGATGTTAAATCTACGGAAAGAGAACCCGTTAATAAATTTATTAAGTTTGCAGCAAAAACCCTACTATCAAATACCTTGATAGATTGGTAATAATCACCCAAAGAATCAACTATCGTATTTGCCGAGTATTTTAATGTACTTCCTGTTGTTGGAGGGGGAACATACTGTCCACTCTTATCAGGTCTCTGTAATAAAAACATCCTAAGATAATCTCCAGTTGCCCCAATATCATTTTGTTTAACGTATTCAAAATCCCAAAGATTTGTATTTGATTTACCGTAATAAGGTAAGTCATATTCATACTTAAAAGTTTGATTTAAATTTTGAGTTCTATTTTGTAGCTCAAAATTCATTGGGAACTTTTTAGCTCCACTATAGTTTATGTATGGTGATAGTTGTGTAAATCCTGTTGTTTCGTAATATATTCGACCAACTAATGAATTTGGTTTAACCTTCAAACTACCAAAAAAATCAATTTCTTCTAAGTTAACATAAATTGATTCGTTTGCCGGTAATGTAGATAAGCTTGGTAAGGAATCTAATACTGTCTGTGAAATAGATGGGTAAGTTTGTTGTTGTGCACAACCTAAAGCTTTAAACGCTTCATCTGCAATAACTTTTGCAACATACGGTTCCATCTTGAATACCGCATCCAATAATATTTTTCTTAGTGCTCTAGTTGTTTCAAGACCACCCTGACCTTGTGAATTTGCGTTTGCCGAACTTTTAATTAATTTTAAGAGTTGGTCGTAACTTGTTGGTACGTTTCTTTGAAACGCTTTCTGTCCTTCAGTGACACTATTGAGTTGTTGTGCAATTGCATTAGTCCCTTGTGCATCTGAATTACCTTTCGTAGATGAAACTTCTTTTTGTGATGTAGTTGCTTGTGTATATGCCCCAAAAGCACCTATTTGTGATTGGATACTTTTGTACCCATCAGTTAAATCTGGTGATATATTTGAAACGTCATACGGCATATTATTTCATTTTGTATGTGGGTTCATCATCATCGATGTCAGAATCTCTATCAATAAGTGAACGCATCAATTCATCGTCCATATCAGATAAAGAAAATGATTCTTGATTTGATGACGACTTCTCCCAAATTCCTGCTTGTAGTTTTGAAAGTGTTAACTTTTTTTCTACACAGTCGTTTATAATTTTTTGTTGTTTTTCAATGACAGGACCTAATTTTTGCATATCTGATGCTTCCTTCATCATTGATAACATTTTATTTTGTATCCTAATTGCTGTGTTACGTTGCTCAACAATTTCGTTATAAATTTCTTGCATAAGAGACAACATTGACTCTTTTGTAAGATTAATCTCTTTTTTTTGTGGTCTTGGCATACCTATAAATATTTTTCTTAAGTTTTTATTCTACCTTGCACCACAACATAAAGTTTTTTAAACTTTTTCATTGAGTTTCTAATCTCTTTTGTTGAAAGATTTGTCATCTCTCTTAAAGAGAGTAAAATAATGTTTTTATTGAATTTATTATTGTCTGTACCTGAAAATATCTCTTCATAGTTTTCAAATAAATCAATAAGGGCGTAACCTAGTTTAACCTCACTATGACTTAAAGAATCTTCTTCAATAAATCCTCTAAGTTCGTCCAAATATTTTTTTATCACAAAATCAGTTTCAACGACTTCGGTATCAATATGATATATCATATCAGCTCTTTCTTCTAATGAGGTTGATATGTCTTCATAAGAAACTTTACGATTAGTTTCTTTTTGGTCTTTAATTATTTGACCCATCAAATAATTCTTACAAATAGTCCCAAAATATGAATAAGCCTTCTTATTTTTAGAAGGCTTAAACTTATCAACTTTTGTCATTAAGAATGAATGAGTATCGTTATGGATTTCCCTGAAATCCATATCTTTTCTATAAAGTTTGTATCTACGTATAATTGAGGATATCATTTTATCCAATGGCATACGTAGAAATTCGTTATAAATTCTATTTTTTTCTTCTTGCGTTTCCGCTAAAAGAAAACTTTTAACAGCCTCTTCTTCCCTTACGTCAAAATAATTCGTAGTTTGACCTGTAGATTTCCTACCGCGTTTTTTTGCGGTGGACTCTTCTGTTGTAGCTGATAGAACCTCTAGCATTATCCATTTTGACTCTCATACTTTATGGTTCTATCATTTGAGAAGAAATATTCTTTTTTAGCTGTTTGGACCCAAAACTTAACCTCATCCTCAACCATTTTCTCATCACTAAACTTGTAGTTCCAAAACAATGAACCTGTTCTCATATTTGTATGTTTGTATCCTAATCTTGGGATTGTCATAATAGATACCGAATTGTATGTCATTCTAAGTAAAAATTCGTATACGAATGTAAGTTTGATTGAAGATTTAAAACCACCAAACTCTTCGACAACGCTCTTTTTAATTACCATACCTGAGCTTTGGAAGTTTTGATAATCTTGTAGAATATCATTTGTCAAATATCCCATTTCTTGTGAGAAGTTTGCGGCAAATACCGCTTCATTTGTGAAACCAGCAAAAACTTCTTTATCATCAACATCAACAACTACAGGTAAGAAAGCTTGTACTTCAGGATATGATTTTGAATACTTTAAAACATTTTTAAACCAAATTGATGCGTATTCGTCATCAAATTCAAAAAATGAAATCCATTCACCCTTGGCTTGTGATACACCATAATTAATTTGTGATGAATAATTTGGTTCACCATCGTAATTTAATTTTACAACATTCAAGTCACCAAAATCAAATGATTCTAAGTAAGACTTTAGTTGTTCTTCATTTGAACTAACAATGATTAATTCTTCAAAACCAACCATTTGGTTTTTTAATGAAGTAATTGCTTTATTAAAATACTCATCAAAATTTAATGCTAATGATGATTTGATGGGTAGGATTACTGATAAATTTAATTTTTCTTCCATATTATTCTGCGAATTTTGAGATTTGTTCTTCCATAGATTCTGCTCTGGTATTAAGGTATCCCGAGAACACTTCTATCACTTTATTTTGAAACGACTCTTTATTTGGTAAAGGTTCGATTGTTATATCTAAATTTTTAAGGACATCTTCTGAAATGTCATCTTCTAACCAATGTTGAGACCAATCGGCAATTAATTCAGGTAGTAAAGTTTCGTCCTTAATCCACACACCATTAGTTTCATTCATCCACTCAGGTTTCAAGTTTGGTTGGATACCAATTGTTGGAACACCACATTTCATACTCTCCAATGGGAAGGTACCGTAAGCACTGTTTCTATCAATCCAAACTGTTAAGAAACATTCTGAGATTGCCTTAGCGAATTGTTCTTGACTCAATCCACGTAAATCTCTAAACGTAAACCATCTAAACTGAGGGAATCTCAAATAGAAAGTTTTGATTAGGTTAATTGTATCTTCTTGTTCTCTTGAGTGAACACCGATAATTGGCATCGGAAGTCTTTCAGACTTTTTGAAGTAATCCTCAATAAATGGTTCGATAACATCAAAAGTTTGACCTCTCATAACTTTTTGAATGTAGTCTTTTTGAACTTCACTTGTGGTGATACATTTTAAGAAACCAAACTGATTCCAAGTTTGACCTGGTTGTAATGTTTCCAACATATATGAATAACCCTGAGTTAATACAATTTTACCACAAGGTAAGTTTTTAACTTGGTCCATCATAAACCCAAAGATTTCAGGGATTACCAAAAAGTCTTCAGGTGCAATTTCAATATTCTCACCTTCAATAACTTTATGAGGGATTTCATTCATATACTCCTCATTCAACCATCCTGAAACTCCTGTGTAATCTTTCTTCTCGTGAAGAATGATTGCGTTGTAACCCCCTCTTTTAAGAGTCAACGCCATATCATAAATGTATTTTATTGATGCTTTCGCATTTCCTTTTGTGTCGTGCACAAAGAAATAAATTTTAGACGACTTATCTCTAAGTTTGTCTATAGATTGTTTTACCTTGTCAATTTGTAATTGGTCCATATTAATAATGATTTATTATATTTTTGTTTAATAATGAGTTAAATGCTAATCTAAATGGTATGGATATTTCTGAACTTTTAAGTCCTAATTTATTGTCTCCCATATCCATTTCACTAAAAATAACATCTAACATTAATTTAATTAGCTCGTATTTTACAACATTAATTTTCATTTCCGTCCCACCTGAAAGATTTAAACTTTCGTCACCGATAGTATCAATGTATGATTCGATTTTATCGAAATCCACATAATAGTTTTGTCCAAATACTTCTATCATAATTTTTCTATAATTTCTTTAAGTTCTTTAATAGTATTAATATTGTGTGTTATATCAATATCTGTATTATAGACAGTGTTGAATTTTATCACAATTTTATCAGTAGGGTGATTTAATAATAAGTTAGGATTAGCCGTAAGTAAAACATCTATTTCATCCCACATAGAATTAGTGGTGATTTCTGAGTAGAATTTTATCTTTTCTACTAAACATCCAAACTTAGATAAGAAGAATAATGTTGCGGGTTTTGATTTACCAATCTCATCAGATACAATAATAATTTCGTTATTATCTCTGTGGTCAGTATAAAACTCGTTGAAGTCGTTAAATGATGTCATTTCTACGGACGGAGCGTGACCAAATATTTCCATAGTATGTTCTCTATACAAGAAGTCATAAACCTCATCCTCATCTTTGAATTTCAGGTGTTTTGAAATATCTAAAGTTTCTACGGGTGATAACACTTCATAAGGTTCTTTTTCCTCATCAGTGATAAATGGATTATCAACATAGAACTTAGTATAGACCTGTTCAATTCTTAAAAGAGTGTCTCTAAGAACTCCGTTAACATCAATTGCGATTCTCATTTTAATCTTCGTATCTTTTTAGTATTTTGGTAATCAAAGGATTTCTCACAACATCAGTATCTTTGAACTCGTGAGTTCCGATGTTATCTAAATCTGAGAATCTTTTCATCGCGTCCCACAAACCTGAGTGTGTTTTATCTTTGTATCGGTCAGTTTGTTCTAAGTCACCTGAGATAAAGAATTTGGAGTTAAACCCAATTCTTGTCAAAAGCAATTTCATTTGATTGGGGGTTGCGTTCTGAGCTTCTTCAAAGATTAGAATTGAGTTGTCAATATTCATACCTCTCATATAAGCCAATGCGAATACTTCAATCGCTTCAATATCTTTTAATTTTTCACGTGCGTCTTTACCGATAATTTTGTTTAAAAGGTAATAACTTGGGAAGATATATGGGTCAAGTTTCTCTTCAACATTACCCGGTAAAGAACCCAGTTTTTCTTCAGCTTCAACCGCTGGTCTAACAATGATTATCTTTTCGTAAGGTGTACTAGGGTCAGCTAATAGGTCAATAGCCGCTTTCATTGCTATGTAACTTTTACCCACACCTGCAGGACCCGAACAAATTGTGATTTCAGATGTTTTTAATTTTTCGTAATACAACTTCTGACTTTCACTTAGAAATTTTTCTTTTGTTTGTCTTTTTATGATTGTTGAAATCAGTTCCTTTTTAGTTCTTGGTGAACCACCATACTCAGGAGTTGGTGTTGGGTTGTTTGTTTTTTTCTTCATCCTCATTATTTTATACGTTCTCGTTCAATCGGGTATTCACCTAATTTTCTTTTGTAGATAGTTTTTCCTTTATCAGGACTTTCATAAATGTATGGTTTGTCCTCGGTTTGTTTTTCCGGTTTTTTTGGTTTTTTTTCTGACATTATAGTTGTTTTGAAAAATGGTTATACCAATATTCAACCATTTCATCTAACATTGACTCAAATGTATATTCAGGTTTCCAACCAAGTATTGTTCTAGCCTTTGTAGAATCTCCCTTAAGATATTTTAATTCTTCAGGTCTGATGAAAATTGGATTTTGTGTTACATAGTCTTCATAGTTCATATTCATACTATCAAAAACATATTTTGTCATATCTCTTACAGAGTGGGTTTGCATTGTTGATACAACAAAGTCTTCAGGTGTTTCGTGATTCATAATTAAATGCATTGCTTTAACATAATCTTTTGAGTGACCCCAATCTCTGTATGAGTCTAAATTCCCTAATTCTAATTTTTTCTCAAGACCAAGTTTAATTTGTACTGCGGTTTTAACAACTTTGTTAGTTACAAAATTTGAACCTCGTCTTGGTGACTCGTGATTAAATAATATTCCGTTAGTTGCGTGTAATCCGTATGCCTTTCTATAGTTTCTAACGATAGAATAACCAAACAATTTTGAACATCCATAAGGTGATACTGGATGCATCGGGGTGGTTTCTCTTTGAAACCCATCCTCATCAACACTATTACCAAACATTTCAGAAGATGACGCTTGATAAAATTTAGCGTTTGGTACAACTCTTCTGTATGACTCTAAAACATTCAATACACCAAGAGCATTTGTTTTAACCGTAAATTGTGGCATATCAAAAGATATTCTTACGTGACTTTGTGCACCAATGTTATAAATTTCATCAGGTCTTACTTTTTCTAAAATTCTATCAATAGAACTTTCATCCAATAAGTCTCCATAATGTGTTGTTATTTGGTCTGTTAAGTGATAAACTCTTGAATCTTGGTTCTCGGACATAGAATTTCTTCTAACCATACCGTGAACTTCATAACCCATAGTTAATAAGTGTTCCGCCAAGTAACTACCGTCTTGACCATTAATTCCTGTTATAAAAGCTACTTTACTCATTTTTTAAAAATATCCATTTCTGTTAAATCTGGCCAATCTGTAACCACCCATTTTTTTGGTTCTGTGTTGATTGCGTCCTCTAGTTTTGATAAACCCAATTTTGCGGTTTCTGGCGTCATATAATAGTGATAACCAAAAGTGTCGATGTTTTGGTCTCTCCAAGGTATCATAGGTAATCTACCGTCGTATGACATTTTTTTAATTTGATTTTTATCGTGTTCGTTATCTAATAATATAACCCCACCTCTACCTAAAGATAAGTGTTTTTGGTATTGAAAACTAATTCCCATAAATGTATCTGGGATATAAGAATCTTTTTTCCATAAAACAGCGGCATCAATTACTCTGTCTGTAATGTAGTAGTAATCTTGCCAAGCTTCGATTCTCCATTCTAAACCAATGTTTAATTTATTAGCTAAAAATGGGATGGATAAGTATGTTCTTGTTGGCACTGAAATTTCTTTAGTTTCCAAATATCTAAGAACAACTTCAATCCCGTGTGTGCAACTATCAAAAGCAACTGCGAACGGTGCTCCAAAAAACTCCGCAACTTTACTTTCAAATTCCTGAACAATTTCAAATGTTGGTGTCATATTACTTTTTTTTACATTCTACGTTTAAACTAATTAAAGTTCCGTGTTCTTTATCCATATGTGGTAGATATGCTTGAGAATGGTCATCAATGTGTGAATGTTCAGTCTCCCTCCAATCATACACTGATACATCCGTAAAACCATTGTTTTCTAACAAAGTCTTTAATGATTTAAAGTCATAACAAGTTCTATGATATATTTTGGTGTCACCCATATCCATTCTACCGTATAGAGGGCCTAAAAATGATTCTAATTCACCACCAACAATATAGAGATGAACCATTGATTCAAAATCAGGAACCGCCAATCTTAAAACGCCATTTGGTTTTAAAACTCTTAACCATTCTTTCAATACCTCAATAACTTCAATTCTATCAAAGTATTCCAAAGTGTGTGATGAATAAATTAAATCAACTGTATTTTCTTCAAAATCTAATTTTGTAATATCGTGACTTTTAATGTGTGGGAAGTCCGCCCCATCGATGTGAATCCATTCAGGACCAAAATCTCTTTTACCGCAACCAAGATGTAATTTCATATTATTCAATAAATGTTTTATCTAATTTTTGACCTTCATATGGACCTGTTTTATATTCATAAACCAAAGTGTTGTCTTCCAAAATATAGTAATTATGTCCACCTTCTAAAGTGAAACTGGCATCACCCACATTTAATATTGGTTCGGCAATTATAGTGTCATCAATATCATAAAAAATACATTTTACAGAGCCTTGGATTACAATCCAACTTTCTTGGGCGATTACATTACGAGTTCTTTCTTTCCAAATGTGTTTATGTGGTTTAAATGTTTTACCTTCCTCCATATTCAAGATTGAACATTGGATAAAGTTTTCTTCAGAGATTACATCTTGTCTTCCTGGAGTGATGTCATCTTTTCTAACAATTAAATGAAGAAGTTTAGATGGGTCTACTTTTGAATATATTTTTTCCATTATAATACTTTTTTATTGTCAATCGCCATTTTTATTGTTGGCCAAATATTATATTTGTTTAGGACTAAGTGTCTTGCTTCTTTTAGATTTTCAATATTTTCTTCTCTATAGTTTGAATTTGCAATTTCAAGTATTTGACTAATTGCATAATCGATACCTTTAGAATCATCAAATTCGATATAACTACCTTTTGGAAAAAACTTACTAATTTGTTTACAACCTGAATAAATTGGCATTGTAAGTAATAAAATTGGGTCAACAAATTTTTCACTGAAATAAAAATCAGTTTTACCGTTTTCAATAACTAAGTTGTAATTGTAATCAATTAAACCTTGTTTTTTATCTCTAGGAGGTAGGGCGTGACCTGGTCTGATATGTCCGTAAACATCAACATCTTGTGAATAATTCGTCATCAATTTTGTAACCAATTCTTTTCTAAAATGATGATATTCTGTCATAATTCTACCAGAATCTATTGCGGATAGTTTTTTAGTCTTTGTTGGGTTTAAATCAAACAACTCATTAAATGGGTGTTTAACCCACCAAGTCGATGGTAACCAACAATTACCTGCTTCGTGATGATAGTTCCCATATGAATTTCTTTTCCATTCATAATACGCAACTGTTACGTGTTTAGGTTCTCTACCAAAATAAATTACTTTGGAGTCATCAACATCCTCAGGGGTCCCATCTTGCACGATAATAAAATCCGACTCTGATTTATTTAATGTGTATGTAACATCTTCCCAAACACCTAAACTATTTGGGGTTTGGTCAATAATGTTTCTTACTAATGATTCTGAGTCTCCCCAAGAAGTATTTGCAAAATATATTTTTTTCATTTTAAAAATATAAAAGGTTTTATTTTAAAAAAAAGAATTACTTGTTCAAGTATGTTACTAAATCCTCCGGTGTCCCAAGACCCCACATTTTGTCTATACGGTAATTTATCACTTTTTTACCGTCAGGTATTGCCTCATTAAAGACAGGACACACATAAAATTCATTATTAACTCTTACGTTCTTACTAATCATTTGTTCTGCATATTTTACATAATCAGAACCTTTCTTCCAGTAATATATTCCTACAGTTGCTATGTCAGAAATTGGATTCTTTTCGGCAACTTCACTAACAAAACCAAATTCATTTAATTTTGCAAAAGACCATTTTGGGTGGGTAGATTCGAATGTTACAATACCTCCATCAACATCAGTTTCTTTCATTTTATACATAAACTCGTTAGAGTCCCACTCAATAAATTGGTCTGAGTTTGCAAGGATTAACGAATCGTCATTATTGATGAATTCTTTGGCTAAAAGGGTGGTACACGCAGCACCTTCCGTAACACCGTCAACTTCAACTATTTTACAGTTTGGACTGATTAAATTTAATAATGTGTCTAAATTGTATTTTTCTCTGTGTGATTTTTGAACTATGTAAATAAAGTTCGCATCAAGGTTTAAGTTTTCACTTACAACCTTAATCATTGGTTCACCCTTAACATCTATTAGGGGTTTTGGAAAACTATATCCGGCCTTTTCAAAACGAGAACCGGCACCCGCCATAGGTATAAGAACATTTAATTTTTTGTCTGACCACTTTGGGCTTTTCATTGTAATATGATTAATCTCACTTAATTTATTGTATACATTTTTTGTATTAACTTCATCTGGTGATGACACTCTCATAATTTTTGAATGGGACCTTGATGCTGCTAATAACCCGTATGGAGAGTCCTCAATAATTAATGTTTGTTCCGGTAAGCATTTCATTTTCGAAATGCAAGTCCAATACATTTCAGGGTGTGGTTTACTATTAATCACATCTTCATTTGATATGATAATATCGAAAAACTCAATTATTTGAAGTTTCGATAATACAGTTAAAACCGTCTTTCTAATTGAGTTACTGCAACAGGCGATTTTATACCCATCTTTAGATAAGTTTTTAAATAACTCGACAATATGTTTTGATGGAACCGTTTCAGTTAATTTCTCGATGGTTAATTTTTGTTTTTCTAACCATATTAAATTATGCAGGTTAGAATCAAGATTTTTTTCCTTAGTTAAAATATCCAACTTTTGATTTGTTTTTAACCCATCAAATTTACCCAAATGTTCTTCCCAAGGAATTACACATTCAGGTTGATATTTTACGATTGCGTCATTTAATGATTCAAAATGAATATTTTTTGTATCTATTAATACACCATCCAAATCAAAAATTATTAACTTTATCATTTGTATTGTTGAATATAATCTGAACAGACCCCATAACAATCTCCCATATCAAAAGAATTTAGTTCAGGTAAAACACAGATTGATTTTTTTGTTAATTCTTTATTTGGATAGGTCCAAATAAAACCTTTCGATGTTAAAGTAACATCATCATTTTGATGCCAAAAACAATGTATTTTTTTATTCTTTAACATCTTTTCGAGAGCTTGAATATTTTTAGCGTGACACCATAATAAATTGCTTTCTAAAAATGTCTCCTCAATTTTGTATTGAGCTTTGTCGTGACCTAAAAAATATTCATCATTAACCACCCAAACATCAATCTCACAATTATAACCAAGAGATAAAGACTCAACAATATAATCAGGTGAGTTTTCTCTCTCAGGAATACGACCATTTAAATTACCTCTATGTGAAATTTTTTTCATAATTAAAATTTAACCATCCAAATGTTATTTGTACCGATGATTACATTAGGAAAAAGTTCATCAACTGCTTGTTTAACACCACAAGTATGATTCCAATAATCGTGACCTGACATAATTCCACCTTCTCTCATTTTTGGTAACCAAGAAAGAATGTCTTTTTTTACTGACTCATAATTATGGTCTGCATCAATAAACACAAAATCCACACTACCATCTTCAAATTGAGCTGCGGCGTCCCAAGTATTACCTTTAATGTCTTTAACAACATCTCTAACACCGGCATCAATTAAATTTTGATTATAAACATCATAAATATATTTCATTTGTGGTGTTAAATATTCGTTTCCTTCTTTGGTGTGAATGTACGAATCATCAAATAAATCAACTCCGTATAGTTCAAATTTGTAAGTTTGTTCTAATAATTTTTTTGCCAAATAAGATAGTGAGTGACCTTTCCAAGTACCTAACTCAACTAAAGTTTCATATTTTTTACTAGCAATTTCATTGTAAAATTCTTGGTAATTAAACCAATTTTCAGAATGTTGTATATCTTTAATTTCCATCTTTTTTTTCTATCAACCCAAATTTTATGTATTTGTACCAAACTCTTTCGTGTAAAAAGTAGATTACTGGTTTAAATAATAATTCACCAACACCCATTAAGGAAGCTAATTTTATATCCGCTCCAAAAGAATATGCTACTAACACTGTTGTAAGTGTCCCAATCAAACGGTAACTTATAGTTTTACCAATATGTCTTTTAACGTTTACCATTACTTAACAATTACAACATCACCCTTCCAAATAACTTCAGATGCCATACAAGAGATATGGTGTTTTGTTACCATTTTTTCTCTTGATGGGTCATACACCGTATCAATAGTTGTGTGCATGGGTGTTTCTATTAAGATATTTGAACAAGTATGTTCAACACCGTTTATTAAAATTCTCCAATACATGTGATTATCATCACAAACCGTATTGTATCTAATTTTTACATCAATCATAATTTACCTTCTTTTTTCATTTGTTCACGAATTTTAGTTGCTGAAATATCTGCAATTTGCTGTGGTGGTATACGCTCAATAATATCGTAACCAACTCCTCTTCCAAATTCTATTGAGCAGATATCTGGAATAACCATAACTTTTACCTTTCCTTCCTCACATTCATTTGAGTAATGTTCCATAATATTTTGTCTAACCTCTTCGGCAGCAAATGGATTTTTTTCGTCAGGGGCAATGTCTCTAATACAAATTAAAACATTCTTACCTTCATCCATTGCTTGTTTAAAAAGTTCTTGGTGTCCAGGATGGAGTGGTTGCCATCTACCAACAAACATTGCGTATTGTCCATCTTTAGCGGGTAAGGACGACCCTACGTGAATTTTTTTAGTCCAATTTTCCATTTTATTCAAATCCTTTATCTCTATTTAAGTTTATACCAATTGCTCTTTCACCTTCTTTATCAGGGTCCATATCATTTATTAGATATCTTGGACCTCTTTCGATACCCATAACCAATTGATTGTATTTTATATTATTATCTTTTAATTCAAATTCAGTGTGGCTTCTCAAATTTTCAGGTCTTGCGGTAGTTAAAACAATATGATGACCTTCATAAAACCATTCATTTAATTTTTCAGCAACTGATGTTATTACTTCAGGTTTTGTGACTGGTATATCAGTAAACTTTCTATACTTAAAAATTGTGCCATCTATGTCACAAAAATAGGTGTTAAATTTCTTCATATATCTAATTCATTAATAATGTAAACCAATGAACCTTCTGGTGATTCATCTGTTGTATCAACATCAACATAATTTTCAGTTGGTGCTTCGTAATCTGCGACGTGGTAATTTTCACGTCCTCTTTCCTCAGTTGTGTGTACATATAATTCTACCATATTTTCACCCATTCTTTCCTTAAAAGAATCTCGAACTTCTTTATATGGTGCAACAACACTAACAACAACGTCAAATCCTTTGTGACTACAAAAATGTGCCAAGTTTTGTGCGAATGTTATGTTTTTAATTCTACCTTCCCTTGAATAGTCTTTATTCTGAAAGATTTCTCTAATGTCATCACCATCAATGTGAATGACATTTTTTTTGTAATTTGATTCTAAATAACCTTTTAAATGGTTAGATAAAACCGTTTTTCCGTGGCCTGGCTGGCCTGTAAACCAATAAATCATAATTTAGTATTTGAATTTAAATAAATTTATATCATATTCATAAATCTCTGACACCTTACGTATCAAATCTTCAGTATAATAATCTTTGTAATTGTTGCTTTTTCTATCACTAAAGTTTACCTTTTCTAAATCAGGAATTAACTTATTAAACTCCTCATCAGTTTCTAAAGTTTCGTGATAAAAAACTTTATCAACTAAAATATTTTTTTCATTATCAGATATCCACACATATTGAGGTGCCCAACCTTGATGTTTTAAAGACGACCTGTCTTCATACAACATATTAACACACTCCTCAAATGTTTTATCTTTCAATGTATGGTAATCGAAATGAGCCGCGCCAACATTCGTGTCACTTACGTGGTGCCAATAACTTTTTTCCATACGAGCATACTCATAATTGGAAACGACCCTATCCCAAGGATTTCTAATGACGGCAAATTTGAAATATTCGTCCCATTTTTTAGGTTCTTTATTTTTAATTTCTTTTGCCGAATCGTGACCACCCATATAAAATCTTGCAATTTTACTATTAGTAATTGCAGTACCAGCGTTTTTTGGTATATGGACAAAAATTGTTTTTAGGTTATCTGATATTGGCATATTTTACAATATACTATTTAATAGGTTTATATCGTTAATATCTTTCGGTTCGTTCCTCTTTTCTTTCATATCTTTTATTATTTTTGGGGAAACAAATTTGACCCCTCTCGAATAGAAATGATTAACTGGATTGTGAATTATTTCATCATAATTAAGTTCATATCTACCAATACCATATGAATTATGAGATTGTATATCATCACTTACTTTAATTAACGGTGCTGATTTTGTGTGGATATAATCTAAGTCTTTACCTTCTCTAAGACCATAGATTGATAGTATTGAACTTGCGGTTACCGCATATTCATCAATATCTAAATTATTATCCTCAATATATTTTTTAAAACTATTTAATAAACCATCAAATTTTCTGTAATCTGATGGGGTACTATCACACATAAATTTTATTGAGTTCTGATTAAATACACATTGTGAAAGTCTGATAGTTTGGTCGTGAGTGTCATTTATATGAACAGAATGTTTTCCTATATTAAAACGATTCCTAATTTCTTCTTTAGCTCTTACAGACTGCTCAACACTATCAAATTCAACTAAGAAGATTGTTACAGGTGCGTTTTGTGTAAAACACAAACCTTCTTTCTGTCTATAACCAATGTAATTGTTTTGATGATTACCAGCCCATTGTTCACCGGCATATAACTCTCTCATAAAGTTTAGAGGACCGTTCTTTTCTAATTTTATTTGTTTGTAATAAAATACAGAACCGTATTTTTTTAGAATAGAAAGAGGTACTTCGATATTCCCTCCTGTTGATGGAAAAACGCTAACAATATAAGTGTTATTTTTTAATTTTGCGTATTCAAGAGCAACTCTATCACATAGAGTTTCACTTAAATTTAATTTTTTGAATTCACCCTCCCAAGAACAAATTAGTTGACCGTCTTTAATACTTGTAGATTCTTCAGTAAAAACATTCTTATTTAAAGCTAAACTCGCGGCCAATCTGTGAGCACCATTAACAATATATTTATCATTCACCACAGGGATTTTTGATATTTGTGGGTCAAATCCATTCTCACTTATATTAGTGATAATATCTTTAAAAGTATTGTCAAATACCTCGAATGAATTTTTTGATGGGTTTGAAATTTCAAAACAATTATTCCATTTTATTAAATGTTCTTTGTATAAATTTTTGTACGTATCTGTCTGATAATTTTTAATTATAGATTGTGCGTAAAGATATTTAACAATCACATCAAATCTTTGATTTGTAATTAAATCGTGTGGGTTTGTTGATTCGGAACCTGATAATCTTTTGTATGGTTTCTTATTCCTAATTATTGACGTTGTATTATTCACAACTGACATATTAACTTTATGGTCATTTAACGGGTTTGATTCGTTATAGACGTATAAAATTTCAGGTATGAACTTAAAGTGTTTTTCGCCTGACATCTCAACCATTGGAAACATAAATGATAAATCCCCAGCAACCGACCAATATTCGCCATTAGAATCCATTAAATCAGACTGCTCAATTTTTTTCCATAACCAAGATTTCCAAGTTCTTAAATGCGTTAGGGTAAAAGTTTGTTTTCTAATGTCTAATAAATTATGTGGTTTTTTTGCAAAACCAAGTCTACCATCGTGATACTTAAATGAACCACTTGTCATCCAAATATCAGGGTTTTTATAAACATCGTCAATAAACCCTAATACATTTGAATTAGGTAACCAATCATCACCATCTACTTCAACACAAACCTCATCATCAGGTATGTTTAAACCTCTGATTACTTGGTCGTAATTTCCTGGTTGATACATCTTTTTTGTATTTTCAATCAATACAAATCTATCGTCACCCTTAATAGTCTCTTTGATTATTGACACTGTATTGTCGGTAGACATATCATCAGTAATATAACAAGTAAAGTTTTTAAAACGTTGACTCATTATACTCAGTAAAGACCTTTCTACAAAATTTTCACAATTATATGTTGTTGTAAGAACTATCATATTAATTTTTATACTAAAATAATAATTTTTTAGTAAAAATAAATAAGGACTTTAAACTACCGAATAAAGATATTCATCAATTACTTGTTTAGTAACATTTTCCGAATAGTATTTATCCACATCAGTTGGGGGTTCGTGATACTCAATATCCATTATATTCCCTTGAGCATCGACTTTATAAATCCAACCTGGTTTACCTGAAATCCAACCTTCAATAGTTGTTCTCCCTAATTGAATACCTGCAGTTTCTTTACACTTTGAAACATATTTCTCAACCGACCAAGTCGCAGGATAATATTCTACGTGAGAGTGACTTTTTAATTCGTTTAAATAAATTGATTTATCTTCACCAACAACCACTAATTTCAAACCCCTTTCTTTAGTTTTCTCAACTAAATCAAAAATTGTATTTTTTCTCAAATAATCTAAAGTACCGACAAACAGAACATAATCCTCACTTGTTGTCGATGATTTAAATTTTGTATTATCAATTGGGTTGTAAATTACTTTAATTTTTTCCTCGTCGATTGAGTGTTCAGTAATCAAATAATCTTTAATTTCAGGTCTGATTGCAATGTATTTTTTAATAGATTCGTGAACATATGGAATTTCCAAATCAATTACTTCAGAATGTATTGTGGATATTTTTGGTATGTTTGGATAAAGTCTACAAATATGTTCTGTGATTGGTTTGTGTTGAGTGTGAATTAAATCTACCATCAATTCTCCAACAGGGTATAGGACATTTGGTTGTGAAATTTCACCATTTTGAAAACTCCACTTTCCATCTCCTAATTTATAGCCCAAAGGTTCTCTAATTGAATAAACTTTGATACCATCTTTTTTTGCCATATCAGTTAAAGGACCACCAATTTCTGACATAACAGAAACATCGTGTCCCATTTTCTTAAGTGACTTGGCTAATTGGTATACATAAAGTTCAGAACCTGTCAATGTTTTAAATGATAAACAAGTAAACAAAATCTTTAATTTTGTCTTAGGGTCTAATGCCAATTTTTGTGGTAGATGTTGATTGTATTTTTCCTCGAATTTTTTTCGATTTATCTCCCATTGTTCGTTAGTCATACCAACTGATTTGTGAGTAATTCTTACGTTATACATAACACCAAGTTTTACACCACTTAAAAAGTTCTCAAAACAAAATGGAATATCGTAGAAGTGAAATCCCTCAAATTCTTCGACAAAGTTATGATTAATTCTATTCTTATGAACCACTAAAAAAACACCGTCAAGAACAACAACATCATCGATACCGTTTCCTAATGATGTGGAGTATTTTGATTCCCATTTTTTACCCCCACTTTCGTGATTAACAACACCATACATCTTTCTTCTGTCGGACCACCAAGTACCATTTTCACTCATAAATTTGGTACCAGCAACACCTAAAATTCCGTAATCTGTTTTTTCAAAATGTTTTAGTATTTTATGATACCATCCAGTACTATCAAAATAGATATCATCGTGACAAAAGATTACAATATCAGTTTCACTTTCATTTAAAATTTCATTATAAACTTGTGATAGTGATTTTTCACCATTATTAACTTTCTCAATAACCCTAACATTTTTGGCATAACCTGATGAGGTTTTTAAGTATTCAATAAACTCAGGTTTACTTTCTCGGGTAGAATATCCAATAGTAATCATATCTTATTTTTTAAATTCCTGTTGAACCAAATCCATTTGAACCACGTTCTTTATCCTCAAATTCATCTTCCACCAAAGAAACTTTTTTACCTGATTCTACAGGACATAAAACGCCTTGAGCAACCTTCTGTCCTTTTTCAACGGTAACCGCCATATTATTCATATTCATTAGAATAACTTTGACCTCACCTGTGTATCCTTGGTCTACAGTTCCAGGACTATTCAAAACCATAAGTCCTTGTTTAATTGCCAACCCACTTTTAGTTCTTACTTGAATTTCAAAACCTTCAGGAATATCAAATGATAATCCTGTTGGAACTAACTTACGTTCAAATGGTAAGAAATGGATTTCTTCTACACTGTGTAAATCAAAACCTGAATCGGTTTCATATGCGTACTTTGGGTCTACAGCATCTTCGTGTAGTTTTTTATAGAACAATGGTTTTTTTGTTAAGGCGTCCCCTAATAACTTTTCAAATTCGTCAAAAGGTAAACCTAAACGGGATTCAATTTCGGACATCAAATCCTCATCATCATTCTCGTCTTTAAAATTTTTAATTTCGTCGAAGAGTCTTTTAATCTCATCGTTTAATTCTGGGTCTGATTCAAAATCAATCATATAAGTGCTTTTAATTTTTGAACAACATCAATTAATACCTGAACATCTCTTTCACAATATTCGGCAATTTCTTTTAACATACCTTTATTCCAATACGCGTCGTGAACCTTAGCCCCTGTAACCTCACCTTCTTTAGGAGATGGAACGTCCATACAGGTACACATAAGGTCCAAAGAACCAATTGCTGTGTATGCACCGTATTGCCAAATTTCTTTGGTGTCAATCGCTCTAATCTCCCAAGGTTTTGTGTCATAAGACGGTAAGATTGATGGTGGCATTAATCCGTTGATAATCATTCTTTTTGCCATCATAGGAATATCAAAGTTCTTAAGGTTATGTCCACACAACCAAAATTCTAATCTACCACAACGGTCAAGTAACTTTTGACAATCCACCAACAAGTGTTGTTCATTATCGTTGTGGAATGTTTGTTTCTTAATATCACCATTTTCCATAACAAACGCAACACTGATACAAACAATCTTTGCAAATTCAGGAACCAAAGCTGCTCGTGAAGAAAACACAAGATTTTTTTGTTCATCTTCGTTTTTACCAATCAGTTGGTCTTCAGGGAACCTTTTCAAAAACCAATCAAAATACTTATCAAATTGTTCGGCAATTTTTGGGTATTCCTTTTTGCAATGGTCATAGTCTTTTGTTAGTCCGACAGTCTCAATGTCAAGAAAAAGAATTTTAGGTAATGGAATCTTAATCATATTATTTAATTAAACTTTTGTACAATTCTGCTCGGTCTTTAGTGACATTTTTCAAATCATATTTGTCTTTAACAGACTCATACAATCTCTCACCCAAGTCAGTAGCAAAATTACGGTTTTTGATTAATTTCTCCAAATATTTAGCCCAATCGTGAGCGTTTGAGTATTCACTAACTAGTAGCGCGTTACCATCTGTAAACTTACCGTGTTTGTCTAATGAGTGTGTCAAATCAAGTGTGTAGGGACCCAAATCAGACGCCACAACAGCTTTTTTATAGAATCCCGCCTCAATAACTTTAAGTTGAGACTTCATTCTGTTAAACATATGGTTTTTGATTGGGGCCAATGAAACGTCCATCTTAGAATAATTTTTAGCATATGATGTAACAGGAAGTGTCCAAACACGACGGTAACCCTCCCCTAAAAACTCAGGTTTTTCACCTTGTTCAAACTTCATCAAATGATTTTTAAAATCTTCTGAAACAACTTTATAGTTTTGTGTAAAGATTTCTTCGTATCTAGCCCACACAGTTTCGTGAGGAAGAATTTGTCTTTTCTTCTGTTCACCTGTTTGACCGTTAATTTCAGTAATCGTACCTCTTGTGTCAAACCCACAAAGAACATATTGAACTTTATCTTTGAATTGGAGTAATTTATTAAATGAGTTGTCTAACAACTTCAAATCACCCATATGTGATGAACCACCTAACCAACCAATTCTGAGTCTATCAGATTCGGGTGTTACTTCTTTGAATTGTGGTTCTTCGGGATTAACTGCGTTTGGTAATACAAACACATTTTTATTAATCTTTTTAATTTCATCTGCGAATAAAGTGGTGGTTGTTGTTACGTATTGTGCCCCTTTAAGACTTTCAACAATTCTTTCATTGATTTTATTATACATAATAACATCGTGAATTGGGTGGTCTTTGCTTGGCATCCAATAGTCATCGATATCACAAATTGTGATAACACCCATTTTATTTAGTTCCTCAACTAACTTTTTAGATGCATCAAAGTCTCCTGTGATACTTCTATGGAAATGTACAATTTGGAATTTCTTATAGAAATTCAAATCATTCATAGGTGGATTGTAATCAATCTCAACAAAAAAATCCTCGGGATATTGATTTTGAAGAAAAATGTGGGGGTCTAACGACCTGAATTTGCCAACACCTGAACGGTCAGATGGGACACATAAAACATTAATTTTTGACATAATATCGTATACTTTAAACTAAAATATACGAATTCAAATCATAATAAGAAAGGACTATCTCATTTTTTTAATTTTGGTCAGCTTACCTTCAAAAAGGTGTTTACCAACTCTAAATGTAAAAACATCATTCGACTTTTCTGTAGATTCAGTAATTAAACCACTTTCAGACAAAATTTCACGTACCGCTTCTTTTACCATTTTTTTAATATCTGAATTACTTGATACGGTTTGAGGTTGTGATTGTTCGTTAACTTGTGGTTTAGTGCCCATAAGTCTTGATGCCTTTTCAATTAAGTCATCAGATAATGTTGGACCCGACATTGTATTTGGATTGTCGATTGGGTGTTCAATCATTAATCTTTTAATCTCATCTGGTAACTTAGATTTCTTAATTGCATCTACCGATGGTTTACTAAAACCCATACCATTATTTTGTTTGGTAGGTATGTTCATTTGTGGTTGACCAATACCTTCCATTAAATCACTTGGTAAATTGTATTTGGCTTGTGGAGCATCAAAATTTTCTAGTTGCATTCTTTGTTGTGGTTTAGCAACCTCTCCCGAGTCCATTTGTTTGGTTCTATCCATAATGGCCTTTGCCATCATTAACTTTTCTATGTCCATAATTAAAATATTGCATTAATAATAATCGAAATCATACTTTTGTCACCATTTGGATTGTAATTTGGTCTTGCAGTTTCAAAATTTTCTCCTGTTGGTTTGAAAGATACGATTTTATCGACTTTAAATAGTCTCCATCCCGGCATAGGTCTTGTACCTAAGTAACCTCTATGCGAAGCTCCTTCATCGTCCCAAGCCCTTAAAACTAAATTATTTCTTTTACTCCTACCTAAACATACGGGTTCGATAACCCTCAAACCTTTACCACCTGGTTCGTCACCATCGTAGTAAATTACCACTTTTTGTTTATTGCGAATTGCATTTTGGATTGAGTCTAGTGACGCAACCTCATTCAGCAATCCCTTAAAAGTGGACAATAATTTCATTAGAAATTAGGGTATGTTTTAAATTTATCGTATTTGTTAATTTTAATCTCGTTTTTTCTTTCAAAAATATCGGTGCTGGTACCCGCAGTATCATTGTACACATCTAAGAATACACCAGTACCACGACCCATTTCATCACCATCTGCAAGTGCTTGAGAATTGGTCACACCATACTCATCAACACTTTGTGCAAAATCATTACGAGTTATTAATTTTTTTCTTTCAGCGTCTGCAATTGCTGTTAATTGATTTGATTCTGTTTGACTTAAATCAATGTTATATGGACTTGAGCTTGACATAAATTATAATTTTGACATTATTTCGTTTATCCTTTTAAGGTTATCAACAACTTTAGATTCAAAAACAGATGTTGAGTGTTTTTTGGAAGTTGTTTTGTGTTGTTTAGATGGTCTCATATAGTCGGACATATTAGTTTTTAAATCACTATGTGTCACCTTTGAATCATCAGGTTTAGTATCTTCTTGATTTTTTTGATGTGAGTTGTTCCTCATTTGATTTAACGAGTTATCAACCCAAGATTTCATAACACCCTCACCATTTAAAATCCAAGATAAATCGGTGTCATTACCCTTAAAATTATCAAAAAAGTTTTTAATTCTTTTTAATTGTTTGTAAGTGATTTGTGTTTGGTTTTGAAGTTCTTTGTTTCTATTAAAACCTTCGGTATTTTCATCGGCACCTTTGGCTTTGGCAAAACAAATTCTAAGATGATTTTTTATTTCATCCGGCAAAATAACAACACCTAAACTAGTATTATAAAGATTACTGTTCACGAGATGAATTAATTATGTTGTTTTTTAATGTCTTACTAATTTTTTTTGTTAAAACATCCATTTTATTTTTTTTGGACATATTTGTTTCTTTTGTCTTTTTAGTAAGGTCCTTATCATTTTTTTTCTTTGAGAGTAAAATTTCTTTTACAATTTTTTCCATTTCATCTTTTCTGAAACTATCAATTGCTTCTTTTTCTTGTAATCTAATTCTCATTTTACTACCACGAGCTTTTTTAGATTGCTTGATTTTTGGGTCTTTACCAAATTCAATCGCTCTTTCAACAGGGTTATCAACACCCATATCCGCCAATTTTTTGATGGTTTGTTTTGGTGGTAAATCTTTAGTTTCTTCATACCCAAATGCTCCCGACATATCTTCTTCGGCTTGAACAGACCTACCCCATCCACCTCTTGATGTCCACCATAGGTTTCCTGAAGGTTGTGTTGCAGAAGCAACTGTTTGGTCCATAGTCTTTTTAGGAAACAATCTTGGGTCAAGGATAGGAACTCTTGATGAATTTAAGTTTCCGTCACCATCGACCAATTCTTCCAATTCACTCTTAACTTCTTTTTGAGTTTTTGACTTTTTATTTTTTGTTAACCTATCCAAATATTTTTGGACCTTGCTTAACATATCTTTTGGGAATTTAATATAATCATCTTGTTCTCTGGCTTCATTAATAGTCTTAGATACAGAGTACCACATATGTATCCCATCCTTCTTTTCTCTCAAAAGAAAGTAGTATCCTGATTCGAAATATTCCTCATTAAGATTAATCATCAGTTTTTTTATCTATAAATACATCTAACCCGGGTATTTATCATATACACTATGGCATATCAAAATATTAATCAATACAATTATCGTAGAATTGGATTACTACCGGTAAACCAAGTAACTGATTTTTGTTTAGCATCTGACGAAAAAGATTATAACCAAGAGGTTATCTTTTCACCATTTCTAATCGCTGAAGATGATGGTAATAGAATGCCTTTGAAATTTGATTTCAATTCTACTGGAACAACAATTGCTCCTTTAAGAAACGAATTTTTATATGACACAATAGTTTCTGAAAATTATTACAACCCAAAAAACATTGACCCAAACTTTTGTGTTTGTGCGTCAACATTGTGTGACGTAGGACTTACAGGAATTGACAATGGTTTGACATTACAAATGTCAGGGGTTTCAATAGACATTACGACAGGACTGTACACAACAACCGCCGAAACATATAACAGATACAAGTACGATAGGAGATTTAAAATGCATCCAATTACTGGTAGTACAACTCCTTCAAACAGATTGTGGAATGACAACTCATATAACTATAATTTAAGTTGGTCTAATGCTGGCGGTCGTATCGGAACCGTGGCAACACTTAACGGAGGATTCTTCCAAGGGTTTTTTAAATTACAAGGATACGATTATGATACATTCCCTGTTAGAACTAATCAAGGTTGGACCGCTGAGTTTTTATTAAAATACAGATGGACAGGTGATACAAGTGTCGGTATTAATAATAGATACCCAAATAACAAAGGTACCTTCTTCTATTTGGGGACAAGAGCCGAAAATAAATTTTATCACTATCCTGACGGAAGTCCTGAAAGTGACACAGGATATACAAGAGTAACATCAGGTTTGACTTGTATGAAAACTTGTCTTTGTCACGAAACAGGTTACACAAATTCAAATCAGTGTATTCACGTTTATCAAATGTCAGGAGGAACATCCAAAAACTGTAGTTGTGGATGTGCTTGTCAGTGTGAGGTTAAAGCCGAATATCCTGAACTAGACCCGTTATATGACGGGGTTTCAAACGGTATGTCAGTTAGACTTAGCGGTGATACTGGTAACCCTAAAGTCTGTGTTAAAGAGTATCTAATAACGGGTTCTTGTGTTACAACGGGAACTTGTGAAACAGGAACAACATTTGTAACAGGAACCACGGTAATCGAGTGGTGTTCATCAAAAGGAATTTTTGATGGATGTACAGGAACAACATATCCAAATGTGGAACACTGGGTTCAAATTGATGTTGTGTTTAGAAGAAATGATTGGTTAGATTGTAAGGACCAATATTCTCTTGGTGGATTAGGACAATTGGTCACTGAGATTTATACCGCAACCACAGCAAACAATAGCGTCTCCCTAATTGAACCCCCAATTACACACAACCCTAAAGACGTTCCCGCAACAACGGATGTTGTTGAAATTAACGATTATTGGATTCAACAAAGAAAATACAGGTTAGGTAAACTTTATGTTTATGTTAACGGTAAACAATTTATGATTATCGATGATTTTGAAGAAATTGTTGCTCGACCATTAAACACATATAAAGAAAAACAAATTGGGGTTCCATACAACATTTCATTAGGTGGGGGAACTCAAGGATTAAAAGACAACTTAACTTTTTCGGGTGGATGTGCTCCGACATTGTCGGCAATTACATATCAACAAGACCCTGAGTGTTTGACTGATTATGATTTGGAACACACAATCTATTCAGGTTTAACAACTGAAATACATTTAGAAGAGATTTTTGGTGGTAGTTTCATTGGTGATATCAGTGCGTTTAGAATGTATACCGAACCTTTGGATGCGTCACAAATTAGACACAATTTTAGGTTACTAAAAAATAAGTATGATTTATTAGATACTGATTGTATTGATTGTACTATTGTTATACCGGCAAATGACTTCTATTACATATCAATACCTGATAACGATTTAGGTTTCGTATTACTTCCGAATAATGACCTGAATTATACATTATTACCAAATAACGATTTATCTTATGACATTTTATAAATCTTATTTGGATTCAACTATTTATTAGAATATGGCAATTGGAATTAGAATTTTAAGTAATAATTTAAGTGGTCAAACCGCTGAAGTAACGTATCTACCTGCTTCGGGGGGTACAATAGATTTGGGTACGCAAGTAATACCATTTAATTATATTTCATCATACTATTATGGTGTGTTTGAAATGTACATTCCAACATATGACTACACTTACACTTTAGAAGTTACGGTTCCACCAGTAAGCCCAACACCTACGCCTACGGTAACTAGTACGAGTACGCCAACAATGACTGTTACACCAACAACAACACCTACTAATACAACAACTAATACGCCGACGCCAACAAATACTGCAACTCAAACACCTACAAACACACAGACACCTACAAACACACAGACACCTACACCTACTCAAACACCAACGTCAACTTTAGGTTCAACCCCAACTCAAACTCCAAGTAATACAAATACTCCGACACAAACTCCAACTAATACGGTAACAAATACGCCAACTAACACCGCAACAAATACGCCAACTAATACCGCAACAAACACACCAACTAATACTGCGACAAATACGCCAACTAATACCGCAACAAACACACCAACTAATACCGCAACAAACACACCAACTAATACTGCGACAAACACACCAACATCTACACCAACTCAGACACCAACATCTACATTAGGTTCAACACCAACCCAAACACCAACTAATACAGAGACTCCAACACAAACTCCGACACAAACACAAACTCCGACACAAACACAAACTCCGACACAAACACAAACACAAACTCCAACCCCAAGTGAACCACCAAGATATGCGTTCTCAGTTATCAAAGGTGGTACATATGATGAGGCTTGTGGTAATTATGGAACATCAACTACCATATATGGTATTGAAACTATATTCGACCAAAACAATTTCTTCTACAATTCTCCGTCAGGTCCAGTAACCGTTGATATGACAGGTTACTACCAACAATCTGCACAAGTTGTTGAGTTGGATTCATCAGGTAATGAAACAGGTGGGTATTCAATATGCGTAACACTTACACCTACACCTACCCAAACACCAACCCAAACTCAAACTCCAACTCAAACTCAGACTCCAACTAACACAGCAACAAATACACCTACCCAAACTCAAACTCCGACTAATACCGCAACCAACACACCTACACCAACTCAAACTCCAACTCAGACTCAGACTCCAACAAACACAGCAACAAATACCCCAACTAATACTGCAACAAATACACCAACTCAGACACCAACTAATACTGCAACTAACACTCCAACTAATACCGCAACAAATACACCTACTCAAACACCAACAAATACTCCAACAAATACCGCAACTCAAACACCAACAAACACTGCCACCAACACACCTACTCAGACACCAACTAATACTGCTAGTAATACGCCAACACCAACTCAAACACCAACAAATACTGCAACAAATACACCAACCAATACCTCAACTCAAACTCCGACTCAAACTCCGACTAACACGGCAACACAAACACAGACACCAACTAATACCGCAACACAGACACCAACAAACACGGCATCAAATACTCCAACACAAACCCCAACTAATACAACAACACAAACACAGACTCCAACACAAACACAGACTCCAACTAATACCGCAAGTCCAACACCAACAAATACAAATACACCGTCAGTAACACCTACTGACACACCTCAAGGGGCTAAAAAATATTTAGTACAAGATTGTTCTTCAGGATTTGTTGGTCAGTTTGGTATTTATGATACTTTACAGACGGGTAAAATCTATAAATTAGATGTAATTAATGATGGTGTTTCTTGTTACACGATAATATCAACAACAACTGCAACAGTAACCACATTCGCAGACGTTATATCGGGTCCTTGGAATAATTGTATAACTTGTTTAAATAGTTAATAAAATATTATGTCTTGTAAAAAATATACTTTAACAAACAACACCTCACAAGGTTTAACTTTTTCTTATCAAGAATGTTCCAACAATATGTGGGAATACGATATCTTATTAACACCTGGTCAAGTTAGAAATATTTGGTTAGTTAACGGAACTTTTCAAGCGGCTTTAGAGGCACAATTCACAATCACTGAAGAAGTGTTTCCACCTATTTCACCAACACCATCTCAGACTCCGACTAATACACCAACGCCATCAGTTACTCCAACGTTAACTCCTACTCCAACACAATCAGTAACACCAACACGTACATCAACCCCGACTCCAACCCCAACACAAGTAGTGTTTGAATATTCTGATTTAGGGATTGATGATACTTTGTCGGTAAATGCTTGTAATAACTATCCACAGGGAAATGCACCAAGATATTCGACAAAACTATTTTCAAATTTGATTAATGGTGATATTGTTTATTTAAATTTTGCAATGACCTCAACAACTGAAGCATCATTCTATTCTGATGGGCATAATTATATCCAAACTAACGGGTCAGGAGTTATTATAGACACTGGCAGTTGTTAATAACATATTGATGATATTTAATAATAAAGAACTACTAAAATGGCTTGTAAAAAATACATACTAACTAATAACACAGCTCAGGGATTAACTTTCTCTTATCAAGAGTGTTCCAACAATATGTGGGAATACGATATCTTATTAACACCTGGTCAAGTACGAAATATTTGGTTGGTTAATGGTACGTTTCAAGCTGCTTTATCAGCACAATTTACTATTGTTGAGGAGACATTCCCTCCTATTTCACCAACACCATCTCAAACTGCGACTAATACTCCAACACCAACTAATACAAGAACCCCAACTCCAACACCGTCTATCACCGCAACTAATACTCAAACCCCAACTAATACTCAAACCAAAACGCCTACACCAACACCAACAAATACTGTAACTAATACACCAACAAATACTGTAACTAACACACCAAGTAATACCCAAACACAAACACCAACTAATACCGCAACAAATACACCAACTCAGACACCGACTAATACTATAACAAATACATCAACTCAAACACAAACACCAACAAATACTCAAACAGGTACACCAACGCAAACACCTACAAATACACAAACACCAACTAACACTCCGACTAGTACCCAAACTCAAACCCCGACTAATACTCCAACCAACACATCATCTAACACACCAACACCAACTATTACTCAAACACCAACAAACACCGCAACTAATACTCAAACACCAACTCCAACACCATCAACAACTGAACCTGCTAGATTCCAATTTGCCGTGAATTTCGCAAATAATGCCCTTGATGCTTGTGGTAATTACGGTACGTCTATTGAGATATATGGTATAAATCAATTCTTTGACCAAAATATTTTCTTCTATGATTCTCCTTCAGGACCTGTAACAACTGATATGTCAGGTTTCTATCAGAATTCGGGTCAAGTTGTTGAGTTAGATTCTGCAGGTTATGAATTAAATGGATTCTCAATATGTCCAACATTAACACCAACACCAACACAAACAGCAACTAACACACCAACACCAACTAATACTCAAACACCAACTAATACCGCAACTAATACTCCAACTAATACTCAAACACCAACTAACACAGGAACAAGTACACCAACACCAACACCAACAAGAAATAATTATGTTTACTCGTTATCATCAGGCTCAACCGCTAACTTAGCTTGTGCGGCTAGTCCTATTACAGTTTATGGTTCGGTATCAGGTGGTGTAGGACCAAACTTAGGTGAGACATTATATCAAACAATTGACCCATTATCAAACCCTGTAGGAGTTGCATATTGGTCTAACGGTACCGCTTGGTACAGAACAGATTCTTCAGGAGTTATTGTTCAGACAGACCCTAACGGATGTTAATTCAAATTATTTAAAACAACTTTCATATAAACCCTCCACTTTATTGGAGGGTTTTTTATTTTTTAAAAAAAAGTGTAATGAAAATTTTTGTTCAAATTGCGTCCTATAGAGACCCACAACTCGTTCCAACAATTAAGAATATGTTGGAAAATGCTAAAAAACCAAAAAATATTAGATTTGGTATTGCAAGACAATTTCACCCCGATGATAAATTTGACAGTTTAGAAGAATTTGAAGGGGATAAAAGATTCAGAGTTTTAGATATTCCACACGAAGAATCTAAAGGCGTTTGTTGGGCTAGAAACTTAACACAACAACTTTATGAGGGTGAAGAATATACCCTACAAATTGACTCACATATGAGGTTCGCACCTAATTGGGATGACGAGATGATTAAGATGATTAAACAACTTCAAAAGAAAGGTCATAAAAAACCTTTATTAACAGGATATGTTTCATCATTTGACCCTGAAAACGACCCTGCAGGTAGAGTTCAAGACCCTTGGAGAATGGTTTTTGATAGATTTATTCCTGAAGGTGCGGTATTTTTCTTACCTGAAACAATTCCTGGTTGGCAAGATTTAAAAGAACCAATCCCCGCAAGATTCTATTCTGCACACTATTGTTTTACATTAGGTGAATTCTCAAACGAGGTACAACACAATCCCGAATATTACTTCCACGGAGAAGAAATTTCAATCGCCGCAAGAGCATATACTTGGGGTTATGATTTGTTTCACCCACATAAAACATTAATTTGGCACGAGTATACTCGTAAAGGAAGAACAAAACAATGGGATGATGACAAAGAATGGGTTAATAAAAATAATCACTCACACTTAACAAATAGAAAGTTGTTTGGTATGGACGGTGAAACTCAAGAAGGTCACGATGGTCCTTATGGCTTTGGTACCGTTAGAAGTTTAAGAGATTATGAAAAATATGCGGGTCTTTTATTTGAAAAAAGAGCTGTTCAGCAATACACAATTGATAAAAAATATCCGCCAAATCCATACAATTATGAGTCTGAAGATGATTGGAAAGCCGATTTCGCACAAGTATTCAAACACTGTATTGATATTGGTTATTCTTCAGTACCTGAAAAAGATTATGATTTTTGGGTGGTTGCGTTCCACAATGAAAATGATGAAACAATCTTTAGAAAAGACGCTGATAAAAATGAAATTACTTCAATGTTAAGAGACCCTGATGGATATTGTAAAGTATGGAGAGAATTCCAAACAGCAGAAAAACCTAAATATTGGGTTGTATGGCCTCACTCAGAATCTAAGGGTTGGTGTGATAGATTAACAGGAAATCTTTAAAAAATGAAGTTCAATACAATACCAAAATTTGTAGTAAATCTTGAAAGAAGACCTGATAGATTAGAATCCATTAAAAAAGAAATGGAATATCTTGAATGGGATTTTGAGTTATTCAAGGCGGTTGATACTAATAGCCACGTGGGTTGTACACTTTCCCACACGGCTATTTTAAAAATTGCGAAAGAAAGAGGATATAAAGAAGTTCTTATTATTGAAGATGATTGTGTTGTTATGCCGTATGCAAAATCTTTATTAAAAGCAATCGAAGATGAGTGTCAAAGTCTTGAATACGCAGTTTTTAACTTGGCACCAACTTTAAATAGATATGTTAATAGGAGCGAAAAACACCCACTATTAAATGATATTACTAATCTACCACCAGCGTCTCCTGAACACAGAGGTATTTTTGCAACAAATATGATATTGTATCACGAATCATCATATGATGATGTTATTTCCATAGAAGAAGATGAACGTAGAAGATTTTACGCAGTGGATGATTACATATATCAAAAAGTATATTTAAAAAAACAAAGTTATTGCCCAATTCTACCCATAGCACCACAAATTACTAATGACTGGTCAGACGTTTCACAACAAATGTGTAATAATTTTTACGGTCAAACATACAATTGGAACCTTTATAGTGAGGTAAAAATACCTAATGAGTTTATGAATAACGTAAACAATAAAACAATGAAAAAAGAAAACATTCATAAAGAATATTATTATGTCAGTTAAATTTATAACCTGTATTTACGGTGACCTATATGGGACTGAGTTAGGCGGTAGACCATCAAGATTTGGTCATTACTTAAATTCACTTCTCTCACTATTAAAAATGACCGATGCTGATTTTGTGTGTTATACCTCAACAAGAGAAATTGATAGATTAAAAAATTTCTTTTATGTTGAAAATGGTATATCTGAAGATAAATTAAAATTTGAGTTGTCTAACTTAAGAACCACAAGATATGAAACACTACTTCAAAAGTATAAAAACTATGAAGACGCTAAAAAAAGTGATAGATGTTTTGAAATACAATATCAAAAGTTTAGTTGGTGGTGGAACGAAGATAAAACATACGATTATTATTATTGGATTGATGCTGGTTTATCACATAGCGGATTAATACCGAACAAATACCTTACGGTAGAAAACGGTCCAAGAAAGTTTTATGAGTCATCGTTATTTAATAATGATTTTTTAAAAAATGTTGTAGAATTTTCAGGAGATAAATTCTTTTTGATTGGTAAAGATAATGATAGAAATTTTTGGTCTCAAACAGTTGACCCAAAATGGTATACCAATTATGATAGAACAATTCATATTATTGGTGGTATGTTCGGTGGTAAACGAGAATTATGGGAGACATTAGTACCTATGTTTGAGAATTACGCTGACAAGATTATTGAAGAGGATAAAAGACCTTTTCCTGAAGAATTGTTTATGACACTAATGTTTTACAACCATTCAGAATATTTTGTTAGAAAACATTTTGATACTTGGTGGTGTAGAGATAACGCTCCAAGAGAAACCCCTGACAGTTACTTTGTTGAAAACAAAAGTTTCTATAAAATTTTAGAAGAATTAAATAAAATCGATGAGTAAAATTACATTTGTAACCGGACTTTGGAATATTAAACGTGACTCTTTGACTGAAGGATGGTCAAGGTCGTTTGACCATTATCTACAAAAGTTCTCGGAACTTTTAAGACAAGACACTAACTTTATTATTTTTGGTGATAAAGAACTTGAAGAATTCGTATTTTCACAACCAAATAGAAATAATGAAAATACCCAATTTATTGTAAGACCTCAAGAATGGTTTAAAAATGATTTTTATGAAATCATTCAGTCTATAAGAACAAACCCTGAATGGTATAGTCAATCGGGATGGCTGCCAGAATCAACTCAAGCAAAACTTGATATGTATAACCCTCTTGTTATGTCAAAAATGTTTGTATTGCACGATGCAAAAATATTTGACAAATTTGACTCCACACATTTGTTTTGGATTGATGCAGGTATTACAAATACGGTTCATCCTGGATATTTTACACACGATAAAATTCAAGAAAAATTCGATAAGGTATTTCCAAGATTTGGGTTTGTGGCGTTCCCATATGACGCTGAAAATGAAATTCACGGATTCAAATACCCAACGATTAATGATTACGCAGGACAAGATGTAAAACTTGTTTGTAGAGGAGGTTTGTTTGGTGGATTAAAAAGTATGATAACAGACGTTAATAGTCTTTATTATAGTGTTTTAAGTGAGACTTTAGGTAGAGGTTTAATGGGCACTGAAGAATCTTTATTCAGTATTATGTTATACAGACACAACGATATGTTTGATTACCACGAAATTGATGGTAACGGACTTATCTCTAAGTTTTGTGAAGATGTTAAAAATGATACCTATAAAGTTAAAAATATTTCAGGTAAACAGTCTTATAGTGATTTAGATTATGATAACACCTCACTCTATGTAATTACATTCAATAGTCCTAATCAATTTAAAACATTGATTAAGTCTATGGAGTTATATGATGAAAATTTCTTAACAAAACCTAAAAAGAAATATCTTTTAGATAATTCAAGTGACTTGTCAACTACCGAGGAATACTCGGAACTTTGTAAGTTATACGAGTTTGAACACATTAAAAAAGATAACTTAGGTATCTGTGGTGGTAGACAATTTATCGCTGAACACGCACAAGAAAATGGTTTTGATTTTTATTGGTTCTTTGAAGACGATATGTTCTTCTATGATGGTAAAGATACTGTTTGTAGAAATGGGTTCATTAGAAATATTCAGGACCTATACAATAAGTCTATGAAGATTACCCGAGAAAACTCATTAGACTTTTTGAAACTAAATTATTCTGAGTTTTTTGGGGACAATGGAGTTCAATGGTCTTGGTATAATGTTCCTCAAACAGTTAGAGAAAAGTTTTGGCCTGAAAAACCAAACCTACCTGTTCAAGGATTAGACCCTAATGCGCCAAGAACTAAATTTGACGCAGTATATTCATATCAAGGATTACCTTATGGTATTGGTGAAGTTTATTATTGTAACTGGCCACAAGTTGTTACAAGATATGGAAACGAGAAAATGTTCTTAACAACAAAGTGGGACCGTCCTTTTGAACAAACTTGGATGAGTTACATTTTCCAAGAAACTAAAAAGGGTAATATCAAGTCGGCATTGTTATTTGCAACCCCAACTGAGCACGATAGATTTGAACATTATGACAGAAGCTTGAGAAAAGAGTCTTAACAAAGTATTTATCTTTGTATGGAATTCTTTATCAGAAAAAATGCTACTTTACCTGTATTAAAAATGCAGGTCGTTCAAGACGGTAGGTCAGGTTATTTGGAGTTGATGGACCTTTTAGAGGTTTCAGCAATATACTTCTCAATGATTAATGAGGCAACGGGTATTCCCAAGATTGTTTCAGCGCCCTGTTCTATTGTTAGTTTAATTTTGGCTGACGGAGCTCCAACAGAATATTATATCTACTATCAATTTACTGCAAGGGACACAAATACTCCTGGTAGATACAAAGGACAATTCTTAATCAAGAACTTTGAGGGTGATTTAATTGTTCCTATTAGAGAAGAGTTGTATATTAATGTTGAAGACAGCTTTATTGCAAAAACTGCTTGTTGCTAATTGACAGATTCACTTTTACAATCTATATTTATAGTTGAATGAGTAAGACAAACTCCACACGGTGTGGAAGAAAATAAGTCACTCGGTAAAACTTAAATTATGATTGAACAACAAGAAATCAAAGAATTCTTGGAAGGGAACGACCCTGAAGAATTTATCGTGGCGGTAGAATTTGATTACGCCTCAGACTCCATTTATAAAATCAAAGAAATTCCTGGTAAGGGTAAAGAAATCCGAAAAGATACATTCATTCCATTTTGTTGGGTTGGTGATTTACGTGGATTAAATTTCTACGGAAACTCCAAAGGAGCTCAAAAAGAAGCAATGTCAAAACACGGGATTGTTATTGACAAATTAGATACTCACGGTGATGAACGAATGGAAAAAGGTTTGACCTATATGGTTAAATCTTTGAAGGGGTATAGAAGTTTGATTCAGTTCTTCCGTGATGGTGGAGCAGACCCTTGGGGTGAAAAATTTAAAGATAAGATTTTGATTCTACCACCTGTAGAACAATATTTCGTTTCAAAACAAAAACGATTATTTAAGGGGTATGAAGACTATGATGACGTGTCTCGATTGGTATTCGACTTAGAGACGACCTCACTCGAACCAAGAGACGGTCGTATCTTTATGATTGGTATTAGAACAAACAAAGGTTATAATAGAATTATCGAATGTATTGATGAGACACAAGAGAAGAGCGGTATTATCGAGTTCTTCAAAGTAATTAATGAACTCAAACCAAGTATTATCGGTGGTTACAACTCAGCAAACTTTGACTGGTATTGGATTTTTGAAAGATGTAAGGCGTTGGGAATTGACATCAAAAAAATATGTCACTCATTACATCCCGAACATTCCATATCACAAAAGAAAAACTTGTTGAAACTCGCAAACGAAGTTGAGGATTTTATGCAGACTTCTATTTGGGGTTACAATGTAATTGATATTATTCACGCGGTCCGTAGAGCTCAAGCAATTAACTCATCAATCAAATCTGCGGGTTTGAAGTATATTGCAGAATATGTAAACGCAAAAGAACCAGACCGAGTTTATATTGGTCACGACTCTATTGGTAAGATGTATCAGGAAAAGAAAGAGTATTGGTTAAACATCAAAAATGGTGAGTATCGTAAAAAGGGTGACTATGTTGATTTGGATAAAAAGTTTCCTGACACTTATCTATTAACTGATGGTGCCGAATTGGTTGAACGATATCTCCAAGATGACTTGGAAGAAACCTTAAAAGTTGATAAAGAATTCAACCAAGCATCGTTTCTACTTGCATCAATGATTCCAACAACATATGAGCGAGTATCTACAATGGGTACGGCAACACTATGGAAGATGTTGATGTTAGCGTGGTCTTACAAACATAATTTGGCAATACCAGCAAAACAATCCAAGACAGACTTCGTAGGTGGATTGTCTCGTCTACTTAAAGTAGGGTATTCTAAAAGCGTATTAAAGCTCGACTTCTCGTCACTTTATCCATCAATTCAGTTGGTTCACGATGTGTTCCCCCAATGTGACGTAACAGGTGCGATGAAAGGTATGTTAAAATACTTCCGTGATACTCGTATCTTGTACAAACAACTTGCTGAGGAGTATTATGAATCTGACCCCAAAAAATCAGCATCATACAACAACAAACAGTTACCGATTAAAATCTTCATCAACTCGATGTTCGGTGCGCTTTCAGCTCCACAGGTATTTGCTTGGGGGGATATGTATATGGGAGAACAGATTACTTGTACGGGTAGACAATATCTTCGTCAAATGATTAAATTCTTTATGTCTCGTGGTTACATTCCACTTGTAATGGATACGGACGGTGTGAACTTCTCGTCACCTGAAGATGTTGATAGTCACAGATACATTGGTCGAGGATTAAATTGGAAAGTAAAAGAGGGTAAAGAGTATACGGGACCTGATGCTGACGTTGCAGAATACAACGATATTTTTATGAGAGGTGAAATGGCACTGGATACCGATGGTGTTTGGCCATCGTGTATAAACCTTGCTCGTAAGAACTATGCTCTACTTACCGATTCAGGTAAAATCAAATTGGTTGGTAACACAATCAAATCAAAGAAACTACCTGGTTACATCGAAGAGTTTTTGGATAAGGGTATTAAACTTTTATTAAAGGGTGATGGTAAATCATTTGTGGAGTATTATTACGAGTATCTACAAAAGATTTGGGACCAACAAATTCCTTTGGCCAAAATCGCTCAAAAAGCTAAAGTTAAACAAACACTACAGGACTACAAGTTTCGTTGCACACAGAAGACAAAAGCGGGGTCTCTGATGTCAAGACAAGCACATATGGAACTTGCAATTCATCACGGATTGAATGTTAACTTGGGGGATATGATTATGTATGTTAATAACGGACAAAGAGCTTCTCACGGAGATGTTGTTAAGAAAGGTGATACTGTGACGTTAAATTGTTATATGTTGAACCCTGAAGACCTTGAGAACAACCCTGAGATGACTGGCGAATACAATGTTGCGAGAGCAATTACAACGTTCAACAAACGTATTGAACCGCTTATGGTTGTATTCAAAGAAGAAGTAAGAAAGAGTCTAATTGTTGCTGACCCATCAAAAAGAGGTTTATTTACCACAGCTCAATGTGAACTTATCAATGGTTTACCTTTGGGTAATGGAGACCAAGATGAACTTGAAGAAGTTATGACAATGTCTGACGGTGAAGTTTCTTATTGGAAGAAACGAGGTCTTGAACCTGATTATATGTATGAATTAGCCGAAGAAGGTTGGGAACAACATATTTAATATTATGAAACTGAAACACATCGTTGACTTTAGTGTTAACAATCCCGAAGCCGATTTTTGGTTAATTCGTAAAGGAGATGAAACAACTGTTGGAACACCTACTCGTGAGTTTTCTCCTGAACATATTGGAGTTACGGTAACTCGTCCTGATTTGGTTATACCTGATTATCTTTACTACGTATTTCAATACCTTGTAAGTCAAGGTAAGATTGCGTCGTTATCTCACGGTACAACTAGATTAAAAAATATTACGATTAGTGATTTAGGTAATATTTCTATAAATTAGTTTGATTGACGTGGAATGGGGGTATCATCAAATTCTGTGATACCATTATTACTTAATATCTCTCTACCAATATTCTGTAATTCACCTCTTCTACAAGTAGACCAATACCAAGCGATGTCGTATTGATAAATTCTATGGTCAGTATCATACCATCTTGGTGTTCCTTCCAACTCACTACTCCAAGGATTGTCAGTATCTAACACGTTTGATTTAAAGAAATTTTTATCCCAAAGACCCATTTGATGTCCCATTAAATACCGTGAATTTTGAGTATACCTAAATAGATTATCTTCAACTGAAACATAATTGATTTCACCCCAAGCACATTTATGAAATCTCAATGAGTGTATATCAAGTTCATAAAACTTGTCCAAATATTCTTGTTTAAATTCAAATGGTGCATACGCCCAATTGTCTTCTTGCATATAAAATAGAATATCAGAAGGAACTTGTTCAAAACCTTTTTTGAGTCTATATCCCCACTCACCTTTACCTGATTTAATGTGGTTAACTTCATTAACAAATGAAGGTTCTTTTTCTTCAGTTAAGAAGTAAATTGGTCCGTGATTTGTAGTGTATTTTTTAAATAAATGGTACCAAGTGTCCCAATATGTAGAGTAGGCATCCATTGTATGGATTAAAATTGGGACTTCATTAATATTTTCTATTCTCATAGAAAAAAAATATGATTAATCTAAAAAAATTGAATATTAAGATTGTTTTAATCCATCTGATGATAAGATATACCAATTACCTGCACAGAATCTAAACTCAACACAAGCGCCCCAATCTAACATAATCTCATCATAAGCTTCATCAACTCTACCAATATCAGGTATAACTAAAACTTTAGTTAATGCTTTAACGACTACGTGGTCAGTAGTTGTACTATTTAATCTTAATTTAGAATTATCCACACTTTTTACAACAACACAAGATTCTCCTGCAGTGTCATAGTAAGCTTCAGATACGATTGATATTTCGGAAGTTTCTTGAACTTGTCCGTTAATAATTCTTTGGGATGGAATACTTTTAATAACCGCCATAATTAGATAACATAAATTTGACGAGGCATTGCCCTAAATTTCATTTGTTTATTCAGGTTTTCTGCCGTTAGAGCTTCTTTTTCCATTTGTTTTTCAGGACGTAATCTTTCAAGTCTTGCTTTTAATTCTTCGTCTAATTTAGTCTTTTCGTCTTTAGCTTCAGTTAAAAGTGACTGATAATCCATTACAAGTTCACTATCAGGGGTTTTTAAATTACCTGAGTATTTTCCTCTAACTCTCGCTAAAGTTTCTTTACAGTAAGCGGTAAACCATCTTCTAACCCATTGTTGTGCGGGAGCATTTAAATCTTCCCAACTTAAGTCTTCGATTGGAACGTCTGAAGGTAATTTGATAACGTCAGGATTGTCTCTTAAACAATCTTTTCTACTATCACCATCAACATCATAATACCAATACCATACGGCTTTACCTGCGTATTCAGAATAGTTACTCCAGTTAAAATTACCACCAGGTGTATTATACAAATGAACCATTTTTTTACCGTCCGGTAATCCTGTAATTCTATAGGTTAATGAACCACCTAAGATTCGGTTAAGAATATTTGCTTCTTGATATCTAATTAGGTAGTCAAAACCACTCATCATAAAGTACGAACCTGCGTTACCATATTGTGCATAACCCGCTTGGTTACCACCAAGACCTACGCCTGCAAAACCAAAATCAGCGGTACCCCAAAGAGCCACGTTTTGCCAAGGTTGGTTTGAAAACCATAGTAATTCGTTTACCTCACGACCTGCTGGTATCTCATAAGTTTGTGTGTTGGCACTAAGAATAAAGTAATCTTTTTTAAGAACCCAAGGACCAACTGTTTGTAGACCAACAATCTTTGAATATGCATAGGTGTATTGGTCCTCAAGATTAAATGTTCTTGTAATTAGTGCGTTTGCAACTGATTTTTCACTCATATTAAGGTTAACCAAGTTAACCCATTGAGATTCTATTAACCAATCTAAAACATATTGTTCATAGTCTTGGATTGATAGTTCCATTAACGAGTCCATCATTTCATCTTCAAGTTCAACACTTCTAAGTGGTGCACCTAACTGATGTTTAATTCTCGTATAAATTTTACTTCTTTCTGGTTCTGGAATTGCTGCCATACCTATAAATAGTTTATTAAAGGTTTAAGTTGTAAATCAAATCTGACTCATCAAAAACATACTCCCCCATAACAATATTTGGTGTGTTTCTGAAGATAACAACTCTTCTCATTTTTATGTTAACAAACACCATCCAATCAACATTATAGTATCTTACTTCACCACTACCAATAATAACTATTTTACCATCGGCAGGTTTTAATTCCATAAAACCCTTTACCTGACAAGTATTTTTTTGACCATTTATGAAAACTTCTAAGTCAATTTTTTGGACGGCATCTTTGACTGAACCAGACCCTGCAGTTGTAACAACTTTTGAATTTGGTATTTTTTCGGTAATTACTTTTTTTGCAAATTCTTCTCGTTTAGACCCTTGTTCATTTGTACGAAGTAATAACGACATCATATTTTGGAATGTTGCACTTTTTGGGTCAAAAATTCTGTCCTGATATTTTTCAATATAGTTACAGAGTCTTTTCATTTCTGCAACTTGATTTTGTGGTGGTACCGCAAATGATATTGGTTCTTGACCTGAACGAGTAATAACTTTATTAATATCTTTTATTAATGGACAAATTACGGTGTAGTTTGTGTTTAAATAATTTATATCTGAACGACCTTCTTTTTCTAAATTGTATACACCCGCTAATTCACCTTTAGAATAAGGGAACCACTTGTCAGCAAATTTTCTTTTAATTATTTTATTAATTGTGTTCTTGTAAACCTCAACAACATTTTCATTAACACTAAATAAAACTCGGTAAAAATCTTTTTCTTCTTTAGAACAACTTTCAGATTTACCTTCCAAGATTAAACCTTTAACTTCTTTTATTTCAGTTAAACGAGTCTCAGACCTCATCTTGTATAACCCCTCGACAAAATCCCAATTAACTGCGGTCCAAAAGTTTTTAATGTATTCGTCTCTTTTGTTTTTGTATTTTAGATAGTAAGCGTGTTCCCATAAGTCTAAACCTAACAATGGGAATCCCCCATCCTCAATAACATTCATTAGTGGATTGTCTTGGTTTGGAGTGGACATCACCTTTAGAGTATTTTTTTTAGTAATAATCAACCAAACCCAACCTGAACCAAATCTTTCTGTTGCAATTTTTTCAAATTCTTTTTTGAATCTATCAAAACTACCAAAATCTTTTATGATTCTTTGTTTAATATCATTACCAACTTTCATCGGTTTTGGTGATAACATATTCCAAAACAATGCGTGGTTAAACGCCCCACCTGCATTATCTCTAACTGCCTTTGGATACTTTGAAATGTTTCTTATGATTTTTTCTAAATCGTTGTTTTTTGATTTTCTTTTAGAGAGTAAGTCATTTAACTTATTTACATAACCCTTGTAATGTTTGTTGTAATGAACATTCATTGTTTCGGGGTCAATAAATCTTTTCAGGGCTGTGTAGGCATAAGGTAGGTCTTCAATACCTATCTTCTTCATTTCGTTAATTAAAACTTTTACCTCTTCTTTTTTTTGTTCTTGTAAAATTTGTTTTTCAACTCTTTCTACTGATTCTTGTAAGTGTTGCATATTAAGGTATATTTCCTTATAAATAACAGGAAGATACACTTTTATCTCATTCTACTAATCTCTTTCAAAATTTCCTCAACAACATTTGTTTCATCTTGAGTATCACCCATCACGGTTCCAATAATTTTTTTCTTGTTATTGAGTATGTCATAGATGATTCCTTCGATTGTATTTTCAAAAATTGGGTAGTAAACCAAAACATTATTTTTCTGTCCGTATCGGTAAGCTCGGTCCTCAGATTGACTGTGGTCAGACGGTAAGAATGACAAATCGTTCATAATAACAGCTTCAGCTGCGGTTAGTGTGATACCCACACCTGCGGCTTTAATATTACCGACAAACACTTTTACTTTGTCATCTTCTTGGAATCTGTCAACCGAATCTTGTCTTTGCGTTTTTGACATTGACCCATCAAGACGCACCGCAGATTTACCAAAGTGTTCACATATTTTTTCTAAAGAGTTTGTAAAATTACAAAAAATGATAACTTTTTTTCCTTGTTCTATTATGTTCTCTGCAAGTTCAATTGTGTGGTTAACTTTTTCATCTGCGATAACCTGTCTAACTTGAGTTAACTTTGTAAACTGAAGAGATAAGTTTTTACTCTCGTCAGGATTTTTTTCATACCAATTATAATAATCACCCATTACCTCCTCGTACAATTTTGACTTGAGTCGTAAATAAACTGGTGTTATGATTTTATCAGGTAAATCTAAAACGTCTTCTTTTAAACGACGAAGAACCGTTGTTGTAGTTCGGTCTCTTAATTCCTCCAAGTTAGACGCTCCCATTACATTCCAAACTTTTCTTGGTCCTACTTTGAACTGATATCCTGCACAATATCTGACAACATACGCCATCCAATTCTTAGCAACAGGAGAGTCAACCAACGATAACAAATTAAAATAATTAATTGGTCTTGATGTCATCGGGGTACCTGTTAATAACCAAAGTCTATCAACATCTTTAACAATATCGTTAATTAATTTTGTTCTTTGAGCTTGGACATTTTGAATGTAGTGTGCTTCATCAATGATTACTAAATCAAACTTGTCTTTAAAAATTTGAGACTTTTCTTTGTTTTTTGTATCGTGGAAATTTTTGATAATATCATAATTCATTATCAAAATATCGTGTTCACTTGAGTAGTTTTTACCTTCACAAACATAACTTGTTTTGTTACTGTAAAGTTGATATTCTCGTTGCCAGTTAATCTTTAAAGATGCTGGACAGATAATTAAAATCTTTTTAGCACCTGTCTCTAATGATGCGATAATTGTTGAGGTAGTTTTACCTAACCCCATATCATCAGCCAAAATGTATTTCTTATTTCTTAATAATTGTTCGATTGCAATTTTTTGGTGGTCCAATGGAGGACGATGAGAATATTTTGAATAATCTATTTCACCAATATTAACCTTATTGTCTTTGATAATAGATGCCTTCGGAACCCAATATTCTTGTAATTCATCGGATTCAAAAAACTTTCCCCAAATATGAAACGCTTTATCTCTTTCACATAAAATCTTTTCCACCCACATTTTTTCGGGGACGGTCATTAAGAATTTATCATCAGCAAGTTTTTGTGAAAAGTATGAATCAAGTACCACCCATTTACGAGCAACTTTAGGTACAACATCTTTATTCTCAAAGATGTAATCACATTGGCTTCTTGTAGGGAAAAATTTAGGGTTTTTTTCTAACTTAATTTTTAAGTTAATAATGTGGTTATTGGCCCCTTGGTATTCCTCTAAAATCTTGATTGCCTTCGATTCTATTGTTCTTGGTTCTGCCATCAAAAAGCATTTTACATAATAATAATCAATATAATTGTATTTATCAATATGGGAGAAAAATTAGTTCCAATTACAAGATTAGGTAAATTCTTTGGTGGTGAGGATTATGCCCTTGATATTGCAATGGGTTCAGAGTGGTTAGAGGGTGATATGAACTTTACCGTAATCCTTTATAGAGTCGACAGATATAAAACAAATACTGATGATGTTTATGGAGAAGCTTTGGAAGGTGGTATCAAATACCTACCCCCTGTTGAACTTAAGGGTCTTGTTCAAATTATGGCACCTACCACACAATTCTTAGGTCAGAGTAGGGTTGAACAAATGGAACCTGGTAATATGAAATTTTCTGTTTACCAATCTTATCTTGATGAACTTGGTGTTGATGTAATGTTTGGTGATTACTTGGGTTATTATTTAACTGAAGATAAGGTTAGATATTTCTCTGTAGCCGATGATGGAAGGGTTACTTCAGACAATAAACATACGTATGGTGGTTACAAACCATTCTACAGAACAATTATCGCAACCCCGGTTACGGTAAATGAATTTGACGGATTTTAATGAAAATCATCATCACAGAGAGACAATACAATATGTTAAGACTACAACGAAGATTGGGGTATGTCGATGAACACATAAGTGACTTGGACCGTGATTCTGTTTGTGATTATTGGAGTAAAGATGAAATTAGAGAATATGTTGATTCATCAATGGCAAATATTGTCGAACAATTATGTGAACAAATTGGTAATGATGATTTATATGAGTATATCTATCAATATCTTATTGACAATGGGTATCAATCACAATTTAGGGATTTCTTTATTCACACCTACGATAACTATTGTTCAAAATAATTATAATATATGAAAATACTAATTACTGAATCACAATTTGAATCTGCCTTTTTAGGTAAAAGAGTTATGGTGTATTATAACCTACACAAACATACTTTTTCAGTAACGTTTGATGGTAAGGTTATTATGCACGCCGACTTTGTAAAATTAAGTGATGTGGAGTTCAGAGTTAGAAAGGGTGGTAGAGACCGAGTTCGTCGTGAAAAATCAAAAAATGTTCACGCATTTGTTATTGGTTACTTGGAAGATTTTTGTCAATACCCTTGTGAAAATATCCCTAAAGAACCAAACGGTATTGTTGTAACATATAAGCCCGATGTTTATGACTCATTTGTTTACAAAGATACTGAAGAACCAGTATTTCACGCCAATGCGGTTGATATGGTAAATCGTAAAAATAAAATTTTTATTGTTAATAACTAATATGGGGTTCCCAAAGCAAATAAAACCAAACATAGATTTAGTTCCACCAAAAATTTTATCCGAAAGAAGACGAGAACTTCTTGAGTATATTCAAAAAGATGGGACATATCTACCAAAGTCCGTATTACACGCTGATTTGGATAGGGGTATGCTCGATTTTGTTAAGGATTCTTTAAAACTTGTTGTTGAGGGTAAAACAGTTCCTGTTATTGATAAAATTATCACAACACAAAATTGGTCACAGTTTACTGAAACTTGGAACTTCAAAGACCCTGACTTCAATACGAACCCACCATTTATTACAACAGTTAGAAATCCTGAAGTTAAATACGGAACCAATCCATCCACACAGTATACTATTCCAAATAGAAAACAATTTTATTATGCTACAGTTCCTACTTGGAACGGAAACGTAAAAGGGTATGATGTTTATACAATCCCCCAACCTGTTCCTGTGGATATAAAATATAGTGTAAAAATAATCTGTAATAGAATGAGAGAGTTAAACACATTTAATAAAAATGTGATGCAAACTTTTTCATCAAGACAGGCATATACCTTTATTAAAGGTCAGTATGTTCCAATCATTATGGATAACGTTACGGATAATTCTGTTATGGATTTGGACAAAAGAAAATATTATGTCCAAAGTTATGATTTTACAATGTTAGGTTACTTGATTGACGAAGAAGAGTTCCAAGTAAAACCCGCGGTTAGTAGAGTATTAGAATTATTTGAAGTTGATGCAAGTTTGGCAAATGCTAAACGAGCAGAGATTATGCCACCAAACCCAAATGAATTTCCATTCAATTTTATTTACACATCGGGTAATACAAGTTTAAGTGATATTGTTGATTACCGAATTGATTTAAATTTAATGGGTACAACAAATGTTGATTCATTTGATGTTTACATAAATGGCGATTACTATGGTTCTGATTTAGACTTAATCCAACTCAACACAAATGATATTATTTTGATTGAGGTTAATAAAGAAACTGTTGGTCAAGAAGCAAATATAGACTTTGTTGCCAAGTTGGTTTAATCCTCTCCGTAGATATCTTTTTTTTCTTTACACTTTTCGGCAATTAAGTTTTCCAAAAACTTATAAATCTTTAAACCGTGTTTTTCACAGTGTTTTTTTAACATTGTGTGTGCTTCAACAGAAATCTTTAAATTCTTTATTTTATGAGGTGTTTTGTCCATAAGGCAGAATAAAGGCAGAATAAATTCTTACCGTTTACAAATACATATTCAAAAGTCAAGTTTTTTGTGTTTTAATCAAATATTTATGATAAAAATAAATTCATTTTTAGAAAAGAATAACTAAATGGCAACAGCACAAGCAAATCAAAAGGTTTTCGTCTCACCCGGCGTTTATACTTCAGAAACAGACTTATCTTTCGTAGCACAAAGCGTAGGTGTTACAACTTTGGGATTAGTTGGGGAGACTTTAAAGGGTCCAGCCTTCGAACCAATCTTCATTACAAATTACGATGAATTCCAAACATTTTTTGGTGGAACAGAACCAGTAAAATTTATCGGAACTCAAATCCCTAAATATGAGGCGGCTTACATTGCAAAGTCTTACCTACAACAATCTAACCAATTATTCGTAACAAGAATTTTAGGTTTGTCAGGGTATGATGCTGGTCCATCTTGGTCAATTAGATTAATTGCCAATGTTGATGGAACAACTGTTGGAATTGACACAGGATATGCTATCCCTCAAAACTTTACTGCAAACTTTAGTGGATATTCATCAGGTAGTACGATTACATTCACATCGTCATTACCTTCAGTGTTATCTAATGAGTTGAATGTTCAGTATACATTAGCGGATGGTTCAACATCAACTTATAATTCAGACATCACATCGTTTGTACAAAGTATATCAGGTAATACAAATCTTTCAGCAACAACTGCAGTTGTTTACGGAGCAATCCCAACAACAGGTTATACAAACCTTGATGGAACATTTACAGGTTTAACTAACCAATTTGGTTGTGATAGTATTGATTTGGAAGCTAACGATTTAACTGACGGAAACAACGACACTTGGTTCTACGCAGCATTCAATCCAACAACAGGTAATGGTTACTCAGGTTATTCTTGGGATTATGCGGTTTCAAATTACTTTACAGGCGCTTCGGGAACATTCTACGGAACATTGTCAGGTAGTATCTACACTTATAGTGGTACTGCTTATACAGATTACAATAACTTGGTTGTTGCAACTCTACGTTCAAGAGGTATTTCAATCTATGACGCTAACGACCACGGTATGACTTACCAAGTTACAGGTCTTACAGATTTACAAATGGTTACAACAGGCGCATACTCAGGTATATCACAAAGTCCTTTTGCAACATTCCAATTGAGTGGGGCAACTTATCAAGGTTCAGGATTTACATTTGATGTATCATTCCAATCAAATAATTCAAATTATATTACAAAAGTATTAGGTGTGACAAACTTCTTCAAACCAAGAACTCAAGTTCCTGTATTTGTTGAGGAGTCTTACCCTGGTCTTTTAAACTATGGTTATAATAAAGGTTACATTAGAGGTATTCAGCCAGAAATGGTTGCTTTACCTGAAGCGAGAGATACTTCATCTACAACGACAATCGCTTGGTACCTTGATAGATATCAAACACCTAAAACACCTTATGTTGTATCTGAATTAAGAGGTAACAAGGTTTACAAATTATTTAGATTTGTTTCTATCTCTGATGGTAACTCAGCTAACACAGAAGTTAAAATTTCAATTGCTAACCTTTCGTTCAGTAATATGACATTTGACATCTTAGTTCGTGATTTCTTTGACACAGATGCTAATCCTGTTGTTTATGAAAAATACACAAACTGTACGATGGACCCGGGTTCAAACAGTTTCGTAGCTAAAAAAGTTGGTTCATCAGATGGTGAATATCCTTTAAACTCGGCATATATTATGATTGAGTTATCTGACGAATATGTAATAGATGCACTTCCTTGTGGATTCTATGGTTTAGAATCAAGAGTTTACGAAACAGCATCAAATCCATCACCTTTCGCAATAATCAAAAACAAATATTATTATCCAGGTGAAACAGTATTTGACCCACCATTTGGTACAACTGCAGGTGGTTCTAACATTGTAACCTCATCAGGAGATATCGTAAGAAGAACTTACTTAGGTTTTTCAAGTTCTTTAGGTATTGATTCTGACTTGTTACAATACAAAGGTAAACAAAATCCTGTTACTAACTGGTACTTGGCTACAGAATCGGCACCTTGGAATTACTTAACACAAGGTTTCCATATGGATTCAGGAGCAACAATTGTAACTATCGGTGATGCATTCGTAACTAGTGGACAAGCGGCGTTTGTTTGTGGTGTAGCTAATTTCTCTGACGAACCTACAACTCAAGAAAACCCATACTACTTCTTATATTCAAGAAAATACACTATGTGTTTCCAAGGTGGATTTGACGGATGGGATATCTATAGAGAGTTTAGAACAAACCAAGACAGATTCGCATTAGGTGCATCAGGTTTCTTACAAGGTGCTTACCCATCAGTTAGATACCCTAACGCTACAGGAGACGGTACATTTAAAAGAATAGTTGTTGCTAACAACACTCAAGACTTTGCTAACACCGACTACTACGCATACTTACTTGGTATCTTGTCGTTCAACAACCCTGAATCAACAAACATCAATGTATTTGCAACCGCAAGTATCGATTATGTTAACAATTCTAACTTGTGTGAATTGGCAATCGGAATGGTGTCTAACGAAAGAGCGGACTCTGTTTACATTGTAACAACACCTGATTACAATATGTATACACCTGACGCTAACAGTCAATTTGAAATTATTTACCCTCAAGAAGCGGTTGATAATCTTGACCAAACAGGTATCGACTCAAGTTATACAGCAACGTTCTATCCTTGGATTTTAACAAGAGATACTGTTAACAACACTCAAATCTATCTACCCCCAACAGGTGAAGTTTGTAGAAACTTAGCATTGACTGATAACATTTCATTCCCTTGGTTCGCATCTGCGGGTTACACAAGAGGTCTTGTAAACTCAATCAAAGCAAGATTAAAACTAACTCAAGAAGATAGAGATACTCTTTACCAAGGTCGTATCAACCCTATCGCAACTTTCGCAGACGTAGGAACAGTAATTTGGGGTAACAAAACTCTACAAGTTTCTGATTCAGCATTGAACAGATTGAACGTAAGAAGATTGTTACTACAAGCTCGTAAGTTGATTTCAGCGGTAGCTGTAAGATTATTGTTTGAACAAAACGACGAAATCGTAAGACAACAATTCTTGGATTCTGTAAACCCAATCTTGGATTCAATCAGAAGAGATAGAGGTCTTTACGACTTCCGTGTAACAGTAAGTTCTTCACCTGAAGATTTAGACAGAAATACATTAACAGGTAAAATTTACTTAAAACCAACGAAGGCACTTGAATTCATCGATATCGAATTCTTCATTACTCCAACAGGAGCTTCGTTTGAAAATATCTAATAAACTACTAATTATAAGTGGGGTTAATCACCCCACTTTTTGCCAATATGAAAAGAGAATTTAAAGAAGGTATATCAAAACACGGGACACCAGACCTTAAGTATTACGCTTTTGACTGGGATGATAACATTGTCCATATGCCAACTAAAATTATTTTACAGAGTGAAGATGGTGATGATGTAGAAATGTCTACAGATGATTTCGCCGAATACAGAAGTAAAATAGGAAAAGAAAAATTCGATTACAAGGGTGAGACTATTGTAGGATTTTCTGATGACCCATTTAGAAACTTCAGAACACCTGGTGATGGACAGTTTTTAATAGATGCTATGAGAGCTAAACCAGGTCCTGCTTGGGATGACTTTGTAGAAGCGGTTAACAACGGGTCCATTTTTGCGATAATCACCGCAAGAGGTCATAACCCGAACACAATTAAAGAGGGAGTTTTCAACTACATCATAAACAATTATCAGGGTATAGATAAGGAAAAACTTTTAAAGAACTTAAGAAAATATCGTGAGTTTGCGGGTGAAGAAAAAATGACTGATACACAACTTATACGTTCATATTTAGAAATGAATCGTTATAACCCTGTAAGTTTTGGTGATGCGTCAGGAGCTCAAAACCCTGAACAAGCAAAAATAAAAGCTTTAGAAGATTTTATTTATTATATTAAATCGATGGCTTCTTTACTTAAAGGTAGGGCGACCCTCAAAAAAGACATTGCAAATAAATTTATTCCTGCTGAACCTAAAATAGGGTTTTCCGATGATGATTTAAAAAACCTAGAAGCAATTAAAGGATATTTTAAAGACAAAGAAGAAGGATTAACTACTTATTCAACAGCTGGAGGAATTAAAAAGCAATATTAAATAAACTGGAAACTAGAACTAGATACAATGCAATAGTAGAAAATTAACCTTTAAAAGTCAATAGGTAAAAAAACTACAAATTGTATATTTATAGATAAATTAACAAAGTAAAAGAAACAAAGAACAATGGCTGATTTATTAATGAAAATGCCGATACCTTACGAACCTAAAAGAATGAACCGATTCATTCTAAGGTTCCCATCATCTTTGGGTATCAACGAATGGTTTGTTGAGAGCGCTGCTCGACCACACATTACAATTAATCCGGTTGAAATACCGTTTTTAAATACATCTACATTCGTTGCGGGTAGATTTAACTGGCAGACAATTCCGGTAACATTCCGTGACCCAATTGGACCTTCAGCCGCACAAGCTATGATGGAATGGGTTCGTTTATGTGCGGAATCAGTAACTGGTCGTATGGGTTATGCTGCGGGTTACAAAAAAGATGTCGACCTTGAGATGTTAGACCCAACAGGTGTTGTAGTAGAAAAATGGATATTATATGGAACATTCTTAAGTGATGTTAACTTTAACCAGTTGAATTACAGTCAGGATGGATTAGCAACCATTGCAACAACACTTAGAATGGACCGTTGTGTGTTAATTTATTAAGAATTGTTTATTTACTTTTTTTTCAATTTATATTTAACCGTAGAGCTAAACTCTACGGTTTTTTATTATGGATGAATCAGCACAATATGGACAGATGGAATTTTCATTACCACACGATGTGGTACCGCTACCATCAAAAGGAATTTTTTACAAAAATAAAAAAGACAGTGTAAAAGTCGGATACCTAACAGCTGCAGATGAAAATATTCTTATGGCTGGTGGTAGAGATATGACATTGAATCTATTAAGAGCCAAAATTTATGAACCAGGTCTTAGACCTGAAGAATTAATGGAAGGTGATGTTGAAGCGATTTTAATTTTCTTACGTAATACATCTTTTGGTTCTGATATGGAAATTACGGTAACTGACCCAAAAACAGGTAACCCATTCAAAACAAATGTTGATTTGAGTGAATTGGATATCAATAAAGGAAAGTCTCCCGATGAAGATGGAACTTGGACCGTTATGTTACCAATGTCAGGAAAAAATGTTAAATTAAGACCACTTACATTCGGACAATCAATCGAATTAACAAATCAGTTAAATACATACCCCCAAGGTAGAATCGCACCAAGAAGAACTTTAAGACTCCAAAGAGAAATTGTCTCAGTGGATGGAAATACTGATAAAGGTGAAATTGCTAAGTTCTCAGAACAAATGCCTTTAGCAGACTCAAAATTCATAAAGAAATTTATGGATGACAATGAACCCAAATTAGACTTAAGTCGCGTCGTTATAGCCCCGTCAGGAGAAAAGCTCACAGTGAATGTTGGGTTTGGGGTTGAATTTTTTCGCCCTTTCTTCTGAACATAGGCAAACTCAATTAGACGAATTTTATTATATGGCAAAACTTCTTCATATAGGATGGGGGGAGTTTTTGTCTATGCCCATTTTTTACAGAAAATATCTTTTAAATAAGTGGATTGAGGATAATCAAAAACCATAAAATCAAAGTAGTCCTATTTATAGAAAAAAAGAATCGCTATGGGTCAAATGGATGAATTATTTGAAAATTTAGAAAAGTTTTTTAAACCTTTAAAAACTTCCGCTGATATTTTCAACCAAATTAGTGATGCTGTTACAAAAACCAATAACGCTTTTGGTGAATCAAGAACAAGGGTTACAGAGTTTTCGACAAGTGTTGCTGATAGTGTAAGAGAGGTTACAAGACTTGGTGGTACCGCAGCTGATGCTGGTAGGGTAATTGCCCAAGTCGCTGAAGGGTCTCGAAGAAATATGATTGCCACTACCGAAACAATCACAGAACTTTATGCCGCTGGTAAATACCTTGATACAGAAGTTCAAAACCTTACAGAATCTTTTGGTAAAGCTGGTATGGAAGCGTCTTTAATCGCTGAACGAACCGTTGATAGTATAAGTTATATCCAAAGTTTAGGGTTAAATGCTAGGGAAATTATGAAGGACGTTGTAGAGAATATGGATATGATGAACCGATTTAATTTCCAAGATGGTGTTATGGGTTTAACAAAAATGGCGGCTCAAGCGTCTATGTTGAGGTATGATATGAATAAGACGGCTGAATTCGCGGACTCAGTTATGGACCCTGAGGGGGCAATAAAAATGGCGTCAACATTTCAAAGACTTGGTGTAACAATGGGGACTTTGGTTGACCCGTTTGCATTAATGGATGCTTCGATTAATGACCCTGGTAAACTACAAGATAGTATTATCAATATGGCCAAAACATATGCTCAGTTCAACGAAGAAACGCAGAGATTTGAAATTAATCCATATGGGTTAAGAATGTTAAAGGAAATTGGTCAAGAAACTGGATTGGGGGCAGAAAACTTGAAAAAAGCTGCAATTGCTGCGTTAGATTTAGATACTCGTTTAGCTGATATAAGTTTTAGTATTGACGCATCTGATGAAGATAAGACTTTAGTCGCTAATTTAGCTAAAAGAGATGAGGGTGGTGAATATATTGTTAAAGTATCTGATGAGGAAGGATATAAGAAACTTTCAGAACTATCTCAGGGACAGTTTGAAAAACTTGTAAAACAACAAGAAGATACTCCAAAAACTATGGAGGAAATCGCCTTAAAACAATTATCTTTTGACGAACTTCAAACTAATTATTTGAAATCTATGGCAGATGGATTAGCAGCTTCTCTTGTTGGACAAACCTCAGTATTTAGAAACTTAGAAGGTTTTAGAAGAGTTGGAGAAGACGTGCAAGGGGCGTCTTTTAGTGCTATGGGTAGTTCCCAAGACATTAGAAAAATGTTTGAAGGTGTCGGTGATGATATTAGGTCTTTGGTTTATAACGCGGCTCAGAAAAAAGACGCTAAAAGTATCGATGAAGCGTTAAGTGCTATTGAAAGTGCTTATGAAGGTACTAAAGATAAGTCAGCTGAAATGATGAAAACATTCTTAGCTAACTTGGGAGATAACAAACCTAAGAGTGAGATTGAAGGAATGTATAATAAAACTATTAAAATGATACAGGATAGTGTTGGATTGAAGGAAAAAAATGTTAAAATCCAACAAGATGTGTCTATGAATGGTACTGTTAAGTTTCAAGTTGAAACATCTCCAGGAATGACAAGAAAAGAATTTGAAGATATACTAAACTCAACAGAGTTTAAAAACAAAATCTACCAACAAGTTATTGAAAGTGGTAATAGAGCGATTGTTAAAAACCAATAAAAAAATAGTATAGTTTCTATTTATTAAATAAAATAAGATGCCAAGTCCATTAGATTTTCCTAGCTCAGAAGTTTTTAGAAAAAAATTAGTAGTAAGGAATCTCGTGCCATATAAAAAGTCTTATGCTTTTAGTCCTCCACAGAACTATGAAGTTATACAAAGAGACTTATCACCCGTAGATAGTAACGATGCTTTAATTGATACTCCTGTTTTTGCAAACGATTTATATCCATTAAATCAATATGGTGCTGATGGGGGTTATACACAAGTTGCCAATCCAAATACCTTAAACAATACTAATTCAAATGAGGGTGAATATGGATTCCAAGATGCTGATTTAGTTGATGAAGGACCACAAGCTGCTCAGGTAGGATTTCCCGGTGTTGCACCTGCTTGGAAACCATTAAATGTTTTTGGTAATAATTCAAACGCGGTTTTAGATTCTGCTCCGTTTTTTGATAGTTTTGATACGGTTAGCCCAAGTTTAGCTGGACAAAAGTATTATAACAATCAACCATACCCAACATTTGTTTCGTCTTTTTACTCACCATCTTCAATCCTTTTAAGAAATGACCCACAAGGTAGTGATGGGTTGTTGAGTCAAGACTCGTTTATTGCACAATTAGGTGCTCGTAGACTTAAAGATGGTTTTGAACAACGAATTGCTGATGGTATTAGACAAAATACTTTAGACCGTATAAACATATTAAATGCTGCTGGTGGTACAGGTATATTGAATATAATAATGGGTAGAACACCCATATTAGAACCTGTATACAAAATTACTGTTGGTGGAACTGTTTTAGGTGCTGCGGCCGATTTTATTGCTAGGATTTCAGGGACTTATGCCCCATACTCAATTATACCTGGTTCATATTGGGACCCATCAATTAATTCTAAACAAGGGTTTACAACACAACAATTGGCGGGGGCATATTCCCAAGCTAATTTATTTTCAGGTTTAGGTAGATTTTTTGGTAGATTATTAGGGTCACCTAAATCGGGTTCAGTGTTGTTTTTAGAAAATACAGGAACAGGAACAAAAAATTTATTATTTGGTAATTTAGATTACAACAGATATAAGCCAGGATACAACAGAACATTCTTTGATAGGTTAAGAGGTGGTTTAGTTGGTGGAACAGAAGATGATTCGAATTATTATATTGGTTCACCTAAGTCTGAACCTGGTGATATTTTTTCACCATCTGGTGATTTACCTGTTGACCAATTTGGTAGAGAAATATCTGCACCTGTATATGGTCCACAAGAACTCGCTCAGTTATATGAAGGACCGAGTAAGGCTGTTAAGTTGGGGGCTAACGGACCGACATACAGTAGTGGTGGTGATATATTAGGAGGATTTACTTGGGTGTCACCTAAGTATAGAGGTAACGCTGGTAAAAAAGTTGGTATAGGTGGTGAAATAATTGCTGATGACCCTGACTTCCCGTCATTAGGTTATCAGAACACAGAATCAACTAATAATGATTTTAGGGATGGTTCTATTTTAGACCAAACTCAAAGACTTATTGATTCCCAACCAAGAGGTGGTAGAAGACTACAACACGTAGGAAACGCTATTGACCAAGTATCTAAAGTCTTTAATGATGGTTACAAAGAACTTACAAAAGGTTCAAGAGTTATTAGATATGTTGGCGCAACTGGACAAGAAAGAGGTGCGGAATATTGTAGAGTTTTCCAAAAAGATACTCCTTATTTACAATACAATGATTTACAAAAACAAGATGGTATTACAACCTCAGGTAGAAAGTTTGCATACTCTGTTTTAGACAATACATACAACTTAAACATTGCTCCAATGAAGGGTAATGACTCTACAAATATCACACCTGAAGGTGCTAAAAAATATATGTTCTCTATTGAAAACTTAGCTTGGAGAACATCAAACAGACCTGGTTTAAGTGTTCAAGATTTACCTGTGTGTGAGAGAGGACCTAATGGTGGTCGAGTTATGTGGTTCCCACCTTATGGTTTAGAGTTTAGTGAGCAAGTACAAGCCAACTTTAAACCAACTGACTTTATTGGTAGAGTAGAACCTGTATACACATATAACAACACATCAAGAACTGGAAGTCTACAATGGCAAATTGTTGTCGACCACCCATCAGTGTTAAACTTAATTGTTAATCGAGTATTAGCTAATGAACAGTCAAGAGAAAGAGTTCAAGGGTTGTTAGATTCGTTCTTTGCAGGTTGTAAAAAATATGACTTATATGAGTTGGCTGAAAAATACTACCAATTCAACACACAAGATTTATTTGAAATTCAACAAAAAATCCAAAGTAAAAATGTTACAACTGAAGAGATAAGATATCTTGTTAATACGGTACAAACAGGTGATGGGTCAACAGGGGCGAATGGAACTCCTGGTGGTGGTAATACTAATATTGGGTCACAAACGGCAAACAATACGGACCAAACTAAAACTTACTTGGAAAGTTTTAACAATTATGGTTTGTATTTTGAAAACGATTACCCACTTAAAGACCAAACTGTTGAAAATTATACTAGTTATTATTCTGTTTATACAAACGCTAATACGAGAGCAATTTATGACAGAGATAGTGCCAACCCATCTGCGGTAAACAACTTCTTCCCAAGTGTTATTGAGTTTAATAAGAATAAACTACAGGAGATGTTGTATAAGTTAGATGAAACTTTAAAAATTAATCCTGACGCAAAAGTTGAGTTAATATTAGAAGGTAGTGCGTCAAAACCACAAACCGTAAATTATAACGACGCTCTATCCCAAAGAAGATTGGATTCTGTTGTTCAATACATCCGTTCTATTGGACAATTGGCAAATGCTATTGACGTAACAAAACAATTAACTTTAGTATTAATACCGAAAGGTGAAAATACAACTGTACAACCTGTTGGTCAAAATAATATGAAATTTGAGACATTTAATTGTGCTAATTTGGATGCTGATAGATTATCAAGACCTGAAGCCATCTATAGTGTAAATGCGATGTCTTGTAGAAGGGTTAAATTCAATCTTAATGTCAATATCCCAAGTGTACCAAAAACACCACCAATTATTGACCAATCATCACCAAAATATCAATCACAGATATCAACAGAGGTTTCAACCAAAACAACTGTAGAACAAGTTGTTGAAACAACAACAAGTCTTAGAGATAATATCACTAAAAGAGTTTTAAGAAAATTATTATCTGAGTGTGACTATTTTGAATTGATTAGACAAGAAACCCCTATGGTTTATGACAACCTTAGAGATAAATTAAAATTCTTTCACCCTGCATTCCATTCAATAACACCTGAAGGTTTAAACGGTAGACTAACATTCTTACAACAGTGTATGAGACCTGGTGATACAATACCTACGGTTAAAAACGCTACTGACGGGTCATCATCGTTAGAATACAATAATGCTGTAAACACTGCGTTTGGCGCGCCACCTGTCTTAATATTAAGAGTTGGGGATTTCTACCATTCTAAAATTATACCAAATTCTTTAGGTATTTCATATGAGCAATTAGATTTAAATCCTGAAGGTATTGGTGTCCAACCTATGATTGCTAAAATTCAATTATCATTCAATTTTGTTGGTGGACAAGGATTAAAAACGGCGGTTGATAAATTACAAAATGCGTTGTCATTTAACTTCTACGCTAATACTGAAATTTATGACGACAGAGCAGACGCCACTGATGATAGTTATAAAATTTTAGACCAACAGTTTATCAAAAACTTAGGTATTGAAGTTCCACCACCTGTAGTAACTGATACTGAAGATGAACAAACTGAGTCAAACGCTGAGACTATTGGTAAAGTTTTAACAACCGAAATTGGTGAAAATGAGACGACAGGTACAATTGATTATCAACAATTTATGACGCAGTTTGTTGGGTCAACACAAAATTATTTTACAACAGTATTAAATAAAAATAAGGATATTTTGAAACAATATAATAATGCTGTTAGACAAATTATTGCTTACAATAGAAATTATCAATATGGAGATTTTTATTACAATATTGAACAAAAGTATATCTTTGGTAAACCATCAACAATCCAACAATCAGTTGATTCTGTTTTCTCTAAATTTATAAATGATATTGATGATAATCTTGAAGGGTTTATGCTTTGGATGAGTAATCCAACCAAAAACTTCTCTAACAAATCAATTAGGCAATTGAAAGAGAATTATATTAGTTTTATTAGAAATAAACAAAGTGGTTTCCAAAATGCTTTAACATCAATAATTAACGAATTAGTTAACACACAAACTTCTTACATCCAACAATTAAATAGGACTAATGTTATTACATACCCTAACTTAAAAGATGGTACTGATGGATTTAAAGAGTCTAATGGTAACATTGTTGTTTATGAGATAGAAGGTACGGATAAAGTATCTGCAAATTATGCGGGGGCGACAAAATCTACTTACAATGAATTAACTGATGATTTGACAACAATAACCGACAGTCTTTTCCAATTCACACTTGATATTGAAAATACTGAAGAGTTTACGTTTGATAATCAACAATATGAATCATCTTTAATACCATCTGTTGGTGATACTGAAAACTATGATAGTGGTTCGGTTTTTGAACCAATAACATTGTTAAAATACCCTGAATTTTGGGAGAATGATTCTAACAGAAGACAGTATTTTATTTTGAATAAAGATGTTACTGATTCTAATTTATATCAATCATTTAAAGATGCGTTAATTGCTAACATATTAAACAATCCAACTATTATTGGAAATCAGGCGACTAACTTTGGGGAACAATTTGACGCTTATTGGATAGGACCAAGACCCTCAAGCGAAACACCAATTAAGACAATTTACAATTACGAAAATAATGCGGCAACTACTTTCTTGGATGGATTAGCAACGGGTCCGTTAAAGAAATATGTTATTTACACACCATATAATGATATAAATAAAGGTAGATTATTTACATATACTATAAACACATTACCTGTTCCACCACAAATAGATTTAATTAAGTCTTTAGGTTTGAAAAATAATTCGGATACTAATAAGACAGTATGGTCAACAGAAATAACAACAGATGTTGTAATCGGTAAAGTTCAATTATTATAAAATGGCACTTCAGTATTATAATAGATATAACCAATTTTTGATAAACGGACAACAAACAGTTGTTCCCTTTGTCAATATTTCACCAAAACCATCCGATAAAGTATACATTTATAAAGTTGGAAGAAGTAGACTTGATAAGGTCTCTCAGGAATATTATGGAACCCCATTCTTTGGTTGGTTAATATTACAAGCCAATCCTCAATTTGGTGGTTTAGAAAATAACATATTTGATGGCGCAATATTAACTGTCCCATATCCTTTGATAACATCTTTACAAGATTATAAATCCGCAGTAGACACGTATTTCTATTATTATGGCAGGTAATTCTTTTGGGGATAATTCAGGTAGTATTTATGCAGAGTCATTTGACAATATCATTGTTGTTGACCCTAACAAAGTTGTGCGTGGTGGTGTAAACGGTCAAACAGTAATTGAAGAAAGATTAGTTGACCACGAAAATTTGGTAATGTATGCCAACTTAGAGTGTGAACTACTACCAAGAACAAGGTTAAACGTAGGGGCATCCCCAACGACACAAACCGAAACAATATCCATTGCATCTATTAACTTTTTAAAACCAAACAGTGACCAGTTTATGAATACGGGTTACTACGATGATTTAACAGGTTTAAATTCAAATCAAGGTAAAGCAAGACTCCAAAGGTCTGAAGAGGTTGTAGAAGAGTATGGGAGAAAAGTTTACCGAGGTTCAACAGTTACGGACAAGAATGGTAGGACTATAGACCCCGGGTTGTTAGGTATTACAAGTATTTCGGTAATCACCAAAACATCTTTTATACCTGAAGTATCGATTGAATTTGAAGATGTTAGAGGTAAAGCATTATTTGAACAAGGAGAACAGTCACCATATGCAGCCTTCTTTCATTTACCATATCCACCATTTTATTTAACACTTAAGGGTTACTATGGACAGGCGGTTAGATACCAATTAAATCTACACACATTTGAGGCGAGATTTAATACAATGAGTGGTAACTACCAAGTTAGTTGTAAATTTTACGGATACAAATATAACATTTTAAATGAAATTCAGATGGGGCATTTGATTGCATTACCCCATATGTATTCTAAAACATTTACATACACAAACTCTATTGTTGAAACAGAGTCTGCAGATGATAATTCGGCGAACAATGCGGGTCAGAATATTCCGTCAAATGCTCAATCTCAAAACAACCTGAGTGTTACTCGAGTTAATGAGAGGGGTAGACAAAAAATGCACGAAGTTTACTCTGAATACAAAGCCAAAGGTTTAATTGATAAGAATTTTCCTGAACTAACAATAATGGAATTAGGTTACAAATTACAACAATTTGAACAGAACATTATTAATTCATATAGGAAAGTTGATATGCAGCCGATTACGGATGCGACATCTTATAAAAAAACACTTAACCAATATTATAAAAGTGTCAGAGACGCCAAAAATTCTTGGTTTACAACATTTTTGGACCCAAAACCATTTGTTTTAAAGGATGGTCAGTATGCTTATGTCTTCAAAAAGAATCTAACACAATCACAAAGAGTTACCGCTCAAAGTGAGTTAAGTGCTATTACACAAACATACAATACTAAGTTGGCACAAAACGGTACGTTTGGTGCTGAAGCAAAACAAAACTTTAAGATACCAAACCCAATAACTCCTTCGATTTATATTGAAAACTTTCAATTGGATAATATTGATTGGGAAAAAACATTTATAGACAGAACCTCGATAAAATACCCAACACCTGAAGAAATTAGTGCATTTATTGTAAAAAGTGCTGAACAATATTTTAGTGTAGTGGTAGAGGCGACACCCGAAGGATTGAAAGAAGTTAAGAAAAACTTTTATGTTTTTGTTGGTGCCAATAGATTTGACACCATAATAAAAAGTATGGAATCTCAAATTGACGCTAAAGTTACTGAATTGGAAACCAAATTAAGTGCTGAATTGGCTGATAAAGTAGAAAGAGCTGATACTGGAATTGGATTTAGACCTACAGTTAGAAATATTAGTGCGGTGATTATGGCATCAACAGAGGCGTTTATCAGATTGATGGATGATGTTCATATTCAGGCATATTCTGTTAGACAAGACCCTGTGAGAAAAAATGTTGTTTTAAATAACAATAGTACTTCTATAAAAAGTCCTGATGATGTCAACTACGTTCCGTTAACAGCAAACGCTAGTCAAGAATTTATAGATAATTCCCAACAACCTGTATACCCTTGGCCACAAGTTTTTGTTGAAAATAACGGTACCGATGACCAACCAAGATATACATTAACATATCCTGGTGATATTGCGTTTGTAAATCAATCAAAAGGGTATCTTTACGACAAATGGCCTGAGGTCGAATTTGTTGAAGAATATTTAAAAGGTACTGCGCAAAGAAATGACCCACCAATTTCACAACCTCCCGCAGACAATGATGCTGCAACAGTAAAAAGATTAAATCTAAATGCTTTAGAATTCCCTAATATTGGGTTAGCTTATCTTAATAAAGAAGAGTTAAAATATTTTTATGAAATATATGAGAGACAATTAATATACCAATTTTATACAGGATTTGGTAGAGTTACAAATGACAATACGTCTAAAACTTTTGTTGGTGACATTATTGGTATTACGGAAGGTACTAACATTATAGAATCTTTAGGATTGAGTAATCCATACTTAACTCAAAAGTTAAAAGAATATCCTTTTACTGCTAATAATTTTACCCAAACATTAGAAGCGTTTTCAAACCAAGGAACTGGTTTATTTTGGGGTGAATTTATACAAGACATTTATATTACACCATATCTTAAGAATTATACTCAGAACCCGTTTTCAATTCTTAGTACAAAATACTTGTCAAATACTGTTTCAAACTCTTTTGTTTCATTACCACAAACGCCACAATTACAACAATTCTTAAAGAGTACTAGCACAAACCCAATACAAATTGTAGATACTTTCCCGTTTACAAATCAGGATTGGAACATTAAAAATTTAAGTCAGTATATTTTAGGTGGTTCGGTTGACGTTGCAAACAACACATCAAACACATATAAAGTTTACGAACCAAAAAATATAATTTCAAATTTTACGGGTATTGATGATTATAATACAAACAGACCTGTAACAAACTTTAACTATCTAAACACTGCAATACCGGCACTAACAACAAATGTTAATACGTTTTACATAACAAGACAACCAGCAACTTTGTTACCGACAGAAGGTTATGTTGATTACCCAACAACAGGTTTACCCGTAAGAACAACAACCTCTATGTTGAACACACCTTATTTTGTTAACGCAATATTGGAGGGTGTTGCTAAAGAAAAGAATAAAGAACAATATCCTTATGTCGCGGCAGCGTTTTTATTCTTAAACTCACTACCACTCGCAACATTTAAGGACAGATATAAAACAAATCTTGCTGGTGTGACAACACCTTTAGATTATATTTTTGCAAGTTTCAAAAAGTTTGGTGCGTTACACAAGGTTCCATATGTTTGGGTATTAAAATATGGTGCGATTTGGCATAGATATAAAACACAAGTACAAACCAATCAGGATATTTTAGGTGGATGTTGGGGTAATTTTGATTACAAACAAAACTACGACCCTATTAATCAAAACACCGCCAAGACTTATACATTAAATGGTGTTGGTAAAATAACATTACAAACAGAAACGGTTGACAATAATGTTAAATACACCACAATGCAGGTAGGGTTCTACCCTAAATTGATTAATGAGTTCAATTACTTTTACAACTCTCAAGACTTGTATACTGCATATACTGATGGTGAAATTAATGAGTCCATTAAAAATGGTTTAAAGATTCAAAACCTTTCAGAATCAAATATTAATAAAAATACAACCAAGGATTTACAAACAAGGGTTATTGATATTAAAACATATAGTGTTTTATTACCTGATAGTATTACACCATCAGTTCCAAATACAGTTGTTTGTGATGAACCACCAACAACTCCAACATATCAATATTATGTAATACCATCGTTTGGGTCACAAATGAACCAAGTGAACAACGCTTGTTTTAGTACTACAGGATTATTAACACAAGAGTTGTATAATAATGAAGCGTTATTTAACGGTTCGGTTAGAGCATTTTGGAGTTTACCAAATTACGGTTATTACGATAACCAAACAATATATCGACCTGGTACAGGAAGTTATATGTTTGATGAAAACAATCTATTTGGTAATGTCCCATTTGAGTTGATTCAGACGAATGAATATTCAAAAATTGATGATGTGTTCTCAGTATTTGACAAACAAATATTGGACATATTAGAAAATGAATTTTTAAACTTCAGTAAAGCGTTAACAAATTTTAATATCAATGAGGAAAATTCTAATGTAATTGACCCTGGTGCGTCACTTTCAGTAGGTGGTGGATTTGAACAGTTTTCTGATTTGGAAACAACATACAGAAACTTCCAAAAGATGATGCGTTCATTGATGAGTGTTCAAATACCATTAAGTAGCGCCACATCTGAAGATTTATTTGAAACAATAATACAGAGTCAATTCAGTAATTCGATTGCTCAAATCCAAAACATTATGGAATATGACGTTGTATTGAGAATGGGTAACCCGACTCGTTACAACAGAAGAGCGGTGGACTCATATATCGGATATATTACTAATACATCTCAAGTAATCAATCCGTTACAATTTGGACCATATCAGAACAATTTGCCAACCAATGGTGGTACGGTTAGTTTGCAGAACTCTATAGCGTCAAACCCTGACGCGTGGAGAACACTACAACTTGAAGTTGGGTTTTCAACAATACCTGAACTTATTTACGATAATAATGGTTCTTACATAACCGACTTTTTTGTTCAGTCTAATATTAACTTTACGTCTGCAAATATTACAGAGTTATCACAAGTTATTAGAATGTATGCCACCCAAAGACTTGAAAATCCAAATTTAACTATCACTGAATTTACAGGTCAACTCCAAGGATATTTGAACACATATAACGCATTTAAAAACGTTGGTTTAGATAACACACTAATAAATGTAAGAAAGGGATTACCCGAAATTAGTGAATTACCTGAAAAAACAATACAGAGTAAGTTTGATTCAAAACAAGCTAAAGTAGATTTATATGAAGCATTCAAAGCATTGAATGATAAGTGGATTGCGGGTACTGATTACAAACGATACACCTTATTTGAAGATATGTTGTTCCTTGACAGAGCGTCAAGAAATATTGGAGATAAGGTTGTTGTGGATATTTTCAAGTTAAAACAAATTATCAGTGAAGACACAATCAACCTTAATATGGGTGTGTTTGTATTTTTAGCAGGTATTTTGACCGATAATCACTTTACGATAATGCCAATGCCTGCGTATGTTAACTTTTATAATGTACAAGAACCTACTTTAAACGCGGTACCTAATATACCAAGCACGATTGATTTTGCTAATGAAATGTGGGGAACTTACCTAACTGTTGACTACAGAAGGTCAGGACCAAAATTAGTTTGTTTCTATGCCAATAGACCATCATCGTATATTGATACTACAGATAAGAGTGTTAACAATTATTTATTTAGAACCGACACTTTTGACTTAAGAAATCCTGTTGGTAACCCAAATGTTGAAAACCAAACAAATAAAACAGATTGGGCGTTATCTAATAGATGTGTTGGATTTACGGTAGACATTGGGGTTAGAAACCAAAATATATTTTATTCTTTTTCAGTGTCACAAGATAACGGTAAGGCGACCGCTGAATCTGTGTGGACCATAAATAATATGGCCAACGCAGCATCTGGTAGAGATACCGCAACACAAAACAACTCGTTGTATAACATTTATCAGAACAGGTCATATCAATGTGATGTGGTTGGTTTAGGTAATGCGATGATTCAACCAACAATGTATTTCAACCTTAGACACGTACCGATGTTTAATGGTTCTTACTTAATTACTGATGTTACGCACACTATTACACCTGGTCAGTTTGAAACCAAATTTACGGGTGTTAGACAAAGTGTGTTGTCGTATCCATACACAGAAAACTTATTACAAAGTATTAATCAAAATTTGGTTGGTAAATTGATAACCGCTGTTACTCAAAGGAAAGATGATGATAAGGGAACCAATGCGACAACTACCCAAGGTAATAATGCAAACGTGTCAACAAATTCTAATACACAACAATCCGCACAAAATTCTTGTGACTCAAAAGTATTGGAAACACCTTATAAACAAGCTGGATATACATCAGTAAGTGGAACTCAAACTAAGTTAACGGCAAAACAATTCTATGACTTGTTAATTCAAAATGTTAGTACAACGTCTACAGATGCTATTGAGATTGAAAGATATCAAAACTTAAGATTTATAATATTCTTAATATCTTGGGCTGCAAGTGGTAACAAAGACAGTAAAAACTTCATTGGTTTAAACAATAACTTTGGAAGAATTACTTTAGATTATAATTATGGTGAGTTAAGAACTTATTTTGAACCAACATATTCTTGTATGGATATTGAAAATCTAAATGGATTACCACTTTCATATCCTGTTGCTAATTTTGTTGACCCTGTAGAATTTATGTTATTTATGAGAGATAGATTGATAAATAGAGTCGGGGATATTCAAAACAAATCTATTGAAACTTTCTATCTACAAAACTGGCCAGCAAATAGAGGAACTGATTTAACCTCAGATACACAGTTGTCATTCAACTTAATTGAAGGTAATAGGTTGGCGAAGAATCTTGGACTTGTTAGTACAATACCTGTGTTTAAAATCACACCAACACCTACACCAACAGCTAACAATCAAAATATAATAAACAACATTCCACCTACTTGTACTCCAAGCCCAACCCCTAGTACGACCCCACAATAAAATTATTTGAATTTTATAGATATTTATAAGAAAAATTGGTTATGGACCTAAATAATATGTTAAATCAGTATCTTGGTAAAAATGTAAGAATGTCATCAAAGGATAATGGTGACGGAACCAAGCAAGTTTGTGACTTAGACACTGGCGATTGTTATATCGTTAGAGAAAGAGATGGCCTTATTGAAAGAGCAGGACACGATGTCACTGCTAACAGAAGAGTTAGAGTAGAGACTCCACACGGTATAAAACAACTTTTAAACGGTTAAGAAAATGAGTATTGACAAAAAGATTCTAAAAGAAATACAAAGATATCATAGTATAAACAATTATATCACAGAACAGGAACTACCTGTTGCTCCTGAAGCGGCAGGTGAACCAGCTCTTGATGCGGCGGCATTACCACCGGCACCTGCGGATGCTGCAGCTCCTGAGGCGGCCCCTGTAACTCCTGAAAAAATAGATGTTGCAACTGATGATGAGGTTACAAAGATTGATGATGAGGGAGAATCTGCTGAGGGTGATTCAAACACTGAGGAGATAGACGTTACTGATATTGTTAAAACTACTGAAAAAATAGATTCTAAGCAAGATAAGTATTTTGAACAACTTTTTGGATACATCCAAAATTTAGAAACAAAATTAAGTGAAATGGACGGTTTAGTAGAAAAACTTAATAGTATTGAAACGAAAATTGAAAAATACAGAGAAAAGACACCGCAAGAAAAATTACAACTAAGAAGTTTAGATTCAGGACCATTTAATCAAAAACTATCAGATTTTTTTGACGATAAGAAAGAAGACTTTGAAAAATCAGGTAAACACGAATATATTCTAACATCGGATGAAGTTGAAGATGTAAATCCGGCTGAAATAAAGAAGACATTTGATGACGACGAAGAAGACGAATTTAGAGGATTTAAGAGTAGATAACTTTTGACTTTTATGATTTCTTGATTACATTTAGGGTTGTGGTAACACGACCCTTTTTATTTTATTTGACTAGTAATTTTTTAAACCCTATATTTGTAACACTAATTTTTTAACATTTAATTTTTATGAGTTCACTTGACGCAGTATTAGCACAGTACGAACAATCCAAATCCGGTGGAGGAGGAATGAGTTCAGAGGAAAGATTGAAAAAGTATTTCACACTTCTCCTAGATGAAAAATCAAATTCAGGACAGCGTAGAGTCCGTATTCTACCCACAGGTGATGGAAGTTCACCATTCAAAGAAGCTTGGTACCACGAAGTTCAAGTTGGTGGTAAATGGCAAAAGTTCTATGACCCAGGAAAGAACGATAATGAACGTTCACCACTTACTGAGGTTTACGAAGAACTAATCTCAACAGGTAAAGAGTCTGATAAGAAATTAGCGGACCAATATCGCTCACGTAAGTTCTACGTAGTTAAAGTTATTGACCGTGACCACCCTGAAGACGGTGTTAAGTTTTGGAGATTCAAACACAACTACAAACAAGACGGTATCCTTGATAAAATTATTCCAATTTGGAGAAACAAAGGTGACATCACCGACCCTGAAAAAGGACGTGACCTTGTCATTGAGTTGACCAAACAAAAAACTCCTAAAGGTGCTTTCTACACCGCAGTTTCAACTATTATGTATGACGACCCTTGTCCGATTCACGAAGACAAAAAAGTTATGAAAGAGTGGTTGGAAGATGAATTGACTTGGAGAGACGCATATTCTAAGAAACCTGTAGAATATTTGGAAGCGATTGCTCGAGGTGAAGTTCCACGTTGGGATTCTGAAAAAGGTGGTTACGTTTATAGTAATGATGAAGAAGCCACTGAATCTTTTGGAGGTAGCTCATCTTCAAGTAACTACGAAGACCCACAAGCAAGTTCACAAGTTGACGAGGACTTGCCGTTCTAATAATAATGTGAAGGACATTCTCAAGGTCAAACTGTCTTTGAGAGTGTCCTTTTTAATTTAAAAAAAAATGAAAATCAGAGAAAAAATGTATGAATCACTTATCAAGAAATATGAGAGTGAAATTGCTGAGGCAGAAGCAACTTTGATGGTGTATATGGAAAATCCTGTTGGGATTGGTGAACACCCACAACACATTGAAGAAATGGACAAGTTTATTGAAAAACTTGCAAATGCTAGTGATAAATTACAAACATTACAAATGTTTTACAAATACAATTATGGCAATCAAGAAAAATGATTTTAGTTCAGTAAAGAAGAAGTTTTCTACTTCAGCCAAATACAAACCCCAAAGGTTTTTTGACTGTGGTCCTGACTTCTTGGATGCTGTTGGTTTACCTGGTCCTGCGATTGGACACATCAATATGTTCTTAGGTCACTCAGACACTGGTAAAACAACCGCTATGATTAAGACTGCAGTTGATGCTCAGAAAAAAGAAATTCTACCTGTGTTCATTATTACTGAACAGAAGTGGAGCTTTGAACACGCAAAAATTATGGGTCTTCAGTGTGATGAGATTGTCGATACAGAGACAGGAGAATTAGATTGGGATGGTTTCTTTATCTTTAACAATAACTTTGATTACATTGAACAAATCACTGATTATATTAATCAATTGTTAGATGCACAAGAAAAGGGTGAATTGGATTACAGTTTATGTTTCTTGTGGGACTCTATTGGTTCTATTCCATCTAAAATGACTTATGAAGGTAAAGGGGGTAAACAACATAACGCAGCAACCTTATCTGATAAGATTGGTATGGGTATTAACCAAAGAATTTCAGGTTCTCGTAAATCTGATTCAAAATATGAAAATACTTTAGTTATAGTAAATCAACCTTGGGTTGAACTACCTGATAATCCTTTTGGGCAACCAAAAATTAAAGCTAAAGGTGGTGAATCTGTTTGGTTGAACTCTTCTTTAGTATTTTTATTTGGAAATCAAAAAGGTGCTGGTACAACTAAGATTACAGCGACTAAAGACAAGAGAACTGTTAAGTTTGCTTCTCGTACCAAGATTTCTGTAATGAAAAATCACATCAATGGTTTGGGTTACGAAGATGGTAAGATTATTGTAACACCTCACGGATTCTTGGCGGGAAAAGATACTACCGAAGAGAAAGCGTCTATTGAGCGTTACAAAAAAGAATACTCTGATTATTGGAAAGAAGTAATCGGAACAGACGGTGATTTCACTTTGAGTGAGGAAAAAGAGGACTAACCATAAACCCCAAATTTGTGAGAACATTATTAGTAGATGGAGATAACTTATTTAAAATCGGATTCCACGGAGTCAGAGAGTTTTATGTTGACGGAAATCACATTGGAGGGGTATTCCACTTCCTCAACACCTTACGTAAACAGTTGGAACAAAACGAATACGACAAGGTCATCGTTTTTTGGGACGGTAACAACAACTCAGTCAAAAGACGTGAACTATATCCTGATTACAAACTAAATCGGAAGAATAATATGACTGAGGAAAAACTTCAGTCATATTACTTCCAAAAGAACCGAGTAAAACAATACTTGGAAGAATGTTTCGTTAGACAAATCGATATTGATAATAACGAAGCTGATGACTTGGTTGCATACTATTGTATCATTTCTGATACGGAGACCAAAACAATTTTTTCATCTGATAGAGATTATATGCAACTTTTGAGTGAGAAGGTATCCATCTACTCACCCATTCAAAAATACCTTTATCAAAAAGGAGACAAAGTCCGTTTGGAAAAAGAATGGATACCTCACGAAAATATTTTTGTTTCAAAAGTTATGTTAGGTGATAAGTCTGACAACATATTTGGTATCTACAGTTTGGGTGAAAAAACCTTTCTAAAATTGTTCCCTGAGGTGCTTGAAAAACCCGTTTCTGTTGACGATATTTTAACAAAGGCAAAACTTTTACAAGAACAAAACAAAGACAACAAAGTATTGAAAAATATTTTAAATGGTGTTACAAAAAATGGAGAATTTGGTGAACATTTTTATAAGACCAACAAACAAATCGTTGACTTACATAACCCAATTATTTCTGAAGATGCAATGGAAATGGTGAGGTTATTTTATGAGGAGTCTTTGGACCCTGAAGGTCGTACATCTAAAAACATAATTCAGATGATGAATGATGACGGGTTCTTTAAGTATCTTCCAAAAGATGACGATTCATTTGTAAACTTTATCAAACCAATATTGAAACTAACAAGAAAAGAAAAAAGAAAACACAAACAAACCCTTAATTAATTTTTTATGAAAGAAGAACAAGTAGTTAAATTGGAGCTCCTCCTAACATTGAACGACAACATTGTTGTTCAAAGATTCTTTAATGTTCGTAATTATAACCCAAGTGCACATCGTTCAGTACAGACACTTGAGATGTTAAAATACGTTCAAGAAACCCTTCAATATGATTTGAAGATGAAAACAGTAACGTATATGATGGACAATCAAGATGCGATTGCTGAAGACCCTGAAATCCTAAATACGTCAAACACCGACGATGCGGAAAACTTTAACATTTTCTTAAAATTGGGTGACAATGTATTACTTCACAGAATTTTTGATGGAAAACTTTTCCCACCAAAAATCCGTTACACTGTCGATGTTAGACCTTTCCTGAAGGAATTTCTTCGTAACTTTACAGAATTATTTTCCGTTGAAAATTTAACATACAATTACGCGGGTTATGACCTAAGTAAGTAATATTTATCAATACTCTAAAGCTCTATATGAATAAGAATTTCGAATATCTAGGAAACACGTTTCAAATACAATTACTCAACCAAATTATCGTAGACAAAGAATTCGCACAGTCCATTGTGGATGTGATAGAGCCCACCTATTTTGATAACAATTACTTTAAACTTATCATTACGATGGTTAGAGAGTATTATGCCAAATACCAGTCTACACCATCTTTTGAAACTCTTGAACAAATCGCTAAGGCGGAAACTTCAGTAGAAATGGTATTAAAAATCCTCTTGGATACTTTGAAAAAAGTCCAAGAGGCACCATTTGAAGGTGCTGTGTTTGTACAAGAAAAGGCGTTAAAATTCTGTAAACAACAAGAGTTACAGAAGGTAATGAATAAAGCCCAAAAGATTATCAACGAGGGGGACTTCGAATCGTATGATAAAGTTGAAGGTTTGGTTAGACAAGCTTTACAAGTGGGTGAAAGAGAGACTGGTGTCATTGAAATTTTCTCTGGTTTAGATGATGTCTTAAATGATGATTTTAGACACCCAATTCCTATTGGAATACCTGGTATTGACAGATTGTTAAAAGGAGGTTTGGCAAAAGGAGAAATTGGTGTTATCTTAGCACCTACAGGTGTTGGTAAGACAACTATTCTTACCAAAATTGCAAACAGTGCATTCAATATGGGATACAACGTACTTCAAATATTCTTCGAGGATAACCCAAAAATTATTCAGAGAAAACATTTTACCATTTGGACTGGTATTGAACCTGATAATCTCGCAACAAGAAAAGATGAGGTTATTGAAAAGGTACAAGAAGTACAGAACTCAATGCCAAACAAACTAATATTGAAGAAGTTACCTTCAGATACTATGACTATGAATCAGATTAAAAATCAAATTCGTAAGATGGTTGCTGATGGTACTAAGATTGATATGGTTACTTTGGATTACATTGACTGTGTTGTTCCTGACAATCTTAGAAATGATGAGTGGAAGGCTGAAGGTTCGGTTATGAGACACTTTGAGGCAATGTGTCACGAAATGAATATTGCTGGTTGGACCGCAACTCAAGGTAACCGTTCATCAATATCTTCTGAAGTTGTAACTACAGACCAAATGGGTGGGTCAATCAAGAAGGCACAAGTAGGTCACGTGATTATATCAGTTGCGAAGACATTACAACAAAAAGAAATGAAATTAGCAACAATTGCAATCACAAAGTCAAGAATTGGTTCTGACGGTATTGTGTTTGAAAATTGTAAGTTCGATAATGAATTGATTATTATTGACACTGAGTCTTCAACAACATTCTTAGGATTTGAAGAACAACAAGAAGAAAAGAGAAAAGACAGAGTTAAAGAACTCTTGGACAAGAGAAAACAAAGAGAACAACAAAAACAAGCTTAATTTAAATTATGGAAAAGATATTAATAGAAAACCCTAACAGATTTGTTATTTTCCCAATTCAGTATAATGATATTTGGGAGTATTACAAACAACACCAAGCAGCTTTTTGGACTGCTGAGGAAGTTGACTTGTCAAACGATATACGAGATTGGGAGAACCTTTCAGAGAATGAACAATACTTTATTAAAAATATTTTATCGTTCTTTGCGGCTTCTGATGGAATCGTAAATGAAAACTTGGCGGAAAACTTTATTAAAGAAGTTCAGTACCCTGAAGCAAAATTCTTTTACGGTTTTCAAATTATGATGGAGAACATTCACTCCTTAATGTATTCATTATTGATTGATACATACGTATCAAGTCCTGATGAAAAAGATGAGTGTTTCAACGCTATTGATAGATTACCTGCAGTTCAGAAAAAGGCTAATTGGGCGTTGAATTGGATTAAAAATGCTTCTTTCCAAGAAAGACTTGTTGCGTTTGCGGCGGTTGAAGGTATTTTCTTTTCAGGTTCATTTTGTTCTATTTTTTGGTTGAAATCAAGAGGTATTATGCAAGGTTTATGTAATGCAAATGCTTTGATTTTTAAAGACGAAAACCTACATTGTGATTTCGCAATTCACTTGTTGAATAATCACGTAGAAAACAAACCAAGTGAAAAAAGAATTAAAGAGATTTTATTGTCGGCTCTTGAGATTGAAAAAGAGTTTATTACTGAATCACTACCTGTTTCATTAATTGGTATGAATTCAAATCTTATGAAACAATATCTTGAGTTTGTTGTTGATGGTTTATTGGTTAAATTAGGATGTAAGAAGGAGTTTAATGTTGAACAACCTTTTAAATTTATGGAACAGATTGCTGTTGAAACAAAAGGTAACTTCTTCGAATCACGAACTGTGGAGTACCAAAAAGCTAAATTAAATGAAACAATTTCGTTTACTGACGATTTTTAATTAAATTTGTAGAATTATGATGTCACTAAAAATCCAAAAAAGAAATGGAGACGATGCTTCGTTTAATCCTCAGAAGATATATCTAAGAATTAAACGTTCTGCTAAAGGTCTCAATGTAAACTCTGATGAAATTTTCATTAAAGTTATAACTTCAGTACCAACTGAAGGCAATATTACAACTAAAGAGCTTGATAAGTTGGTTTATGAGATTGCTGCCTCATACACAGGTAGTCACCACGATTACTCAAGACTTGCATCTTCAGTTGCAATCTCTTCATACCACAAAGAGACTTCTGATAGTTTTTCAGAAACTATGAGAATGTTAAATAACAGTGGTGTGGTTAATGATGCGTTAATCAAGATTATTGACAAGTATGGTGATAAGAACATTGATGATGTTATTAAACACGAGAATGATTACAATTTTGATTATTTTGCTTGGAGGTCTCTCCAAGAAATGTATCTATTGAAAACACCTGAAGGTAAAGTTGTAGAAAGACCACAACATATGTATATGAGAGTTGCATTGTGGGTTACAAGAACATTTGAAGAAGCGGTTGAATACTACAACTCACTTTCAAATCAGTTAATCTCACCAGCAACACCAATTATGATTAACTCAGGAACTAAAACACCTCAGTTGGCTTCTTGTGTGTTACATTATAATAATAGCGACTCACGAGATGGTTTGTTAGGAACGTTAAACGACATCTCAACATACTCTTCAGACGCTGCTGGTATTGGTTTGTGTATGTCAAACATTAGAAGTAAAGAAAGTCGTATCAGTTCTTCAGGTGGATATGCAGGCGGTCTATTAAAGTATCTTAAGATTGTTAACGAATCATTACGATATTTTAATCAACAAGGTCGTAGACCTGGTAGCGCGGCAATTTATATTGAACCTTGGCACAAAGACATTATTGATTTGTTAGAAATCAAGAAGAACACAGGTGCTGAAGAATTAAGAGCTCGTGATTTATTTACCGCTCTTTGGATTCCTGATAATTTTATGAGAGCGGTTGAAACAAATGGTGACTGGTATTTGTTCTGTCCTAATGATATTCTAAAGGCGGGTGTCAAACCATTACAAGAATGTTATGGTCAAGAATATGAAGACAACTACAACAAAGCAGTTGCTTTAGGTTTGGGTAAGAAAGTATCGGCACAAACAATTTGGTCTAAAATTGTTGAGTCACAAATTGAGACGGGTGTTCCATATTTGTCTTCTAAAGACAATGCAAACAACAAAACAAATCACCAAAACATTGGTGTTGTAAAACAATCTAATTTGTGTAATGAGATTTACCAATACACTGATGAGGACACAACGGCAATTTGTACCTTGTCTTCTATGGTTCTTAAGAATTTCATTAAAGATGGTAAGTTTGATTTGAGACTTCTTCACGATGAAACAAGAAAAGTTGTTAGAGCTCTAAACAAAGTTGTTGACATTAATAACTATTCAACTGAACAAGGTAGAAAAGGTGGAATGGAACAGAGAGCAATTGCAATTGGAACTCAAGGTTTGGCAGACGTATTCTACTTGTTAGATTATATTTTCACGTCAGAGGAAGCACGTCAATTAAATAAAGATATTTTTGAAACAATCTATTACGCTGCTATTAGTGAAAGTAATGAATTGTGTAGAACAGGTCAGTACCAGCCATATAAGTTTTTTGAAGGTTCACCAATGTCACAAGGAGTATTTCAGTTTGATATGTGGGGTCTTAAAGAAGAAGAACTTTCAGGATTTTGGGATTGGAACGGATTAAAGGATGATGTTGCAAAATGGGGTGTTTGTAATTCATTGTTTACTGCTCAGATGCCTGTAGCATCTTCGGCTAAGATTACAGGTTCATATGAAATGACAGAACCAGCTCACTCGGCAATCTTTAATAGAAGAGTTGTTGGCGGTGAGATTATGATTGTAAACAAGTATCTTATTAGTGATTTTGAAAAAATTGGTATTTGGTGTGAAGAGTTGAAGAATGAAATTATCTTGAACGAAGGTTCTATTCAAAACATTAACTTTAACAATTACTTGGACCCTGAGGAGAAAAGTTATAACAAAAAGGTTAAGAGAATCGAACACCTCATTCCAAAATATAAAACCATTTGGGAAATTTCACAAAGAGAGTTGATTGATATGGCGGCTGATAGAGGTCCGTTTATTGACCAATCACAATCAATGAACATTTATATGGGTAACCCAACTCTATCAAAAATCACATCATCACATTTCCACTCTTGGAGGAAAGGTTTGAAAACTTTGTGTTACTATGTAAGAACAAAGGCGATTTCTACGGGGGCTAAACATTTGGCGGTTGACATTTCTAAAATTCAAAAACCAAAGGTTGCGACACCCGAAACACCAAAAGTAGATTATTCGAATATGAATCTACCACCAAAACCTGAGAATAGTGAATTTGAATGTTTTGGTTGTTCATCTTAATCGAGACACTAATCCCGACACTATGTCGGGATTTTTTATTTTATAGGTATTTATAAGAAATAATTACAATTTATATTAGTATAGAATGGCTGAAGGTTTAACATATGGATTGAATTTCCCTTTTGAAAACTCAACTCAGGGTGATTACCTTTTGTTGACAGAGACGCAGTATAATCAGATACGTTCAGATTTATTGCATTTGATTCTAACAAGAAAGGGTTCAAGGTATTACTTACCAACTTTTGGGACTAGAATATATGAGTTTATTTTTGAACCTTTTGATGGTTTAACCTTTGATGCTATTGAGGCAGACATAAGGGATGCGGTTAGTCAATTTATGCCGAACCTAATTATAAACAATATTTCAATTGAACCTGCGGACCCTACAGTTGAAGTTGAATATGCCCGAGGAGAAAATTTACCAATGCAATCTAACGAATACGTTTATAAAGTACCTGGTAAAGGAACATCAGAATATACCGCAAAAGTTAAAATAGATTATGCAGTAGATAATACGGCATTTGCACAAAGTGATTTTGTGATTATCAATATTTAAGAATAGATGGCAAATAATAAAATCTCATACACTTCAAGGGATTACGAAAGTATAAGACTGGAGTTACAAAATTATGTTAGAACATATTATCCTGAATTAATACAGGATTTCAACGACGCGTCAGTATTTTCAGTATTCTTAGATTTGAATGCTGCGGTTGCCGATAACCTACATTACCATATTGATAGAAGCATACAAGAAACTGTATTACAATATGCACAACAACGTTCATCAATTTATAACATTGCCAGAACATATGGTTTAAAAGTTCCAGGTCAAAGACCTTCAGTGTCAGTTGTTGATTTCTCAATTACTGTACCAGCATATGGTGACAAAGAAGATGAAAGATATTTGGGTATTCTAAACAGAGGGTCCCAAGTTTTTGGTGCGGGTATTGTTTTTGAAAACCAATACGAGATTGATTTCGCTTCACCATACAACTCACAAGGATTTCCTAATAGACTCAAGATTCCAAACTTTGACGCTAATGGAAACTTGATTAACTATACGATTACTAAAAGAGAACAAGTTGTTAATGGATTAACAAAAGTTTTCAAAAAAGTTATTGGACCTGCCGATGTAAAACCGTTCTATGAATTATTCTTACCTGATAAGAATGTTTTAGGTATTACAAGTGTATTATTGAAAAATGGTACAAACTATACAAACACACCAACAGCTGCGGAATTTTTAGGTTTAGCGAATAGATGGTATGAGGTGGATGCTTTGGCTGAAGATAGAATCTTCATCGAAGACCCAACTAAAGTTTCAGACGACCCGGGTATTAAAGTAGGTAGGTATCTACAAACTAATAACAAATTCATTTCTGAATTTACACCTGAAGGTTTCTGTAAGATGACCTTTGGTGGTGGAACAACCTCAGCACAAGACCAATTAAATGCCTTTACCAATTTAGGTGTCCCAGTTAACCTACAAACTTTATCAAATAACTTTTCATTAGGTTCAACATTAGTTCCTAATACGACCTTATTTGTTCAGTATAGAGTTGGTGGTGGACTTGCAACTAACTTGGGGGTTAATGTTATTAACCAAGTTGGAACGGTATCATTCTTTGTTAATGGTCCTTCACAACAAACCAACAGTAGTGTGATTAATTCATTAAGATGTACCAACCCGATAGCGGCTATTGGAGGTGCTAATGCGCCAAATGTTGAAGAAGTTAGAAACTATGTTACATATAACTTTGCAGCACAAAAAAGAGCGGTTACTGTAAATGACTACGAAGCAATTTTAAGAACAATGCCAAGTCAGTTTGGTGCACCGGCAAAAGTATCAATCACTGAAAACAATAACAAAATACAAATTAACTTATTGTCTTATGATACTTCAGGAAAATTAACACCACTCGTATCAAATACTTTACGACAAAATGTTGCAACTTATTTATCAAACTATCGAATGATGAATGATTATGTAGTTGTTGGTTCTGCCGAAGTTATAGATTTGGCTGTGGAGGTTTTTGTTGTATTAGACGCGTCTCAAAACTCAGGTCAAATTGTTACCGATGTTGTTAATAAAATTGGAGATTACTTTAACCCTCAAGTAAGACAACTTGGTCAGAATGTATATCTATCAGAATTAAAAAGTATTATTCAAAACCAAAATGGTGTTATTACGGTAACTGAAATAATAGTTGAAAACAAAGTTGGTGCACAGTATTCATCATCACAAACTTCGATGGCATATGCTGACCCTGAGTTAAAAATTATCAGACCTGTAGATGATACCATATTTGCAGAACCTAACCAAGTGTATCAAATTAGATACCCACAAAAAGATATTAAGGTTCGTGTTAAGAATTTCCAAAATGTTTCCTTCTCTTAACTTGTTTATTTAATTTACGTTTAGGTTATTTTTTAAATACGTGTGGAATTCCTTTTCAAAATTCCAAAATAACTATTTATCAATAAAACCTGAATGGGAAAGTCATATAGGATAAAAACAGAAGTTGGGGTCGATAAACATATCACCTTAGAATTAGAACAAGATTTTGATTTTTTAGAAATCTTATCATTACAGATTTCACAAAATGACGTTTATAGTCGAGACTGCTCACAATACGGAGTTATTGTGGGTAGAGTTATTGCCAATGGTGGTTTAGGATTAGCAAACGCTAAAGTATCAATTTTCATTCCTGTCACACAAGAAGATGTTGTGAATGACCAAATTTATGAAATTTATTCATACGCGACACCAAACGATAAAAACGTTGATGGGTATAGGTATAATCTATTACCTTATGAACCTCAATACGTAAAACACGCCGCAACAGGAACATTCCCAACAAGAGAAGATGTTTTAAAAGACCCTGTCGCAGCTCAATTATATGACAAATATTACAAATATACTGTAACCACAAATGAAAGTGGTGACTATATGATTTTTGGTGTTCCTACAGGAGACCAAGTAATATTGATGGATTTAGATTTGAGTGACATCGGAGAGTTCTCACTCACACCTCAAGACCTTATAAGAATGGGTAGGGCAACTGAAGCTCAAGTTGGGGGAGATAGATTCAACTCATCTACAGATATTGATACATTACCACAAATAGTTTCATTACAGAAAGTAATTGACGTTAGTCCATTTTGGGGTGACCCAAATCAATGTCTTGCTGCCGTTAATAGAGTTGATTTTGATTTACGACAAGAAGCAAATATTGAAATAGAACCGACAGCGGTTTTTATTGGTTCTATGGTTTCAACTATAGATAAGTTTAGAGTTGCTGCGCCTTTCTTTGGTAACGATGGACCTCCAGGAATGATTCAATCCGCTTGTAAACCAAAAGACAATTTAGGCAATCTTTGTAATTTAACATCAGGACCCGGTCAGATATTATCTGTGAGACAAACTATATTCCAAGATGACCAAGGTAGACCTGTACTTGAAGAATATAGATTACCAAATTCAGGTAATGTAATTGACCAAGATGGTACTTGGGTTACTGAGTTACCAATGAATTTAAATTACGTGATAACCGCTGAAGACGGAAGCAGAATTTTTTCAAATGACCCGTCAGTCGGAATACCAACTAAAGCAAAATATAGATTCAAAGTTAAGTGGGCACAATCTCCTCAAGCAACTGAAAAAGTTAGAAGACCATATTATTTAGTTCCAAATGTGAGGGAGTATGGGTGGAGTAATCCTTTCCAAGACCCGACATATAATACCACTTCAGCCGCAGTTGAAAGTGAATTACAAAGCTCATATTATTTTGGGTTAGAATGGTCGGGATATACAGGTAACAAGGCGGTTCCTGCAAGTATACAAAATCAGAAACTGGCTGCGGCAATAAATTGTGAAGATACTTTTTATGAGTTTGATTTTAATAAAGTCTACACAGTATCATCTTTAATTGACCAATATAAGAGAGGGACTAATCGTGCAAAATTTATTGGTATTAAAGAAATTGATGACGATGAATGTGCGTCAACAGTTAATAAATTTCCCGTAAATGAAGGTTTTAAAAACTTTGATGCAATATATTTCTTATTTGCAATATTGATGCAAATAGTCCAACTATTCGGTTCAATACAAATCGTAGTATGGAATATTTTGGGGTCTCTTTGGAACGCAATTTCAGGGGTATTAGCACCTGTTGTAATCGGATTAATTTTTTATCTATCAGTATCATTCTTTATTCAAGCAGGAGCGGCTTTTCCTGCGATAGGTGTAATGATTCTGTCCGCGGCTGTTGGAGCGGGTCTTTTAATTTTAGGTATAAGATTGATACAAAACTATCAAAATTTTAAATCAAAAAGATTTGGTCCTATAAGATTACCAATGATAACATACCCCGGTTGTACTGCGTGTGATTGTAAACCTGGTGATACTTCAGATGATAATGGTTCAGTTCCTTTTTCATTACTAAGTCAATTTTCTAATAATGGATTGTATTTTGAAAAAATAAATGAGGGTTCATTACCATATCAAACGGGTGATGATACAGAATTGTCTGAAGCAAACAAAGGTGTTGTTGCATTAACTTTTTCGCAAGCTATGGGTACTAGAGTTGAGAAGGTTAATGAAATTTATCAATTTAAATCAACCGAGTCTGAAGTTAGTAGATTACCTGATTCTAAATATGAGGTGTTAAATGTGAAGTTAGTACCAAGAAAATTCTTTGCTTACTCAACAAGTATACCTATGGGAGCGAGAATTAATACATTCAACACAAGAAAAAAATATTTTGATGATATCAATAAAATGAGTGTCAGTTTTAACTACACCGGAAATACGGGTGTAAATCACTATGACAACAGCTTAACAATTGTAACATCAACTAATTTTGAAACTGGTACATTACTTACTTTTGTAAATCCACAAAGCAGTAAAGACGTTAACTATCTATACACAGGAGAAACTTTTGATGGTGCTTACATTACTGGTATCTCAGGAGAAACTTTATTTCCATCTGCAGGACCGATACAGATTGATTACGCAACAGGTCAATTCACAAATAGTAGTGTTACCTACTATTTGAATACAGGTTCAACCGAAACGAATTACAAATATCCTATGGATATTGAGTATTATCAAGTTATCACTGCAATCACAATGAGTGAGGCGTTTAACTTGAGTGCATCTCAAGGTTGTTCTACTTGTCAAACATATACTATAACAACAATAGAACCGTATACAAATGCACCTACTTCTACAACTATAAACTACATAGATTGTAATAACACACCTCAAACAGTATCGTTAGGTCCTACAGTTGATGATGGATTTGGAAGATACGACCCTATTAGTATGGATATTTGTGCGTGTCAACCACCAACTATAGACCAAGGTAGTATAACAGTTGTTGGTAACTGTCCACCACCAATAAGTTATGGGGGGTTTGTTGAAATGTTAGACTCATCAACAATTATAAAATACAACGCTAGAAATCTTTTAGCTTGGCCTGGTAACAGTGATGGTAGTGATTTATCAACTAAAACATTAAAGACACGAGATGTCTTTAGTGATTTTGATAATCAATATGTTCTGATATTACAAAGAGGTGTTGACCCATATTCACCGAAATATACTAACAAGTATGGGGTTGGTAAAATACTTGGGTTTCCGAATGAAAATGATATTATTATTACGGGTGAAACAAGAATAAATGTACCAATTCAAGCGTTAAATAGTTCATCAACAATCTCAGTTCAAAATCATAGTAATCAAACTGAGATTTTCATACCATCTAAATTTTTTAGAGCGGGTAATGACTTTTCAGGTTTTACATCAGAGAATGTTGGATACTATAGTAGTTTAGATAAATCTACTAATTTTGGAACTTATTTTTATGGTCCGAACGCATCGAGTAATTTTTCGTTTGTAACCGGATTCTTTAACAGACCAACACTTAGCGGAGCCCAATCATTAACAACTAATAGTGTAAACAACAGTTATTCTTCGACACCAAATTGGGCTAGATATGATAACTCAGAAGATTTATCGGGTGGTGATTACTACTATACAATATCATCTGAGAAACCTAATAACACGAGTTCATTATACCTGTCTTTTTCACTATTACCTAAATTTACTGGTACAAGTTTTAATAACAATATTCAATCTAAGTTTTATAATGTTATGAGAACTGATAGACTACCTAGTTCGGATTATTTAGATGGGTCAAGTTGGGATTCTATTGTCCCTGTATTACAACAAAACAATGGTTTTGCGATATATGTTTTAAACACCGACAGTGAAGATTTTACAACTGAAAACTTCTCAACGGGATTTGAAACTGTAGAACCTGACATCCAAGATTTACCAGCAAGTACAAACGTTTTAGAAAGTTTTGATTGTGCTAATATGGTTAGTCTAAGTTGTTATGAGAATCAAGGAACAACATTTAGTATAAACCCTAACTGCCCCGCAACTGATGTTGTTGAAAGAGGGTGTTATGTGATTATGCCTGACGGACCAAAAATTAATGGAGCTGCCATTCGCAAAGATTTATTGGCGTTTAAAGAATGGGGTCTAAGATTTAGATTCTTTTACGCTTTATGTAGAGGAGTTTTAGCTCAAACTTTTACAAATAACTGGATAAACGGAACACTGTTTACGGTACCAATTCAAACAAGACCTATTTTTAATAGTGATAACACTTTGGATGAAATATTATATTGTAAGGAGTTTGTTTACTATGATAAATCAAGTGCTAACTTCTATATGAGAAGTAGTCCATATAGTGCAACAATAAATAGATTTATTGGTAAGATACCAACACCTCTAAATGAGACTGGTTCTTTAAATACTAGAAATTTATTATTCCCAACAACAGTTATAAACTTAGGACCTAAAGATTTTATTTACGCAGAGCTTAGTTTAGAACCAAGTATGAGAGGATACGTGATAAATCAAATCACACCGTCAAGCTATGGGGACACTTCAGACTTAGTTAACCTCTTTGTTGTTAGTAGAATTTCAAATTCTGAATACTTAAGTAAATTATTAACATTGGGTAATCCTAATGGTGTTGTTAACCAATTATTCTCAAGAGAAGAAAGAAGAGTTGATGGGGATTTGGCGCAACTTATGTCAATAAATTCTGAATTTGGTGTTGTTAAATTTTCACCCGACGCATATGAAAGTACTGGTAACACATCAACAAGTGAGATTCAAATTTTAGGTGCTCCGGGCTCTAAATCAGTTATGGCGGTGTTTTTCTCTTCAACAACGGAAGACCTTCAGTATAAAGACTTTATAACACCTGGTAGAATAAATTTTAGACCTAATCCTACTGCAAACGCGTATCAATATGTTTATGGTATTAAATCACAAACGGTTCCATTTTATCAGTGGAGGACAACTACATTTGGCGGTTCTAATACTATATTTGGAGGTGAAAATAATAACTGGGCAACGGATGGTTCAAATATACAACAATACAAGTATCAGTCACTTAGTAGAACCAACCCTGTCAGTCCAACATACTTCTTAGGTTCAAACGCTCTTACCAATGATTTATATGCTCGTGGTTATATCTATAATGTAGATAACAATGGATTATTATCATTAAACGCTGGTAATTACCCAAGAACATTTTTAGTTGGTGCACCAAATCATTTTTATTTTGGATTAATAAATGGTGCCAGCGCTTTAGATAAATTTAAGGAAAAATATTTGGCAGATGAATAATTTTACTATAGTTCCATCACGTTTAAGTTTTAAGTCTGCACCAATATTAGACTCTCAAGTTACTATTGATTTAAATCAAACGCAGAAAGAGTTAATACAATTCGTTAGAAACACATCAATTAGTCTTGCACAATTATATGAAGACGAAAGAGAAATTTCTGAAACTTATCGACCAACATTTAAAGTTGATTACATATACGACAACACCTACACTGGAACCACAGATTATTTACCATTCCAATATAATCTTTTTTATGTTGACGCGGTACAGTCAAAACTTTCTGGGATATGGAAAGGGTTTCCACAATATTATGAGTTTGATTTTTTTAGACCATATGTTAATGATAATCATTTTGTTTATGTTGCACAGAGCGCGTACACATACAATTGGACTTATTACATTACTCACGCAGCTGAAAATGATTATACAAAAAATATGGAGGCGACTTATAGTGGTAACACTCTAAATTTCCAAGCCCAAGATGGTATACCATTTGTGGTATTTAATTCTAAACAAGGTGGTGCAAATATAATCTCATTCCAATGTTTTATGCCTCACGGATTAACGGTTGCTGATTATGTTGAACTATCATTAACCTATAATGGAAATCAAAAAGTTTTTAACGTATTTTCTTTAGGTGATTCGAAGTCAAATAGTAGTGAATACATTTTTAACTTAATTGACGTTGGATACACTGGTACAACTTTTAGTAATGGTACCTTAGGGACATTTAAAAGAATTGCCAATCCTGACAACTTAGAAACTAAGTCAAAGTATTATGTAAGAAGAAACAAAGTATTGGCTAATGAATCAGACATATATGTTACTAAAACAGGTTTTGAATTAAACCCATTTAAAAATGTTAGACAATACGAATTTTCATCAATTACGCCTAATAATTTAGATAGGGTATCTAAAAAGACATCATCGTTAAATTATAACTTTACGATGAAAAAAGACTTGGATTTGAATGGTGTTGTTGATAACCAAAAGAGACCATTACCTGAAATATTTTTATCGATAGTTAATAAGGGTTATAGCGGTTATTTTAATAAACCATTTAATAATAGTGGTTTAAAACAAGGATGGTTTTTTAATATAACTAAAGATATTAATTCTTGGTGGGACGATAACAACTCATATTCAGATACTAACATAACCGTTTCAAGCCACACAAAAACAAATGGTTCAACAGAGACTTTTTATTATAATAATGTTTTAAATATTGGTGATTTAATTGATGGTGATTTTTGTGAGTGGAATGATTATGAACAAATTGAGAGAGTGATATCACCATACATTCAAAAGATAAAATTCAATCAAGATGTGTTTAAAACTGTTGATTCACCAACAGGAAATACGGGTGGATATTATTACAAAGTTCACTATCCAACAACTCTCAAAGTGTATTCAAGTTATGTTGAAACAGGTGTTCCTGATATAACTGAAGACGTACCTAATTATGCATTCTATTCATCATCTGATAATCTTTTCAGATGGAGAGAACCGTATAGTGTTGGTGAGTTTGATGATAATAACAGAGGGGTTATTTACCCATTCTTAAACAATGCTCAATACCCTTTTGAGAGTGTTATATTCAAGTTAATTCCAGAAGGAAGTAATTATCAAGATATAATACAAGGGGTGTCTATTGGAGCACAACCAATTATTGACGACTGTGAATAAAATAACATTAACCGTACCACGTAATAGTGACAGGATTTTAAATATACCTGTTCAATTGGATTGGGAACTTCTCGACACCGAAAATGAAATCAATGCAATTCAAACTGAAATTGATAGGGATGTTGCTGGTAGACCTATAGACTTTGAAACTGATAGGTTTTCACATTCAGGTGTTACCGATGTTAACAATACTAATTTAGGTGTTTATGACACCAGTTTAAATTATGATTTTTATTTCTTTTCGGGTGGCTCAATAAGTGGGACAGGTTCTACACAAAACTGGATTGTTGATTACAGAGCCGATGACTTCTCAACGGATGAGGTATATTACTTTTCAAATGGTTTTAAAAATTCATTTTGGAAACTTGATTATTATAACTCACCAAGTGATAAAGGTCAAACAATTTATTTAACTGTTATTTTACCAGTAACCCAAGGTTTGAAAATGCCTGCTGTAATGCAAGGTCAGGATGTTTCAATTATGAAACCAAGTTATGTTTTGGATTGGGTTGGAGATAAAGACGGTTATTTTATTTATTGGTTGAAATCACGAACATATTTGGATATAGATAAGTTTTATGTTTCTTGTAAGTTTTGGAACGCAAAAGACGGTTCATTTACAAGATTTGTTAATAGACCACAATCAGAACAAGTAACCAATAGTTTTGGCCCTAACTCATTATTTAATTTTTATTATTTAGTGGCTTTGGATTACCCGACTCAAACATACACAATGTATGATACAATAACTTTTGAAAGAGTTGGTACGGTGGCATCACCGATAAAATGGTATGAATATGTTGCACCCTAATGGATTATAGATTTGTTGTATCACCTGAGTTTATAAAGTCTGACCTTTCACAAGTTACCGTAAATGGTGAAACTTATGGGGTTTATTCTGGTATGTCCCAAGTATTAAGTGGTGGTCCAAATGGAACGTCAATAATGACAGGACTTACCGTCCCAATTATGTTAACTGACACTACCATTGAAATGGGATATTATAGTCCTTTTGATGGAGCAGCTTTTCAATCAGATGTAACGACAAACTTTGTATTCTCATCAACCACTGCAAATCCATATTTGTTTACTGTTTATAACACCTCATCAGACTTAAAAAAATTCTTGGAATTTTCTCAATACACTATTGATTGGGGAGACAATAGCCCGATTGAAAATTTTAATGGAGGGACACTTCAACATACATATCCTTTGTTCTCTTCTGGTTATACCATAACAATGAAACAGACTAATCCATTTGGAATTAATACTGTTAAAAAAGATGTTAAGGTTCCTTTCTCAAATACGGTTATTTACAACCCACTTGGTAAAGCATTTTTCCAACCATTAGGTGGTAGTTGGTCCGCAACACCTGTTAGTTATGATTACATTTTTAGCGGTGACGCAATTAACACAATTGAGGCTCAAGAAACAAAATCATACGAACAAGTTCCTTTTGTTGTTTCTGGTAACACAACATCACAATTAAAAATGTTGGAACAATACGGAAACGTTCAATATATTATTGGGGTTCCTGTAATTCAAAAAGGTGCGATTATTGGGGCAATAACTCAAATGAATCCTGTTTATACCGCATACACTGTAAATGGTGTTGATTACTATGATTATGTTGACGGACAAACAATATACTTTGAAAATAGTAGTGGTTTTACAGAGGATAATATCACTGCGGTACCGATTATAAAAAACCCATTACTGATGAAATCTGTTGACCAACCACAAATAACAACAGATGTATATGTTGAAAGGGGTAAGATTGCTGCATATGAACCTGTTAGAAGAATTGGTGAGGTAGACAATTTAAGTGATATGATTAACTATGGATATGGATATTTTGTCATAGAAAAAAAGGCATAAACTATTTATTAAAATAAGAACTAAAAAATGGCAATTGGAACATACGGAACGATTAGACCGGCAGATGTCTCACCCGAAGATGTTGAGATAATCTTAAATTACACGCCATCGAGAGATGAGACTGAGGATTTTGTTCTCAAGACCCTTGACGCACCTTCAATATTGAGACCATACTTCAATAATGAACAAACAGGTGGAAATGCTAATGTTGAGATTTTGGGAGGTTTATACAACCTAACATTACCTGCAGATGAATTTACTGACATAGGAATCTACACTTTGATGATTAGACCTGCACAAATTAGAACCACAATTACTGATTGTGGTGTTCTTAGTGCATTACCTAACGTAAAAGGTATTATTGTAGACCTAAATAACGTGCCTTCACAATATAGAAATAAATTTGTACCACAAGGTCTTATAGGTTTTAGAATTGAGTATTTGAATGCTGATGGTTCTAAAATACCAAACTTTTTTAGAATTGTTACATCTTGTTTTTATTGTGAACCTGTGGTTACAAATCAAATAAACACAACTCAAAAGGCGGTTAGATATAGATATGTTGATGGGGTAACAAATTTATTATTCCTAACAGTAACACCATCTTCATCACCAACAAATAAACCTAACGCAACACCATTTATTGGACAGCCAGGACAAGGTATCATTATCACAAATACCTACTTCAATCCTGTGACAGTTGAAATTGATATTGTTGAATACGATATCTCATCACTTGCAATTGCCCTTTACGGTAACCAAACCAAATCTATTGATGACGGTGTATACACAATGTATGATAGTCAAAACAACATTTACAAACAATACAACTTGTTTGAAATTCGTGACCAATTTAATGCGTTGTTATATGAAGTTCGTCAAGATAGAGGTAATAACATTGATTTCACTAAAAACTTCACGACGATTACAGGATAATGGCAATTAACAGCAACAAGTTTTTTTACCCACCAAGACCAGGAAATGGAACAGGTGCTTTTGACAACATCGTTGGATTCCAAGTTGTTGATGGGGGAGGTCTTACCTCGGCTGTTTTTGACTTTACAACAAGTGTAACCGAAAAAGTTAACAGAACCTTTTCAATCGGAACTTTTTCCGAACCAATAAATTTGGAAGGGTTAGACATCAACGATTTAAATGAGAGTAGAAGAATACAGGCAACACAATTCAGAGTGTATCCTAATTACGATGTCTCCCAAGTATTAAACTTTTCGTTGTATGGTTCTTTGGCAAAAAGATTTTCAGTATCAATCCAAAAGATAATTAATTTTTTTCCTGCTTCATTGGATGTGTATTATCTAATGACAGATTTTACAACTGGCGCTACGGCGACAAATATTGTTTATGATTCTGTTGAAGACGAAACAATATTTAAAATCCCTGTTGAAAGAATTAATAATCCGTTTATAATAGATTTTTCGGTAAGTGCGACAACAAATTTAGCCGCTCGTGAAATTATTGCGTCGGAATATCGAGATATGACAAAGTCATATTTGAATTACGCTTTAACGTTCTCTGGAATTGATTATCAAGTAATCGGATTTACACCAGCACAAAGTTTAAGTTCAGGTCAGATTCAACTGATTGTTTCAGGTCAACCATTTGGAACCGCAACAACAATATATGACGACTACCTTGTCAAGTTAAACGACTATATTACGGACAAAGTATTTTTAGAGAATTTTGATGAGATTGAGAAATTCTTACTTAATAGACAAATCCAACCACCATACACTGCAAATTTCCAAGTCCCAAGACAGAACGATGCGGGTCAGTTTTATACTGCTTACGACACGGTTACTTGGCCAAAAGATGGTCCTTGGAACTTAGACATTAGGTCGGCATCTTTTGATACTTATCTTGCCAAGTTGGCTGATATGGCTGAGTATTTGGATTCATTCAAAACAAACTTAATATCAAGATTTTTAGTTACGGATTCAATTAAAGAATTTGATACTATGGACCATAAAGTTGAAAAAGTTTTACAACTATATGGTAGAAGTTTTGACCAAATAAAACAATTCATTGATGCACTGGCATTTATGAATAACGTTAATTATGTTCCTCAAAACGATATTCCATCACAGTTATTGGTTAACTTATCAAAAACTTTAGGATGGTCTAACAATTTCTCACCAATTACAAATGAAAACTTTTTAGATTCTGTATTTGGTAATACAGGTATAAGTGAATACCCTGGTTATGCGGCGTCATTAACACCTACAGAGTTAAACTATCAGTTCTATAGAAACCTTATTTTAAATTCTGCCTACCTATTCAAATCTAAAGGAACAAGAAGGTCCGTAGAATTCTTATTAAGATTAATTGGGGCGCCTGATGCTTTGATTGATTATAATGAGCACGTTTACTTGGCTGACCAAAGAATTGATATGGCGAAATTTAATACGCAATTCGCTCAGTTATCAGGTGGAACATACGTAAATACGGTACCAAGTTTAGATAGTGCAAACACTTATAAATTGAAAGGTGTTTTGTATAGTGCCTACACAACAAATACACAATATGATGATGTGACAATATTGAGGGATGATTATCCTGTAGATATTTTTGGTTGGCCTAAAGCACCAACACCAGGATTGGGAACAAACTCAACATTCTTCCAAGAAGGCGCTGGTTGGTATGAACAAACTCCACAACACAGAAGTCCTAACGAATTACAATTAAATGGTTTAACATTTACGGGGGACAACACCAATATCCAAACACAATTACAACCTTTCACTTATGGTGGAATTTACCTTCAAAGATTTGAACAATTCCCATATATGAAAGAGGGATTCAAAATTGTTAAAGTTGTTGATAATAAAAAATCTTGGTTAGATGATGACAATAAGTTAAGAGTTTCAGTTGAAGGTGGTTTTAATTCATATTACTATACCGATAACGATAAGCTAGTTCTTAACGTTAAAAACGTTGACATATTCTTAAACGTTGGACAAGGTTTTACTTACGATGTTTGGGACCAGTCAAACAAATACGACTATCCAATTCCATCATCAGGATTTACTGCCGATTTCATATTCCCATATGGTGTTGATGATACGTTTATTGACCCCCAACCTCAGAGCAAAACATTCTTTGAATTTGCTCAGACTTTTTGGCAGAATATGATTAACACTCGTAATAGGATGTATTCAAGTGACGGTAAGACTGGCGGATATCTAACACTGCAATCTATATTTTGGAAATACCTTCAATCAGAACAGACAGTTGGATTACCTAACAACAAATACACGTATCAAAAACTTATTGAATATGTAAACTCGTTAGGTCCATATTGGATGAAGTTGATTGAAAATATGATACCCGCCACAACAATTTGGAATTCAGGAACAAGATTAGAAAACTCTATTTTCCACAGACAGAAATATGTTTATAGAAGACAAAGGGGTTGTCAAATCATTCCTGTTCCTGCTGAACCTTGTTTCATCACAACAAACATTTTCGATTACGATTGTAATACGGAGTATGTGGACTTCTTTATTTACCCTTGGTTGAATGGAGATACTAATGTTTCAAGTTTCACGTCCATATTGAACAACAGAGTTGATAATTTCTTGACAGAGTCAGGTTTAACACTGACACAGTGTATTCAGAACTCAATTAATTCTCAGTGGTATTTGGAGTTAAAAATTGGGGGACAGGTAATTATTAATCAATACTTCTATCAGGGTTATGGAATCAACGATGCACCAACAAACTTTATGTGGAGAACAACCTTGATAGATAATTTATACAAATTATTCCAATATGGTTTTACTTATACCCTAAACGGTAATAAGTTGACAATAACAAATCTGAGTTGTGCGACTCAGAATTTACAAGACTCGGTAGAATTAAATGTCTGCATAAACTTAAGTATCAATTGTAACTAATGGCTTTAGGTTATTATTTTTTCCAAAACTGTTGTGACTCCTCAGACTATAGAGTTTTTGAGATTGAGTTAACAAACTTTAGTTTGGGCGATTGTGTTGTTTACAATAGTACTTGTTATGCGAGAACTTCGGTACCGACTTCGGGACCTGGTTCTGACACGTTCTTAAATCCTGATTATCCTAGTTGTGCGGTTTGTAAGGCATCGGTTCCGTGTCCGACATCCACACCAACGCCAACACCAACCGTAACACCAACTCCAACAGTTACTGTTACACCAACACAAACACTAACTCCGACTCCATCAATTACCCCAAGTATTACACCGAGTGTTACACCATCAGGACCTTTTGGTAATGGTGGGGCGTTTGATTATTATCTGTCGGTAACTGGAGCTTGTGACAATGGAACGGGTACAGTTCAGATATTTGGAACAGGAGGAGTTCCACCTTATACCTTTGATTGGTATAGTCCTAATTTAGGTCTTGGAGATTACAAGACAGGACTTGCAGCCGGAAACTACTTGGTTAGAGCGAACGACTCTACATTGCCAATAAATAATGAATTTTATATCAACATTCCTGTATCTTCAGGATGTTGTACAACAGTCACAGGCGTACAATCAACAACTTGTGGTTCAGACAATGGAGCGGTGACGGGTACTTGCTCAAGTGTTTATTCCTCGGTTAATTATTATTTGTATACAACTGATGACGATTTTGTTGCTTCTCAAACGGTCAACACAAACACGGTAGTGTTCTCAAGTTTATCTGCGGGAACTTACTACTTGGAGGCAGTTGACTTGGGTGGTTGTACTTGTAGAAGTTCAGACTTCATAATCGAAAGTTCGGTTACTTACGATTATGGACTCTATGTGGTACCAAACGCTGCTTGTGGTCAGAACAATATTGGTAAGATTTATGTTACAGGACAAACGGGTATAGGACCCTATTCTTACCTATGGAGTAATGGACAAACCACAGACAGTATAACAGGATTAACTGAAGGTGTTTATTCGGTTACGGTTACAGACTACAACGGGTGTAGTTTAACCAAACAAGGAATTGTCACCCGAGTTGAACCTGTTGGGTTTGGTTCATTTTCTGCAACAACCCCGAGTTGCTTCAATGCCAATGGTTCATTAACCTTAACAATTACTGGTGGAACTGCGCCATACTATTATTCAGCGTCTACGGGGGCTCAAGAAATTAGTTATAGTCAGACATATACACTTTCAGGGTTAAGTAGTGGTAACTATGGATTTACTGTTACGGACGCTGGTCTTTGTTCATTCACACAAGAAACAACTTTAACAAGTCCTAATGGTATACAATCCGTTAATGTATCAACACAAAACTCTTATTGTAATTCTAACAACGGATTAATCTTGGTTAGTTTATTGGGTGGAACTGCACCCTATACATATACATTAGTTGATGACCAAGGTAACACCACATCACAATCATCTAACTTTACACAGTATACCTATTCTGATTTAACTGGAGGTGACTATACAATTTTTGTTCAAGATAGTTCGGGTTGTTTATTCACACAAGATGTTACCATTTTAACACAAGATAAATTTACAATTGCATTACAAACTTCGGGTTCTACTTGTGGAAATCCTTATGGTAGTATTAATATTGTTTTATCTTCAGGTGGAACAAGTCCATATGATTATTCTATTGACGGTATTCAAACAATTATTGATACGCCTTTAACTGCGGTTACGTTTAATAATGTTGCGCCTGGTCAACACGTTTTAAGTGTTACGGATGCTTCAGGATGTACACAATACAAACCATTCACAATTACAACAACGCCAAGTGTTCAGTTCTCATTATACAGTACGTCTTGTGGAACTGGTAATGAAGGAACAATTACAGCGTTTATTTCTAGTGGAGTTCCACCATTTACATTTGATTGGTCTGATAATGTTGCGGGTAATCCACAACAGATAACAGTTTCAGGTTTAACGGGTGGTACTTATGGATTGATTGTAACTGACTCTAATGGTTGTTCAAACGCAGCACAAACGATTATCGATTGTGATGCGACGTATGTATCACTCCAATGTTATACAATGGGTTCAGAAACCTTCAATATCGTTTCACCAACCAAACGAGGTATCAATCAAATATTAGTTGAAGGATTTAACGACTTAACATCAGGTAATACGGATTGTTCGATTAACACCGCAATTTATACCGCTAAAGTCCAAGTTCAACCACTCAACACTATTTTAACAACAACATTCTATACAGGAACAACATTGGTTGATGTACCAAGTGATAATTTATGGTACAACACAATTACCACAATGTTGGAAAGTATTAACGGGGTTTCAAATGTTACAGTTAACCCATTAACCAATCAAATTACTATTCAGGCAACTCAAGGAGGTCCTTTAACTGACCAAGAAATTACTGTTGAGTTACTTATAGTTTATGACATTATTTGCCTACAATGACACAGATAAGAATTGAAGCGGTTACGGGAGAAACTCCAATATATGTTTATGTTTCTGATGTTTATGGAAATAATGAATCATTAATTGGTACAATTACCAACACAGGTTTAATACCTCCCGCAGCAAATTTTTATCCACCAAGTTTATTCAATAATGCTCCTGCTGTTATGGTTACTTTAATCGATAACAGAGGATGTAAAAAGTTTGAAATTATTGATTGTAGCTATGGATGTGGATTTGATATTTCTGTGGAAATCGCATCTTGCACCTATACAATTTCTGTTACTGCCGAGTCTTGTGATTATAGTATTACGGTCGATTAAGATGTATGAATACTAATAATCTTGAGGATTATTTTTCCCTTTTCAAAAAAACTTACTAAAAACGATTTTTGAAACAAGGAAACCTATGTATTTATATTAAAAAAAATGTCGTTAGAAACTATAATTTGTGTCAATAAGGCAACGGGGTGTAATACTGAGGTTCAAAAACAGATTACAGTCACCGGGCCATCTTGTTATATTGTTAGAATACCAGCTAGTTCTAACGCAATTGGTCCATTTGATATATTCATAAATTCAACTTCTGAGCCGGCATATGCCACTGATATAACCAGACAACAAATGATTGATGGTTATGTGGTGTGCTTTGATTTCACCCCAACACCAACACCTACCCCAACTTATACGCCAACAACTACGCCAACACCAACACCTACTTCTACGACTCCAGGTGCCACAAGTACGCCAACACAAACTGTTAGCCCGACATCTACCGCGACACCATCTGTAACACCGACTATCACACCTACTAATACGGTAACAAATACCCCTTCGCATACTCCAACAAATACACCTACAAATACCCAAACTCACACACCAACTAATACTGCAACCCAAACTAAAACACCTACGCCAACAAATACATCAACTTCAACACCAACACAGACTCCAACTAACACTCACACGCCAACTAACACCGCAACAAATACTTCAACACCAACACAGACCCCAACTAACACAAGGACTGCAACACCTACACAGACTCCAACAAGAACCCAAACTCCGACACAAACAGCGACAAGAACACAAACTCCGACACAAACTTCAACTCCAACACAAACTCCAACGGTTACTCAAACACCGACCAATACTTCTACGCCTACTCAAACACCAACGGTTACCCAAACACCAACTAATACTGCAACTAACACACCAACACAAACTGCAACTAACACACCAACACAAACTGCAACTAACACACCAACACAAACTGCAACTAACACACCAACTCAAACCGCGACACCAACTCAAACTGCCACTAATACACCAACACAAACTGCTACGCAGACACCTACAATTACTGCGACTAATACGGTTACACCAACACAAACTGCGACACAAACAAATACACCTACACCTTCAGTTACATCTGATATCACACCGACACCAACACCGTCTATTACTGCTAGTCCAACTCAGACTCCAACTAATACCGCAACTCAGACTCCAACACCTACACCAACTAATACTGCAACTCAAACGCCAACGCAAACGCCAACTAATACTGCGACTAATACTCAAACACCAACCAATACTGCCACTAATACTCCAACTCAGACGCCAACTAATACGGCAACTAATACTCCAACTAATACTGCGACTAATACTCCAACACAAACAGCAACTAATACGCCAACCCCAACACAAACCGCAACATCGACTAACACTCCAACACCGTCTATTACTGCTAGTCCAACACAAACACCAACACAAACACCAACGAGAACTCAGACCCCAACACAAACACCAACGAGAACTCAGACTCCAACACCGACACAAACACCAACACCATCGCAAACTGCGACTAATACTCCTACGCCTACAAATACCGCAACTAATACTTCAACACCAACACAAACACCAACACAAACAAAGACACCAACTCCAACACAGACATCGACTCCAACACCAACACAAACCGCAACAAATACTCCAACTCAAACACCTACTAATACTGCGTCACCAACGCCAACCACTACAACTACTCCAACACCAACTCCATCGGCACAACCAATACAGGCGTATTTGTTCATCGATAGAAACGACGCAACAATCAGAACTGCGTTAAACAACTATATGCTGGCACAAGGAAGTGCGTTCAGAGGATTTAACATTACTTCACCATCAACAATACAGGCGACATTTAATACACAAATGAACACCTATATTGCCTACAGTGGATGGGGTGTATCTGAACCAGCAATATTCACAGCGCCAATTTCAACAACAAGTGGTGGTAATGACGCTTTTGGTAACCCGATAGTTGCTTATAGATTCCAAACAATCCAAGTTCCTGCTGCGACAGTACCAAATCCTACTGAAGTGGCGTACTATGTTTGGTTTGTATCAACGGGAGCGACTAACGGACAAAAGTATTCTACAATCTTGAATGGTAATGCTAACCCACCGGCAACTGATACGGTTGTGAGTTCAATTTATAATAGTTTAATAATAAACTACACAGGCTCAGCAAATATACCTGCGGGTACTTACAGAGTATATGTTACAAAACCTGCGGGTGGATTGACCATAACTAACAACGGAAACGCTTGGTATTTCCGAGGAGGCACGCTAGTATAAAGAAATTAAAAATATTTATTAAATAAAAAAAAAGAAATGAGTTTTCAATATAAAAACCCCGTATCAACAACCATTCTTCAGACTCCTGATTCAGTCATTAGAGAAAATAATACCGGTACAAATTTTAGTGTACTTGGAATTGGTGGATATATGGAAGTTTACTCCTTATCTGACCTAGATTTCATAATTCCAAATGACATTTTAATTAATGGGGGTGTTGTTTACTACTCAGGAAACTCAATTCCTATTAACTTAACTTATAACGTACCTTATTCATTACCAAACACGCTAACATTAAATAACGATGGTATTTCTTCAGGTCGTAGAAGATTAGGTATGCAGGTGTATGTCCAAGAGACAGACACTGTGTACCAATACACGATGACAGGATTTACGTCAATGTGGGATGATGCTGAAACTGCTGGTTCTATCATTGATTTAGGTAGTGGTTATGAGGTTTATGATGATACGCCACAAGGAGCGGCCCTTCTTGATGCTTGGACAGGCTCAACAATTGAAGGTGTTGGTGGGGTAACTAAGAATAATGCCAGATGGCAAATATTTTGGGGTAGTGATGTACAAATTACAGGTGGTACTTATTTCTCAGGAACTTCAGATTTAGATTTATACAATAATACAGGTGGTACTATTACAATTTCAGGATTTACTGCGCCAATTACAGGTGGAACTTATAATTCCGGTACACAAACTTTAACATTAACAAATTCACTTGGTGACGACATTCAAATTACAGGATTTACCTCAGGAGGAGGTAGTCCTTTAACAGTTGGAGACGGAGTTACAACCGTAAGTAATGTCACTGGTATAACATTCAATGGTGCTTCTGTTACTAATGATGGTGACGGTGCAATAACAGTTACAATAACAGGGGGAACTTCAGGTTCATCTGGTTCTTCAGGAACAAGTGGGACTTCAGGAACATCTGGTATTAGTGGTATCAATGGTACTAGTGGAACATCAGGTTCATCTGGTACTTCAGGTTCAAGTGGTTCATCAGGAACTAGCGGAACATCAGGTTCTTCAGGAACGAGCGGAACTTCAGGTTCATCAGGAACAAGCGGCACAAATGGTACATCGGGTTCTTCAGGAACAAGCGGTACAAATGGTACATCAGGTTCATCAGGAACAAGCGGCACAAATGGTACATCAGGTTCAAGTGGTTCATCAGGAACGAGCGGTACAAATGGTACATCAGGTTCTTCAGGAACATCAGGAACATCAGGTGTAAGTGGTGCTGACGGAACTTCAGGAACTAGTGGTTCGTCAGGAACTAGTGGTTCGTCAGGAACAGGCGGTTCCTCAGGTTCTTCAGGAACAAGTGGAACTTCAGGTTCATCAGGAACAAGTGGAACTTCAGGTTCATCAGGAACAGGCGGTTCTTCAGGAACAAGCGGTTCTTCAGGAACAAGCGGTACAAATGGAACTTCAGGTTCAAGCGGTTCTTCAGGAACAAGCGGTACAAATGGAACTTCAGGTTCAAGTGGTTCATCAGGAACGAGCGGAACTTCAGGTTCATCGGGAACAAGCGGTACAAATGGAACTTCAGGTTCAAGTGGTTCTTCAGGAACAAGTGGTACAAATGGAACTTCAGGTTCAAGTGGTTCTTCAGGTACTAGCGGAACTTCAGGTTCAAGTGGTTCATCAGGAACGAGCGGAACTTCAGGTTCATCAGGAACAAGCGGAACATCAGGTTCATCAGGAACAAGCGGAACATCAGGTTCATCAGGAACAAGCGGAACTTCAGGTTCATCGGGAACTTCTGGTACATCAGGTAGCTCAGGTTCATCAGGAACAAGTGGTACAAATGGAACTTCAGGTTCTTCAGGAACTTCTGGTACATCAGGTAGCTCAGGTTCATCAGGAACAAGTGGTACAAATGGAACTTCAGGTTCAAGTGGTTCATCAGGAACTAGCGGAACTTCAGGTTCGTCAGGAACTAGTGGAACTTCAGGTTCTTCAGGTTCATCAGGAACAAGTGGTACAAATGGTACATCAGGTTCTTCAGGAACGAGCGGAACATCAGGTTCATCGGGAACAAGCGGTACAAATGGAACTTCAGGTTCAAGTGGTTCATCAGGAACGAGCGGAACATCAGGTTCATCGGGAACAAGCGGTACAAATGGAACTTCAGGTTCTTCAGGTTCATCAGGAACAAGCGGAACTTCAGGTTCATCAGGAACGAGCGGAACATCAGGTTCTTCAGGAACAAGCGGTACAAATGGAACTTCAGGTTCAAGTGGTTCATCAGGAACGAGCGGAACTTCAGGTTCATCAGGAACTAGCGGAACATCAGGTTCTTCAGGAACAAGCGGTACAAATGGTACATCAGGTTCTTCAGGAACGAGCGGAACATCAGGTTCATCGGGAACAAGCGGTACAAATGGTACATCTGGCTCTTCAGGAACGAGCGGAACATCAGGTGTAAGCGGTGCTGATGGTACTTCAGGAACATCAGGTTCAAGTGGAACTTCAGGTTCATCAGGAACAAGCGGTACAAATGGAACATCAGGTTCATCAGGAACAAGCGGTACAAATGGAACATCTGGCTCTTCAGGAACATCAGGTAGCTCAGGTTCATCAGGAACAAGTGGTACAAATGGAACTTCAGGTTCGTCAGGTACTAGCGGAACTTCAGGTTCAAGTGGTTCGTCAGGAACATCAGGTTCGTCAGGTACTAGCGGAACTTCAGGTTTAAGTGGTTCGTCAGGAACATCAGGTTCGTCAGGAACAAGTGGTACATCAGGTTCATCAGGTACTAGCGGAACTTCAGGTTCGTCAGGAACTAGTGGAACTTCAGGTTCTTCAGGTTCATCAGGAACGAGCGGAACTTCAGGTTCTTCAGGAACTTCTGGTACATCAGGTAGCTCAGGTTCATCAGGAACAAGTGGTACAAATGGAACTTCAGGTTCAAGTGGTTCATCAGGTTCATCAGGAACTAGCGGAACTTCAGGTTCTTCAGGTTCATCAGGAACAAGCGGAACATCAGGTTCATCAGGAACGAGCGGAACATCAGGTAGCTCAGGTTCATCAGGAACGAGCGGAACATCAGGTTCTTCAGGAACAAGCGGTACAAATGGAACTTCAGGTTCATCAGGAACGAGCGGAACATCAGGTTCATCAGGAACGAGCGGAACATCAGGTAGCTCAGGTTCATCAGGAACGAGCGGAACATCAGGTTCATCAGGTACTAGCGGAACTTCAGGTTCTTCAGGAACAAGCGGAACTTCAGGTTCTTCAGGAACAAGCGGTACAAATGGAACTTCAGGTTCTTCAGGTTCATCAGGAACAAGCGGAACATCAGGTTCATCAGGTACTAGCGGAACTTCAGGTTCAAGTGGTTCTTCAGGAACTAGTGGAACATCAGGTTCATCAGGTTCTTCAGGAACAAGCGGTACAAATGGAACTTCAGGTTCTTCAGGTTCATCAGGTTCTTCAGGAACTAGCGGAACATCAGGTTCATCAGGTACTAGCGGAACTTCAGGTTCAAGTGGTTCTTCAGGAACTAGTGGAACATCAGGTTCTTCAGGTTCATCAGGAACAAGCGGAACATCAGGTTCATCAGGTACTAGCGGAACTTCTGGAACATCAGGTTCTTCGGGAACATCAGGTTCGTCAGGTTCTTCAGGAACATCAGGTTCTTCAGGAACATCAGGTTCTTCAGGAACTAGCGGAACTTCAGGTTCTTCAGGAACAAGCGGTACAAATGGAACTTCAGGTTCTTCAGGTTCATCAGGAACAAGCGGAACATCAGGTTCATCAGGTACTAGCGGAACTTCAGGTTCAAGTGGTTCTTCAGGAACTAGTGGAACATCAGGTTCATCAGGTTCTTCAGGAACAAGCGGTACAAATGGAACTTCAGGTTCTTCAGGTTCATCAGGAACAAGCGGAACATCAGGTTCATCAGGTACTAGCGGAACTTCAGGTTCAAGTGGTTCATCAGGAACTAGTGGAACATCAGGTTCTTCAGGAACATCAGGTTCTTCAGGAACTAGCGGAACATCTGGAACATCAGGTTCTTCGGGAACATCAGGTTCGTCAGGTTCATCAGGAACTAGTGGTACTTCAGGTTCTTCAGGAACAAGCGGTACAAATGGAACTTCAGGTTCTTCAGGTTCATCAGGTTCTTCAGGAACTAGCGGAACATCTGGAACATCAGGTTCTTCGGGAACATCAGGTTCGTCAGGTTCTTCAGGAACATCAGGTTCTTCAGGAACTAGCGGAACATCTGGAACATCAGGTTCTTCGGGAACTAGTGGTACTTCAGGTTCTTCGGGAACAAGTGGTACTTCAGGAACATCAGGTTCTTCAGGAACTAGCGGAACATCTGGAACATCAGGTTCTTCGGGAACTTCAGGTTCGTCAGGTTCATCAGGAACTAGTGGTACTTCAGGTTCTTCGGGAACAAGTGGTACTTCAGGAACATCAGGTTCTTCAGGAACTAGTGGAACATCTGGAACTTCAGGTTCTTCAGGAACATCAGGTTCGTCAGGAACAAGTGGCTCATCAGGAACTAGCGGAACTTCAGGTTCATCGGGAACATCAGGTTCTTCGGGTACTAGCGGAACTTCAGGTTCATCAGGAACATCAGGTTCGTCAGGAACAAGTGGCTCATCAGGTACTAGTGGAACATCAGGTTCATCAGGAACTAGCGGAACATCAGGTTCTTCGGGTACTAGCGGTTCGTCAGGTTCTTCAGGAACAAGTGGTTCATCAGGTACAAGCGGAACTTCAGGTTCATCAGGTACTAGCGGAACTTCAGGTTCATCAGGAACATCAGGTTCGTCAGGAACAAGTGGCTCATCAGGAACTAGCGGAACTTCAGGTTCATCGGGAACATCAGGTTCTTCGGGTACTAGCGGAACTTCAGGTTCATCAGGTACTAGTGGAACATCAGGTTCATCAGGAACTAGCGGTTCGTCAGGAACATCAGGTTCAAGCGGAACTAGCGGAAGTTCAGGTTCAAGTGGTACATCAGGTTCGTCAGGAACAAGTGGCTCATCAGGAACTAGCGGAACTTCAGGTTCATCAGGTACTAGCGGAACTTCAGGTTCATCAGGAACATCAGGTTCGTCAGGAACAAGTGGCTCATCAGGAACTAGCGGAACTTCAGGTTCATCAGGAACATCAGGTTCTTCGGGTACTAGCGGAACTTCAGGTTCATCAGGTACTAGTGGAACATCAGGTTCATCAGGAACTAGCGGAACATCAGGTTCTTCGGGTACTAGCGGTTCGTCAGGAACATCAGGTTCAAGCGGAACTAGCGGAAGTTCAGGTTCAAGTGGTACATCAGGTTCGTCAGGAACAAGTGGCTCATCAGGAACATCAGGTATTGATGGTAATTGTTTCCCTTATGACCACATAACAAGTGTACCGACAGTTCAAGGTCAGGCTCAAGTGGTAAACAATATCGATTGGACTTTAGCAACATCTATTAAGACTTTATTTAATGATTATAATGGTGTAAATAGAAGCGGTTTTTGGAGTAATGTTGGTGCTGGTACAGAAATAATAATTACCACACCATCAGGAACTTACATTTATCAATTAAATAATACCCCAACAATTGGTGGAGGTGGAATTACCTTTAGTGTTACATATATTGGAGGAACAGGTACTGGAGCACCTTTATTACCAGATGTTTATTATTGGTGTGTTACAACTACAGGACTTTCAGGTTCAAGTGGAACTAG